CTAGCTCTTATATCCATATCCAATCATAGCTGTTGGATTGTATGTAATCTGAACGTTACATTTCAAATTACTCTTGATCTTATTTCTAACTTCTTCATCATCGCTCTGATAAGTATTAACTATTCTCGGCAAAATAAAATTACAATCCTTGCCTAACTCATGAACAGTCCTGCTACTGGTTACAAGCTGAGTATCACCCTTGACATATATTTTTTCATCAGCAATGCAATTTTGCACTGTGAATTCCCTATCAAGAGTATACGACTCAGTATTAGGATTATAGTAATATGTATCAAATTTCAAATTACCAGCTTCCTTGACTGTAATAACATAATCTACATCAATATATCCATATATATCTGAAGTGAATACAATATCACTTTCAAGGGTGTCTGATAGCTCTATATTGAATGATTTATCTTCCTGTAGGGCATAAGGTGTATTTGCTGTAAATATCAAATTAAAGCCAATTATCGAGCTATTAAGCATTACTTGCTTACAAGTAAATGTTCCTACCCAATATATATCCTCAAAACCTATAACATCAAGCTTGAACTTCTTATTTCTCAAACTTAACCACTTCTGTATTTTTCTTGCTTGCTCAACTGATATATCCATATTCTCATAGTTAGCACAAGGATTTAAACAGATAGATAATGAAAGAGTGAATGGTTCATCATAAGAGGTAGAGTATAAGTTGAATTTATTTGACCCTGATGATTTTTCTTGGTTAAGAGTTACGTCAGCACCAGATGATACTTCTGCAATTCCCGATGAACTATCAAAACTACAGCATATCATATCAAAGTCAGATAGATTTTTATTATTATATTGAAAATCTAATAAGACCATATATTGCCTCCTATCTATGCTATTCGCACAGCTTTTAATATACTTCTTTTAATGTTCAGTGATGCTCCTGAGTTCTGTAAACCTTGCAGTGATATTGTTACATCATATGTAGCGGTAAAAGTTGACATAGTATTTAACATTATTTCGTCGTTATTTGTCACGATAACATGCTGACTATCTACAATAAAATTATTGTTTTGATTGATGAATCTGATACCACGTTTACCACTCGAAGCCTTTGCAAAATAGATCCATCCCGTAATAACGTACACGCCAGGTTGTAAATCTATAACAGCTCCTGTTTTACTCCATGTGTTGTTAGATAAAGAATTAGTTGTTGTTATATTTGATGAAATTTCTTCTCCAATGATGTACCCATTACGGTAGTAGTTGCCACCTACTTTTATATCTCCTTCGACATAAAGATTATCTATGGTATATGAAAAATCAGCCTTAACTGTTAAATTGTTTGTATTTATTGACCATATCCATTGACTATTCCCCAGATCGTTCGGATCATACGCATTTACCATTATCGGTATTGGTGAGTACGGATTAAAAGTAGTTTCAACTACTCTAGTTCTAGTATCATCGTTAGTTGGAACATATTTAAACCCATAGGATGATAAACAGTTGTCATGTATATCCCAACCACCAATAGTGCCACTTATAACTTTTATATCGCTCATTTCACAATGCCCGTTGGAATATAACTTATATTTTGCATCTGTGTGATTGGTATCTGTTCCACCTGCCGACATAACAATAGTTGAAGTTCCATGTGTAGTGGAATTTCCATCCAACACGATATATCCTGATGCATTACCACCATTATACATTTTGTTACCATTAATCTCAAATCCACCAATTATACCTGAAGTTGCATTAATTTCTCCATCTATAGTAGCTTTAGTTGCAACGAAACTTCCATCATATCCTACACGGAATGGGGCATTAGCACTTGTATCTGCTCCTGCCCAAAATGCATAATCATGTCCATCAGACGCTCCTAATCCAATATTATTTCCCTTAAGATTATAATCAGATATAGTAAATCCACCAATCTTACCGCCTGTAGCATAAACATTACCATTCTTGGTTACACCGAATTTACTACCTGCCGAAAAACACCAACCATTAATAGTGTCCGAACCACCAATAGCTTTACTACCACTTGTGCCTGTACATATCATTACACTGTTATCAACACCCCAATTGCCATTAACGAGTGAATTATTATCAATCTTGAATCCACCAATAGAACCTGATTGGCTCATGATAGTGCCATTTAGATATACGTTATCTGCATATAATCCATAACCCACACAATTCACAGTTGTACCATTTAAAGTGGTAGATAATCCATCCAAATAACCAAGTCTCACACTTGGAACAGTATACACTGTATCAGGATCAGAGTTTGATTTATTGCCCCAAATATCTACATAAGGAGCAGAATTTGCACTGCCTGTAGCAGACATTCTAATACCAACAGGATAATAAACGTCTTTTGCTTGAGAGTTTTTAGTAACTCTCTGATAAAGCATTACACTGATATCGCTGTATGAAGTAGCATCTGCAACACTGGTTGAAAAACTATTGGCTATATTGGAATCAACAGTAAGTATTAATGACATAGTATTTTGAACAGTATTTAATTTACTCTTCATGACACCATTACATCTAATACTTAATCCATTTATTTTTCCCTGAAATTTAATTTTTGATTTTTCTGCCCAACGAACACCTTGAATTGTATCAGACTTAATTGCATTAGTATCTTGAATAGACACAACAATAGTAGTAGCACTATCTTTATTAACTTGCACCTTTGCACCTGATTGAATATATATTGTAGGAGCAACACAGAACTCTCCACCCAAATCTTGAATAGTATTCAACTCATACTTGAATGCTTTCAGAGTATCATTAACTGTTACATTGGTTGCTGTGATATTATTAGCAGCGAGAGAGTTATTGATTGTGACTGGAACTGTAAACTTGGCAGAAGATTGATTAAACAGTACCTTATTACCAGCGTCTCCTACCTGAAATATCCCATCTGTTCGCACTGTGGTTTTCCCGAAATATACACCATTAGTCCATGCCAAAGTATCGTTTATACCGAGCCAACCATTATTAGCATAATCTCTAATAGACACCTTCCCATTAATAGATATCTTTCCATTAGCTTGTGAATTACCAACACTCAATGTACCAGTAGTGGTAGCATTACCGTTAACAGTCAATCCACTTGTCGTTATACTCGTTGCCGTGAAATTAGTCGCACTCAACGTCTTAACAGTCAATGAATTTCCAACACTTATATCATTACAAAAAAGCTTGCCCAGTAATCTACTAGATCCTGTGACAAGCAAATTTCCTAATTGTGCCAAGCAAAATCACTCCTTTCTGAGAGAGCGATATTACTCGCCCTCCGTTGTATTTTCATCTTCTTCATCGTCTACCTTATCCATGAATGACAGCATTTCTATATCATCCATATTGAGTCCACAGTCATCAGGCAGAGTCTCATACATTGAATCCATATCAAATGTAGTAATAGTTACCTGTGTCTTATCTCTAAGAACTTCCTGAAGCTTCTTATCGCACTCAGCTAATTCATTCTGATATTCCTCTCTGAACTCTTCCTTGACATTTACATTCTTTTGACCATTCTCTTCAACTTCCTCGGTTTTACCATCAGCAACATACTTGTCGCCAAGTGACTGCAAGAGATCTCTCTTCATCTCCATAAAACTCTCATAAGTCTTACCGATTTCCTTAATATTTGTTCTGAGAGCAAGCTGTACCTGAAATGGAAGAGAGTTGAACTTGTTTCTATCAGTCTGCCTACTCTGTGAATACCATTCAGCTACGTTAATGAGTTCAATGTTGTAAAATTCCTTTGTTGTAATCTTCTTATTAAATGACATAATAAATTCTCCTTTTTTCTCAACTAAAATTAGGGCATATAACAGCCCACATGTTTATTCTCCATACGGTCTGAATATATGTCCAAACACGACATAGTAAGGTTTATTCTCATCATGAAGCACCTTATATTCAAACCAGTCCAATATCAAAATTGACATACATACAATCACAAACCAAGCACAACAGAAGAGGATATTAAGTTGGTTCTGTGCAAATGTTCCCCAAAGTCCTCTATAGTCCCATATGGTAAAATCTTGATTAAATGTAATGCCAAATAAATATTCCAACATGATAGAAGTCAAACCACCAAATAATACTTGCCATGCTAAATCCATATCATATGTGAATATATTGTTATACTGTGAAATGATAATTCCCACAATAAAAGCGAGCATGAACATCGTCCAATGTGTCCAACTTCGCCATAAAATCTCTAATCCGCAATATATTAAACCAGATACTATACCAATGCTAATTAGCTGTAGTATCTTCTGTAGTAGTTTCTGTATTTTCGCCATCTGAATCACCACTTTCTGATGTAGAGGTATCCGTGTCAGGTGCATTATCTGAGCCATCTGTAGTTCCTGAACCACCCATAAATCCAGCAATAAGCCCCTGTATAATCTCAAGAGTATTAGCTATAATCTCGTTATACTGTGCCTGATATGATTCATTAAGAGGTGTGTCATATGTATAAGACATAATGGTATCTCTATCTGTCTCTCCGTCTAACTGTACACGAAGAAGATTACATTTAGTAGTTTCCTGAGTAATCTTTAACTGCATCTGAAGATAGAGTGAGATGATTACTTTAGCAGGAAACATACGACATTCGTTACCATTTGAGTGATATGGAAGATATGCAACTGCTGGATTCTGCATTGCAGTCAAACAAAGAGAAGAGATATTATTCTGATCATGTTGTTCAAGGCTGAATGTCTCTGTGCCCTTATCTGTTTCTATTTGTACACCCTTTGATATTTCTGCCGTACAAGTATTATTAAGAATGTCTTTCTTATATGTCTTAATTTCCTCGTCAGACATTGTATTAAAATCTATAACAGGATTAACAATATCCTGTAAACTCTGAACTTGTTCAGCGAGATTACTCTTTGTCAGTCTAACCGCCAAGCAATCTACAAACTGGTTCACATCTTCATTATACTGTGCGCCACAGTCTGTAATGTCAGAGTATGTATCGTATATTTCGTATAAGCCAACAGATATATCATTCTGGAATACCTGAATGGCTGTTATTTTCTTGAAATTCTCCTTAACTCCATGTAAGTAATCTGTCTGCAAATAGAGCACAGGATCATGCGCAAAATCCTGTGCAGAAAACTTCACAAGAGTATAGGTTTCTTGATTATTTACTAGAACGTAACTTCGCATTTAACGCTCCTTTCTACATAATAAAAGAGCCTACCGAAGTAGACTCTATGTGTTAATTTATTCTTTTTAAATTTCCCATATTTCGTTACAAACGACAAAATCATTCGCAATTCTGATTTTAATGTTATCGTTGATTGCGTATTTTAATAGATTCTCATTTTCAACAACCGCATCTGTTTCATATATTTCAGTAGTAATCAGATTCCCTTGTTTTGTTATATTACTCATTCTTCAATTACCTCGCCAACTACCATTAAGTTTCCATTATTATCCACCGAAGCAGAGGATTGGTATAACTCAAGAATATCAGAATCGGAGAGGGCGGTAGCATAGATTCTTACATCTGATATTTGTCCGTTATAATATGTATTAAGGCTACTATATATTCCTATTTTGGAAGAATGAATATTCCAATATATTTTAGATGCACTTGAAACAGATTTTTTTAATTGTCCATTAATATATATTTTTGAATACTCACCATTTTTATACACTCCACAAAAATGAGTCCATCCATCATTAACAGTAATTTTTTTATCAGATAAAGCATCAACCGCATGAGATACATCTGTAGCGATTCTAAAAAGTGGAATGTCATCAGCCGTTAATTCACAGGAAAACCCCTCCCAAATAGTAAATAAAAATTGCCTTGTATTTGTGTCTTTAAGTCTTTTAAACCAGAATGATATAGTAATATCTTCTTGGTGAAATACATTTGAAGTGTCAATTACTTGCTTATTTCCATTAAACACATAGCTTCCTTTGTATCTAGGTGTATCACTTGACCAAGTAGGACATGTAGAATCTGTTACACTACCATTATTACAATAACCACTTGTATCATAAATTACATTATCATAAAAAGAAGCGTCATCTTCGGGAGCTGGTGTCCAAGATGTAGCGGTAGAAGATTTTTCAAATTTAACATTCTTAATCCGTGCTGTAAAACTTGCTTCGACATTTGCGTTTGAATTATAAAAAGATATAATACCCTGTTGTCCAACATTTGAAGATGCTTGCTGAGGAATAGTAACAGTTTGCTTTACATGATACCATTTATTTAATTCGCATCCGTTTTGCCCTACTACGGGTAAATTATGTTTAGTTACCCCTCTCCAAGTACCAGTGGCGGTTTCTCCACTTGGGGCATTAATATATCTTTGTCCCATCCAGAATTCTCCCCTATTAGAACCTGTAGGAAAATTCCAAGCAGTATACATTATGTCATACGACCATGTATATTTTTCGCCAACAATATAATAACGACATCCATATACAAATCCTTCACTAAGACTAATAGATGCATAAGTATTTTTTGATTTTAAAGTAAATTCTCCATATTCGTCTGTTACAGTTGGGAATTTTTTGAAAAAACCTGCTTTCACGTTTCCTTTACCGTTTTTGATCAGATTCCTACCACCGATCTTTCCGTCAATTTCTCCGAGAGGATAATGGCAAACTAATCCTTTTGATATTTCCTTGACTTGCTTTGGAGAAAGACAATTATCATAGATACGATAATCTTGGAGATAACGCCCCACATCGTTTTTCATTAAAGGTGTTGATACATCAAAAGTAATATCTCCACTTGAATCCCATTCTTTATGAGCCACTTGAATTCCATTTATATAAATATATTGCATACTTCTGTTATGCGTAATACATATATGAGTCCATTTATTGTCAGGTATTACTCCATTTAACTGCCAATGTCCATTAGGAGAATTATTCTTACTATCTTTCTGGCAGCCCCAACAATGTAAATCGTTCCTAGTTGGATAGAGGAATAAAGACCATTTTCTATTATATAGACTTGCACCAGTATCTGAATTTCCGTACAACATACCTTTATTGCTATTTTCTGTAATATATATCCAAAAGCATATAGTTCCTTCATATCCTAAATAATTCTTAGAGGTGGTCATAGAGCCGCTTAATAATGACTGTGAACCAATTTTTCCTATAGAGGCATATGTGATTCCAGAAGAATTTGTAATCGCATCTCCATCTAGCCCTTGATTATATATATTTCCATTCAACGGCAACCAAATTTGTAATCCCAAAGTTTATCACACTCCTTTCTTTATAAAATAGGAGAGTAGTACCGTTCCCTACTCTCCATAAAAACATATATATCATTAAGCAAAAACGAAGTTTAAGCACTGTAAATTGGCATCATATTCTAAGGTACACTTATCACCAATCATTACTCTATCTGCGCTTATTTGTCCCTCAGAAGCGATTCCTCCCTTTACTTTCAGTGCGCCAGTAGTCTTATTGGTTGAAGCTGTGGCAGATGAAATCGTTGTTTCCTTCGAGAAGGTTTTTGCTCCCGATACGGTCTGTGTTGTATCTATTGTAACATATTTAGATGTAATTACATTGCCTGCACCATCTTGGGTTGCTTTAGTAGCTGAAGCTACTGATTGAGAACCAATATTTGCTGATGTAATTATAATATTACCATTATGAGTAAAACAACTATCTGAATTTTTAGTAGTAAAATTGATACCAAAATAATGAGATATATTTAACCTTTTATAACCATCACTCGCTTTATATGTACCAATTCCATACCAACTACATCCAGTGTCATTATTGTCAGTAGTCGAAGGAGTCCATTTAAGAATTTGAGATGCTGATGTAGTTATAGTTCCTGTCATACTTCCACCAGTAAGAGGGAGATATGTTGAACTAATCACATTACCATTTCCGTCTTGAGTAGCTTTGGTTGCTGAATCAGCAGATGTGGCTTTTGTAGCTGTAGCAGCATTGCCTGTTATACTAATTCCCCATGTGCCACTTGCTCCTGTACCATCTTTATTGACAGTATAAGATGTATAATTTGTACTGTCTAATAATGTTTTCCAATCACCATAAGTATTAGCTTGTCCAGTCATTCCTCGCACATATACAGTTGGAGAAGAATCTGCCGAGATGCACATTTGACTATCCCAGTTATACTTAGTATCCCAATAGAAGTGCAAAATATGACCATCTTTAGGTGGCTTATGTGAAGTCATAGAACTTGATGCTTTAAAAGTAACTACTCCGCCACTGCCAGTAACAGTAACATTTGCATCGGCAAGACGACCTAAATTAGCTAATAAATTAGCCTTTAAAGCATTACCGCCAACACCATCACTAGCAGCATACTTTGTACTTGAACTCAAAGCATCTGTAATACCATATCCACTCAGAGTAGTAGGATTTGTGCCAGTAGTCACATGACCATAAGTGTCAACAGTAACAGATTTATATGTACCAGCTTTCACACCACTTATATTATGGGTAAGTGCAACTGTTTTATCTTTTCCAATAGTTGCAGTTAGTACACCACTAGCAGTTACACCTGAGAAGTCAATTGTACCTCCACTTGAAACTTTAATAGAGTTTAGTTTACTACGTTCAGCTTCGGTCATAAGACCAAGACCAGTTGAACCTATTGCAGTCTGAAGGTTAGTCTTTGTTATAGTAATCACGTTGCCAACACATGAATAATCCGTGCCAGCAAGAGTTACCTTAGAAGCATAATTATGTGTATGACTTGATGAAGACGCTCCAATATCAGCAAGAGAGAATGATATATCTACCGTTCCATCAAAGGATTTCTTAGCTGAACCAACTGTAATATTTCGTGCCGTTGTCAATTTTGTAGCAGAAGATACGCTCTTTGTTGAGTCAGCCGTATTATCTACATTACTAAGACCAACTTTAGATTTCGACAATGTAGGAATATCAGCTTCAACAAGTGTTCTAAATGTTGCCTTTCCATCTGATCCGTTAGGAGCTGCAAGTACCGTATTTTTTGTTCGAGTGCCTTGGGCACTATAAACATAAGTTTCCCAATCAGATATATTAGACATAGTATGTGTGTGTGCAGATGGTGTAAATGTACTTGGTTTGTCGGTGATTCCACTCCAAGGAACATTAGATGCAGTTCCTTTTAAATTACCAATTAAACCATTAGCAAACCTAGCTGCGCCACTAACAAGAAGTGTTCCTACTGTAAGATCATCTATATCTACCGAACCGCCAAATGACACGTTCTGACTAACTGAATCAAAATCCTTTCTGAGATATGTGCCTGAGATTGTATTACCGTTTCCATCCTGAGTTGCTTTTATTGCACTTGCTACATTAAGAGTCGATGGATTTACCCATGATGGGGCAGAAGTACCTCCACTTTGTAATATATAACCAGCAGTTCCAAGTGATAACTGTGATAATGTACCGCTTGCACTTGCATATATAATACCATTGGCAGTCCAAGATGATTTGCCAGTACCGCCATAAGCAACGCCCATAGTTCCAACTGTTAAATCAGCCGAGCCATTCCATGATTTTCCATTAACACTCAATGTATGAGTGAGTTGGTTAGCCTTACTAGCTGTAGCAGTGAGAGTGCCATTAACAGTTAAATTACCTGTGACCGTACCTCCTGTAAGTGGAAGATATGTACTACCTACAGCATCCTTACGAGCGTACTTATCAGAAAGTTTCGTTCCATTCTCATAAATAGTACCATCTTTATCTACCTTGAAAAGATACTCCCAAGTTGCCTGAGAAGATGATGGATCTTTAACTCTACGAATATACAAGAATTTATTATCCCATTCGTTCTTAGAGCCGAAGATAGGTTCAACCATGCCCATATCATAGTATTTTTGCGTTTCTTTATCGAAGACATAGTTACCGCCATTGATAGTTGTCCATCCCGATTGAATACCAAGACTACCATCTTGTGACATGAGATACCAATGACCAGCCGTAAGAGCAGCGTTGCCCTTAGAAATCAATGCACTATATTCTACACTATTCACAAGCGCATCATCTTTGTTCCTAATATTATCAAACTCAGCAGAGCCAATATACCAGTTGTTTTTGGCATCACCAAAGTAACCTGCATTAGCATTTACTGTACCTTGATAAAATGTATTGCCAACTGAATCTAAATAGAATCCAGGTGTGTGAATTTCTCCATTAGACAAGTCAAGAAACGTACCAAATGCACTATATGTTCCATCGTTACCAGCAACATAATTGTTTGACTTTAATGCATCTGTTTTAAGTTTTCCACCTTCAATAATCGTTGCTGAACCATCAGGAGACTTAATCGTGAATTGTTTTGTGATTGCCGTAACAGCAGAATCTGTAAGAGTAAGAGAAGTAGAAGATGAACCTGATTTGACGAGCCATAAAAATTGATCCAAGGACTGTTGCGCCTTTGTTTCGGCTTCTGTGACAGAAGTTCTCACCTTGTTGACATTATCTATTGTTTCATATGTCTTTTTAACTGTTGATGTGATAGATTCAGCGGTTGATGTTATATTCGAATTAACTTTTGTAATTTCCTCAGTTAAAGTTTTGTTGGCAGAAGCAACAGCCTCATCTTTTGCAGTTGAGATATCAGAATCCACATCTTCAGGAGCTGGTGTCCAATCGGTTGCCTTGTTGCCTTTTTCAAGTTTGAGATTATGATCCAAATTATTTTTTGACCATGATACCGCACAATATGCAGTGCCTGATGGAGCAATAAAAGTCTTTGAATATTTTGAAGTTACAGTATAATAACCAGCTGGACGACTAAATACATTTTTATTAGAGTTGATCCAACCGAAAGACAAAAACCCTTCAGCAAAAGAAGACAATGTAAAAGAATCACCTTCTTTACACGATATTAAAGCAGAAGTGCGGAAACCTGTATCGGCATATAGATTATCGTAATTATAGTTCTCTATGATTCGTTTATTATCTATGGAAGTAGAAATCGCTATTAAGTTTCTTCCACCAACTTGAATATTCGCAACTTCTTCTTTGGTTGAATAGGTTTTTGATACATCTAATGAAATCTTATCGGCACTTTCTTTTATAGCGGACTTCATCTGTTCAGTAGTTGAGTATGATGTCAATTTCTTATCCGTATCGGCAATAGCATCAGACTTAGCTTGATTTGCTTTAGAAGTTGCATCAGATTTGGCTGATTCAAGTGTCTTAGAACCAACACCATCCACATAACTCTTAGAGGTTGCTAGATTCTCTTCAACAGTTTTCTTTGTAGAATATGTTTCTGAAACAGCAAGAGTAATCTCATCAGCCTTTTCTTTAATAGCACTATTCATATCTTTTGTAGTTGAATAGTTTGTCTTGAGATTATTGCTTAAATCTGTGACAGTAGCAGATTCAGCATAGGTGTCTTTTACCGTCTGTAAAATACCATTTTTTGTCTGCTCAATCTCTGAACTTGTATCAGACCATGTTTTGTAATCTGTTAGTAATTTCTTCTCTGTGGCATTTGCTTTCGATATGGCATCAGCAGAATCAGACAATGCCTTTGTTACATCTGTATCTGTAAGAATCTGCCATGAATACACTCCATTATCAACTCTGAACCTATATGCATGACTATTACCATCATAATATATATCTCCGATGTGGGTGGCTTTCTCGTCATCAGACCATGTACTTGCAGGTTCATTCTTCAATGTAGGCACATCTATACCACTCCATGTCTGAATATTCCCATCTATTTGACCTTGGATATTGCTCAAATCTGTTTCATAAGTAGCATTACTAACATAAGTTTCAGCAACAGTCTGCTTAATTCCGTTGGCACTCTTTTCAATCTCAACCTTCATATCGGTTGTTTTAGCATAAGATTTAAGCTGATTTGCTGTATTTGTGTTTGCATTACTTTCGGCTTTATCAGCATATCCTTTAGCTGTCTCATTTGCAGATGAGAGTGTTGTACTACCTACACCATCAGCATAAGACTTGGCATCTGTAAGCTTCTGTGAACTATCGGATTTTGTCTCATAAGTCTCTGAAACTGTTTTTGTGATAGATGTAGTAATTGTTTCTGCTTTTTTGTCGATTTTATCATTTATAATTTCCGTAGTTGAGTAATTAGTTGATAAATCCGTCTTTACATCATCTACTAATCCCTTGGCTGTATCGGCTACAGACTTAGCACTATTTGCAATACCTTTGGCACTGTTAGAGATATCAACAGCAGAAGAAGCATTGGTGTTTGCTGTTTCAGCTTTTTCACTTGCCGAGTTAGCTGTTTTTGTTGCATTGTCAGCCTTACTTGATGCATCATTTGCAGTTTTATTTGCCGAAGTAGCAGTAGTTAATGCGGAAGATGCATTTGTATTGGCAGTATTTGCTTTCTCTACTGCATCACTTGCATTCTCACTCGCTTTGTTAGCTGTCTGTGAAGCATTATCAGCAGTTGACTTGGCTTCGCTTGCGGTCGTGTTTGCACTGTCTGCGGTAGATTTAGCTGAATCAGCTTGTTTTCTTGCAGCAGTAGAAATAGACAGAGCACTATTTAATCCATTAGACACGATGGGAGTAGTTGTTTCTTGTGTACTGTCGTCATAAACAACAAGTGTTCTTGTCCATATATATTTACCCTCTGACCATTCTGATTCTTTATCCGACCAACCTTCATTTGGTTGTAAAATGTTACTATCAGAAATGGCATACTGAGGAGTAATAGATTTTACACCCTTACCCTTTACACCATTTTCACCTGGTTTACCGTCTTGACCATTAGCACCTGAGATACAAATAGCTTTTGCTGTTTGAGAATTGTCTGTTCCGTCCTTGTAGTATGTAATGACTTTCTGCCACACATATTTTCCGCTTATCCATGTAACACTATTTGTTGTCCATTCGCCACCAACTAACTCTGTAGCAGAATCAGATTGATAGAAATATGTCGTTACATGATCCACGCCTTTTTCAGCAAGTTCACGAATTTCATTCGTTTCAGTTACAAGATTATCTGTAACAGTCTTTACTTCATCTGCTGTTTTCTGAGCATTGTTAGCAGATGCTTGGGCTTGGTTAGCCGATTCTTGTGCTTTATCGGCTGCTTGTTGAGCAAGTGCTACTAACTTTTGAGCTGTGTCAAGGTCAATAATAACCTCGGAGATAGTCTTTCCATCAGAACCAACTTCTGTACCTTTAATCTTCAGGTATCCACCATCAATTGTAAGACCATTTTCGTCTATAACAATAGACTTATCTTCATTATAGATTTGGAGTTCCTTACCTATTATAAGATTACCAACTACAGTCTTAGCGATGATGCCGTAATCTTCAACAAGATTACCGTTGATATCCCTATATGTAAATCTACCAATGCCCGTCTCAATTGATTGCCAACCATCTTTTGTAAAATACATTCCGTTGTTGACAAGTTTAAATTGCTTCAATGAAAACTCATCAAGTTGGTCATCATAGCTACGACCAAGAATACCATTCTTATTGATAAGGATAGTCTGTTCTGAACTGTTTACAAACTGTGTATTGTCACCATTAATTCCATTATCTGACCAATCATTAACCGTGTCAGTTGTTTTCTTTGATTTGTCAACTTGATCCTTGACAGAAGAGTATGATGTAGTCATAGATCTACTTGCGTCAAGTACGGATTGAACGTCTGAATATCCTGTATATACCTTTTCAACAGTTGAAAATTCAACAGACATATCCTGAATAGAATCAAAATCCGTCTCATACGACATCAATCTGAGAGAATATACCCTATCATCTATTCCAACCTTGATAAAGTTACCAACTTCAAATTTGTCTTTAATTGGCTTGAACTCATCAAGTGCAAGAAGATTACCCATTGTAGCACTGAGACTATATTGAAGATTACCAGCTTTATACAACTCTTTCTGCGCAGCTTCAACTAACTCAGTCGCTCTTTTTATAAGAGTCACATCATCAAGCCCAGTAGAAGAATAGTTATCATTACTATAATCATCCTCACGCCTATATGAATACCATAACATGTAAAGTTCTTCACCAAGGTAATTTTCCAAGTCAAGTTCTGCTTTAACTGAATTGACAATATCTTGTATCTCACCTGTTGACTTTTCTGTATTGTATACAGCATTAACTGCTTCGATCTGGCTTTCTCTAGTTTTGATTTCATTCTGAATATCAACAATTCTGCCACTATAGAAATTCACATATTTATCCTTGAGTTCACTATTATTATACTGAATATCAACACTCTCATCTGTAAATCCATCAACTGCGATATCTCTGCAAGCCTCAAATTCCTTCTTGAGATTATTTAACTCGACAAGAGAATAGTAACCAAGCTGTTCCTTAAACTTATCCTCTGCAAGTTTAATACTTGTAATCTGCTTATCCTTGATTTCATCGGCACGATTAGTCATACGTGTAATTTTCTGTTCAATATATTTCTCTGTGGACTCAATTACATCAGTTGTAATCTTGACTGATTTGGTAAGATACTGATTGTTCTCGTCCATTTGTGAATGACTTGTAAGGGTGATAGTACCAGACCATGTTCTCTTGTCTGTTGAAGAATCATAATCAGACAGCGAGCTATCTGTTATATTCATATCATAATAAGATGCTGAGAAGAATGTTTTGACCAATGATTCTACAGAACCCTTAACTGCGCTCTGAGTGATAGTCTTGATTCCTGTAACAGCAATACCACCAAGATCTTTCAATCCGTCCTGAATAGACGTAATACTATCATCTAATCCCATGCCATCAACATCAATTACTGGCATCATGGAATCGTTCAGGAAATAGTATACATCCATAGCAGAATACCATGCAGAAGTGAGTGCTGGATAACCAACAAGAGGAGATGTGAGAGTAGGATATTCGATCTTATCCTGATCATCTTTTGATATAGATGCGAATTTAGCGTTGATATAATTTATGACCTTGTTGTATTCAGCCACTCTATCTGCCTTAAGATTATATTCTCTTGTTGTATTGATTTCGTTATATAAAGTATTATAACTCCTAAGCTTATTCTGTAACTCTGTTGGCATATCAGCCAAAGTTTCATTTGAGAAATAATAAATATACTGTGTGCCATTAGGGTTTACATTAGCAATAGCAGCATTTATCGCATCATCTGCACCTGTAATATAGAAACAGTTTTTCAGCGAATCACTGTTAGAATCAAGTGTAATCTGAGTTGTAAGATTAGTGCTATTGATGAGGATATTAGTATCTTCGCCATATTTATTTGTTATATTATTAGAACCACATTCAGGACACTCATCCATATAGTCTCCCCTATAACCACAATTATTACATGTTGAATAGAGATCTAATACAGAGATGGTTCTGTTTTCAGAATTAAATATGAAGACACAGTGAAAATCATCTGCAATTGTATCTTTCAAAGCAGACAGAATATCTGTTCCATCAAATGTAAATTCATGTACAGTCTTTAATCCCTTCAAAGTGTCAGCAACATATAAAATTGAATAGTGCGGAGCTTTTTCGAGAACACGATGTAGGAGTGAGGCATGTTTGAGAATTGTTTTCTTCCTTGCAATAACTGACTCCTCTGTTGGATAAGCTGTTTTATCTTTAAGATAGTCATACTTTGATTTTGTCCATATAGCAAGATTTTCTACTGAGTCATATTCCTCTGGGTCACGATAAAGAATTGTTGGAAAATTCTCATCATACAGAGGATTCGTCATATCTGCTTCTGTATTTATCTGTACGTTTCTGAGTGTGATCTGAGATAATTCTGCTTCACATAATGATGTACCAGTTATTGACTTAGATACATCATTAGAATCTTCCTCACTTGTTGTTACTGATATTTCAAATCTTTCATGTAACTGAGGAATGTATATAATCTTAAAATCCACCATAGAATCCCATAGCGGATGTTTCTTTTCATCATTAAACTTATGTATTTTAAATGATACCTCGTTTGCATCATTAAAATTATTCTTATATGTTAAACCAGAGACATTAGTAACCCCTCCATTACCAATCGTTTCAAAATTCTTGTGCTGTAATAGGAGAGTAGGAGTCTCTATTATACCTTGGCTATTAAATAACACCTTCGCCATTTTACTATGCCTCCTTATATATTTTTAAATCTGTTTCTTGACTTCTAACATTTGTCTTTGTAATTCATATTTATCCTTGAGTAAGTCATTGAGAAGCTTTCTATATTGTCCTTTAACCTCATTTACCTCAGAGATAGTTTGTTCCAATTCTTCACGAGTTCTGATTGTTTCTTCTATATTTATAGCGAGAACACCTACATTATTATCCTTTATATATTGCCTTAATTCAGCGTTCTCGGCTCGTAAATCCTCAACATACTTCTGTTGAAGGAAACGCTTGATTGTCATGTTATCACCTCATTTTTAGTTAATTTTCGTCATTTTAGACCAAAGAAATAGGAGAGACCTGAAACAGTTTCAAAAATCTCTCCATATCTTTGTAGTTATTCCGTTCTATCCAATTACCATCTCTTCACGCTCTGAGAGTTATATCCCTTACTGAGACTGCCAATGGTATCTTCCTTAATCATACTACGAACTCCACCTGTATTGTTTTTAATGACATCTTTTATTCCATTAGCAAGCTGTTTTGGATCTTGAACACCCTCAAGCTTAATATCACCAATAGAGATATTAACATCATTATCCATCTTGTTATTTACAGGCACACTCGGCATACTAAACGCTGTACCAGTATACATATTCTTATATGCCATAGGATTTTGGGCAAATTCCATCAGAGTTTTAGCCTGTTCAGCAGTGAATATCATATCACCTTGTCCAACAGACTTCAGAACACCCTTAGACACATCATACTGTAACTCTGCACCATTTTCACCCAAGTTGGCAATCATGTCATAAGGAATACTGTCAGAACCCCTCTTGAACCCCTTGATACCTGACCTGTGAAGTGTCTGATAAAAAGCAGAATTTGTAGCAGATGAGAAGTTACTAAATCCAATCTTCTTAGCTAACTCTGTCCACTTAGATGTAGGAAGAATCTTCTTGCCCCAATTGCGGTAGAGTACCTTATTCAAATTACCATACTTGCTAACATCCTGTTTCGCAACAACAATGTTCTTCTTCAAAAAGTCATTAACCCACTTTTTCTGTGAAGTTGATAATACTTTACCGACAGGAGCTGTGCTATTTGTATTGGTTGTGGTATTATTGTATGCAGGAGAAATCTTATTGGTTGGATTATCAATTCGACTAATCAATTTACTGGAATCAATTTTCACATCTGTAGAAGATCCAGAAGATGAACCGCTATTAGATTTGTTCAGAATATTATTCTTAACTTTTTCTTTTGTCGCTTCATCTATCTTGTCCTGCTGTGTAGTTTCAGCGTCACGATCGTATTTAGCCCAAGCCCTCTCCATAAAACTCTGAATATCACTTACAACATTGCCAGTGCTCTCAGATATTTTACCATCAGCAGATACATTGTTGAATGAATCAGTTGCGACATACTGTATCTTTTCCATGAGACTTGTGATTGTCTCATTGTTCCAGTGACTATCAATGCTTTCTATAAGTTGGCTGAAATTATCGTCCAGATTCTTGATTACATCCTGAATACTGTCATCCAAATCAGTCTGGAAATCAGAGAGCATATCTTTCGTTGAAGATATGAGCTTATCATACTGTGTATCTTTGAGATCCTTTTCAGCATCCTTGAGAGACTGGTTAAGCTCCTGGGCTTTTGCTCTAGTCTCCTCTGATGTATCACCAGAAATAGCAACCAACTGTTTACGAAGATCTGAAAGAGTCTTTGTCTTCTCTGAAATATTGTTTGCATAATCATAGGCATCTTTTTCTGAATCCAGAAGGTCATTAAATTTATCAATAAGATCTGAGATGTGATTTTTTAAGGCATCGTAACCCGATTTCATCAAATCAATGGTCGCCCACTTTTCATCTTCAGCACCCTTTACACAATCCTGATAAGACTTGACCAATTTCTCTTTTTGGTCAATTAGCTTTTGATTGTATGGATCATTAGCCAACTTCTTGTTGATATTCTCAATCTCGGCATAATACGTTTCCGCATTTTTCTTATATGCTTCGTAGTTGGATATGTGAAGTCCAGCGACAGCATTACCTTCAGAGGTTAATCCACCAGTATCATCAGAAGTCAAATCTCTACGAGACAATTCATCAATGATAAAATTGTTCTCATCTATCAGATTCTGAACCTTGTTTGCCTGTTCATCAATTCTATCCCAATGTACCTGCATGATCTGATTATTGTATTCAGCAAGTGACTTGGTTGCTTCATCAATAGAATTGGTCACATCGTCTATCTGTGATCTCATTTCATACCATTTTTCGCTCTTATAGGCAACATCACCATTCTTAACGGAGTCATTTAACTCTTTGATAAGACTTGCACGTTTCTGAATCAAGTTATCCTTGCTTGATTTTTCATTCTTAGCTAACCTACCATACCAAGTAGCAGAAGCACCATTACCACGTTCTTCAAGTATAGACATATTATTATTCAGCTCAGTTGCAGTCTGGTCATACTGATGGCGTTTATTATCGTACTCAGTAGCAATATTAGAGAACTTTTGAGACGCAATTTCTGCTCTCTGAGCAATCTGTGTCTGCTTATCTATCTCAGCTTGTGCCTTAGCCTGATTATATGATTCAAGAGCATTATTATAGTTAATACAAGAATCAAGGAAAGTTCTAGTAATATAACCCTTCTTATAATACTCTGATAACTTAGCAATAGTAGAAGCCGCTATAATCTTACCGTTTTTTACCGAAGATCTTGCGTCATTAACATATTTGTTTACAGTTGCACGATTCTTTGTAGATAAACTGTTATAGCTTGTGCCCTTAGCAGACTTGGACATACTACTTCTAGCTGATTTTCTATCCTTATCATATGCGTCTTGCTCATTTTTGTCATGAGTAACAATAGTACCATATCCCGACTTCTGCTTGTCGAGATAGCTATTCTTATCCTTTGCCGAAACTGCATTGGATGACTTGGTACTATTAAAGTCCATAGCATCATTTGTAGCATCATCAAGATTTTTGTACTTATCTGCTATATTGTTGTACTTTTCAGCATTATTTGCAGCAAATGCTGTAGTGTACTCTTCTCTAGCAGTCTGAAGGTTCTCAATGCTGAGATTATACATGTACAGTCTGTTATAAAGAATAGAGTTCTTCTTTGCCACAATAGCAAGTAATGAATCTGGAATAGCAACACGCTTTTTAATATAGCCCTTGATAGAGTTAAGTGTAGCATTGTACTTTGTATTCTTTTTAATCTTGCCCTTGTTTAAGGCAGAAGTAGCACTCTTAGCAAATTTATTAACATTGCTGTTCGCTGACTTGGCAGCCGTATAATATGCACTGTTCTTTGTATTTAGGACAGAATTGTTATATCCAAGCGATGAGTTCTTGGCTGTAGCCGTGTTCTGTACACCAGCTGTGGCAATAGTCTGCTTTGTCTCGGCGATAGACACTGTAGCATCTCTCTGTGCATCAGATACCTTCTTGAGATCTTCAGCATATGTCCTGAGAGAGTCATGAAGTGTCTGCATAGCAGTAGTGCAGTCTTTCGCCTTATCTATCCAATCTTTATAGGTCGATATAACTGTCTGAATATCAGAGCTGTATCTTGAAATATTGATTGAACCATCCGCAACACGAGTCTTAATCTCTTTGGCAAGTTTCTTGTTTATTGCACCAAGACTGATTGCTTTGTTAAGATAACTATTTGCCGTATTAAGATACTTATCTCTACCTTTCTGCTCTGTATACATCTTTGTGTATGTATTACCCACAGCAGACATATAATTAGCTGTAGCAGAAGAGTATCGCTTATCATTTAGTTTTGATTCCGCTTTAGATATATTGGAGTCGATCTTCTTCTGAAGTCTATCCAGGCGAACTTCAATCCAATCGAAGAATTGAGATGCCCAATCAGAGAGTTTATCGAATGCAGTCTTTGCAGTGGATGAACTACCTCCACCTCCACCACCTGAAGTTCCACCACCTGAACTACCATGCGAATTAACAGATGCACCGCCAACGGAAGTTTTGACAAGGCTCTTCATGGCATTAAATGCATTATTTAAAGCCTCTGACTGTTGCGCTCCCGCAGTTCCTGTAGCTTTAAATGTACCATTAGGATTCATTACACTATTTTTTATACTCTGGAATGTCTTAATAGCCTGCGTTGCAAGATCAAGTCCTTTACACAAATCCATTAAGTTCTTAATATCACCATCAGTCGTAAGAGTAGGGTTATTTAATTTCTTCACTGCAAGTAAAGCAAGAGCCTGTGAACTTACGCCTGACTGATTTGCTTCATTAGCCAGTTGAATTATTTCACCAGCAGTCGCATTTGAGAATAATTCTGTTGCATTGGTAGTATCAATCTTTGTGCCATGTAAACTAAGACCTGCCTTAATAGCTTCCTCAGTAGCAATCTTTTCTTCGCCCAAATTCTTTGCAAGAGCAGCTTCAACAACAGCGGCAGAATTGGTCACTCCCATATTATCAAGCTGTGACTCATAATATGCTCTATTTGTCTCGTTGAGATTAGACAACACGGATTCACTATTGACGTATTCCGTGGCTAATTCATTTGCTATTTTCTGACAGTCTTCCATTGAAGATGACGCATCACCAAGAATAGTAGAAAATTTCTCCCATGTGTTTAATCCTTTTATTGTTGCGTCAAAACCTGATAAGTCGTCTACACTTACTAATCCATCGGAAGCCTTTGTGCCAAGTGCATTGGTTATTGACTTGATATTTTTGGACATTGCACCAAGCTGTGAGTTTTTATCGGATAGGCTATTGATGTACTTCACTGCTTCTTCGGCAGAGTAACCCAGATTATCAAAATAGTTTTCTGCTCCATCTGTATCTCTGAATGTATCTATGGTTAATTCGCCCTTATCTGCAAGTGTTTGAAGGTCATCTGCCACACCCTTTGTTGCATCATCTGTTGACGCTTTAAGCTGTTCCCATGCAGATGATAGGGTAGAAACACCGATTTCATTGTCAGGAACATTAGTCTCCAAATATTTCTTCTTCGCTTCAGTTGCAGTGCCACAGCTTGCGGCAACATCATTCCATCTATCAATTTCTTCTTGTGTGTTAATAGAATTTTCTTCAAAGAACGGAGTAAGGTCTTCACTGTATTTTTCTTTTGCAGACGAGATAGCATCATCATAAGATTTTTTGATTTCCTCATCGACATTTTTACCTATTTCTACTTGGAATTCAATAGGTGCTTCACCACTAAGACTATTATATACATCTTGTAATACCTTTTCAGAATTAGTAATATCCTTTGTTGAATCTTCGGCAGCTTGCTTTGTTTCTATTAATTTTTCTTTAGCTTCATCTACACCATTACCTGTTTTAAGTGCAGTATTGTAATTATCTACTGCATCAACTAAATCATTATAAGATTTAGAAGCTTTATCATTAGAAAGTATTTCTGCCTCTGCATATTTCTTAATTCTACTGTTTGCATTTGCCAATTCATCAGTATCAAATGAATCATTTAAAATATTAGATAAGGTTGTTTTTAGCGCATTTACTTCAGGATTTGATTCACCAAAATCATGATTTAAATCTTGAAGTAAATTGGATATTTGGTCGTACACTTCTTGACGAGTGCCATTTGATACAAGATCAATTTGATCTACACCATATTGACCTTTTGATTCATATTTTTTTATGCCTAAAGTGTCGTATTTTTCAAGATACTTCTGCAAATCAAAACTAGAAAATTGAGTAGAACCATATTGTAATACTTTATTGACATTAAAATCTTCAGTTACATATTTTTCGTCTGCCTTTATATCACTGTAATTTTCAGCAACATAATCACCTGCTTTTTTCTTAGATAAAATACCTAACTTTTCGATTTGTTCATCATATTTTCCATTAACTAAATCAATTTGTGTAGCTTCTTCACCATATTTTTCATATAATTGATCTTGAATGTCTAATAATTGCTTTTTGATAGATTTTGCTTCACTTGTAGACAATGAGGTGTCATCTAACTTTTCTGAAAGTTCTTTATATTTTGAAATACTGTCATCTATATTTTGCTTTTCTGTTTCATAAGATGAAGTCAATTCTTCTGAGCGTTTTCTAGCATTTTCTTCAGCATGAGCTAAATCATTTAACCATGAAATTGCTTCACTAACAACCCATGATATTACCATGCTTGCAATCATATTGCCAGCCATTGATAGTGCTCTCATTCCTAATTCAGCGGCTTTTGAAGATTTTGTCAACCCATTTATAGCAACTGTACCGCCATTAGCAGCAGCGACAATATTTTGAGCCTCTTTAGAAGTATTAAGCATAGTTCTGTTAAATGCCGTTTGAGACGTAACACATTTATCAATTTCTGTATTATAAGCTTTGATTGCCGTTATATCAGCATCAGATAATAAATTCTGTCTTTTGAAAAAATCGCCATTAAATAACCCCTTAAATGGATTGTTTAATCCTATTGTATTATTACCAAAATCATCTGTCTTTGTTTTGACTATCATACTATATTTTTACAAGTTGTTTGAACACTTGCCATTATTTAAAAATGAGAGTATTATACAATAGGAGAGGTGGTATATTATGATCAAAATATTAAAAAAATATAAAATTTACTTATCATGTCTTGGTATATTATTAGTTGTAGGAATTAGTTTTATATTATATAATTATTATCAAGAAAAAACAGAACAAGAACAAAAACAAAAAATTGAAAAATACATTGATTCTATGGTTGAATCGGAAAATAATATAAATACAAAATTAAACTTAATAAAAAATGGTTCAATGGCTACACTCGGTGATTATGATTATGTAGAAGAACAAATAAAAAATATATGGAATTCCTATGCATGTCTATATTCGTTTCAAACAAAGCAAGGTGAATATTTAGATGAGTATACAAAATCACAAACGAACTATACTTATATTGATTATTATAACTATTTAAACAACAAATATGATACCAACGATTATAAAAACTATAATAAGACTGCTAGAAAACTTATTGATTCGGCAAAATCAAAAAGGTAGGTATTCCATTATGAAAAACACCCAGAACATCGCATCACTAATAGCCAAACTTGAATATGAAGTTGGGAGAGAGTGTTACAATCCAAATTCATATGATGGATATACAGGAATCGAGGGTCTTGGATATAGATATCCTGTAAAATTATATCAAAATGAAAATATGAGAACATATCGTGGCTCGATTACTTCAATTTCTCCATCAGAAGTTCATACTATGAAGTATGTATTCGGATCTAATCATTTATTCATCGGCAAAGGTATATATAATATACTTAATGAACTGGAAAAGAGATATGGATTAGATTTTGATAAGATGGAAGAGGAATTGGGTAAATCAGAATAGCAGTAAAAGTAAACATATGTTCCGACTATCCCATCATAATAACCAAATGGTAAAATATTCCATATAAAACATGACGACAAAAGAGGAGGTATAAATTATGGACAAATCAAACGACCAGTTCCCCATCTTAAAACCTGAAACGAATGAAATTCTTTTATCACGTTGTAGGTTTGTTGAAGTTAAACAACGACATACTATTATGACAATTAATATAAAGGGAAAGATAAAAATCAATACAGATTCTCAAACAATCTACTATCACATGTAATGAAGAGGAGTGGTAATACCATGGATAAAATTCAAAGCAAGAACTTGAATGATAAACCCATTGTAGTCAAATCAGACGTATATAAAGAAAAAAGCAAAGAAAATGTAGACGGAGAGAATGTGTATGTATATACAAGCCTCAAAAGAAGCGTTGCGAAATTAAGAATAAAAGAAAAGACCATTTATAAGATTAAAAGTGTATTATGTCTAATACTTGGTATCGTGCTGGCGATGTATTTTTATATAAAACCACAGAATATTAAGACATTTATTAGTTCACTGAAAATTATGAGCTCAAATTTAATAGATACTATATTATTATGTGTACCTATGTGCCGTGAAAGTTATATTTTTAATTATAAATATAATTATTCTCTTATCTTAATTTATTTTTTATGTAGCTTATCCTCATTTTTTATAACTATTTTAAATGAATTAGATAAGCATTATATTTTCTGGGCAATAGTTTTTATTATAGGAGGAGTAAATATAGAATATTTGATTGTACCACACCTGGCGAATCAAGGATCATTATTCTGGATAATTTCAACATTTTCAATTTTAGGGTTTACATTAGCCCTTTATTTTGTTCTTTTTATGATTATAACAATATTCCAAGAAATAGTAGATACAATAAAGTGATAATAGAAGAGAGTAGTAAGAAATTACTGCTCTTTTATTTTTATTGAAAAGAGCAGGAGATTAGTCCTGCTCTTTATAAAAATACTGATATGAAAAAAGAGTAGCTAATCAGCTACTCATAAAAGAAAACTTTTTTCTTAAATCACTGGCTTACGCCAACACATAATAGTAAATCTATAGAAATCTATTATGTCAAATCACTGTCTATTGACAATATTAATATATAATAAAAAGTGCTATTTGTCAACACCTTTTATATCATTATATGTAATTTTATTAATTTTATCACAGATTGCCTTCATTTGTTCATTGGATATAGTAATTTCAAAATACCCGCCAATTTTAGTTCCACATCTGTCTAAACGTTTCTTGCTTACCGTCTGTAACATAAAAGTACAAGCATAGCATTCCTTGCTATCATGAGGATAGCCAGCAACTTCACCAAGATCTACAATAACATCCTTGTGCTCGATAATCCATTGAGGATCGTGATCCTTTTTAGATGTTAACGGAACAACAATAGCAGTGTATTTTGTTTCAAAAAGTACAACAGCATAATGATAATCTTGGAATTCACTTCCAATATTTCTACCAAAATTTATCCAATATACATTTTGTCGTGATTTCTTATATAACTCTTGATCTTGTTGTGTCGTATCTTTTTTACTTTTATATAAAGCAGTGTTTTTTAAAACAACTTCATCAAACCAATCTAATAAATTAGCACAATAATAATTATTAATATCAATCTTCTTTAAATTTAAAATGTCATAGTATAATTTCTTACACTTATTACCTAATTTATCATTACGCAATTCTTTCATAATATAGTATTCCCCAATCATTAGTATTTAATATTACCATTATATACCAATAATTGACACAATTCCATCAGAACATATGTTTTATAGATATATTTCCAGTAATATTGTATAATAAACTATATATTTTACAATTCACAAAATCAGCAGGAGAGGAGAGTACCATATGACGAAAAATTACAAATTACATTACCACCCAAACTTAAACTTAGAAAAAGAAACAACTATTGAATTAAAATCAGTAGAAGAAGTGAGAATATGTCCTCATTGCGGCATAGCTACAAGCCCTACATTTATTGATGGATATCTTATTGGGGATAACAATAGCTATATACCACCAACCGCTTATATAATATTCCATTGCCCAAGTTGCAGCAAACTATATATCGCAAAATATTACATACCACATGACTACTATATAACAAACGACATGATGCCATATGATTTTACGCCCATATTCCCATCATGCACATATCCAGGAAAACACATATTACCAGAATTCACTGAAAATATAAAACAATTGTCACCTATGTTTGTAGAAACATATAGACAAGCCTGCTATGCAGAAGAAAATGAAGACACAATTGGGTTAGCTGGGTTAGGTTATAGAAAAGCAATTGAATTCTTAATCAAAGATTATCTTATTAAGGTAGATCCAGATAATAAGGATAAAATTATTAAAATGCAACTAGGAAAGTGCATTGATAAATTAGATGAAGATATTCAAGATATCGCAAAAGCGGCTACGTGGTTAGGTAATGATGAAGTTCATTATTTTAAGAAACATAGCGATTATGGTATTGATGACATGAAAGACTTTATACAATGTTTGGTAGCAGATATAGAAAGATATTATGTTAAATTGAAAGCAAGAGAGTTCGTCAATGCGAATGATAATGCTACAAAATAGCATAATAAAAGACACCTTAATTGGTGTCTTTAAATTTCATATATTCACTTTCAAGTTTTTTGAAATCACAACATGTATAATTTAATCTATGATTCTTATTACATCCAATTTTATATACAGCATTTGCTTTTTCGTATATATCAGTTTTATTATTTTTACAATAATCATACTCGACTTTAAGCAGATCTGCATACTTTTTATCACGTTTTGAAATTTCAGAAAACTTTAATTCTGTTAATACTTCGTCATATGCTGGAATCATAAATGAAAATCTAATAGAAGATATTGGAATAGATTCATTATATATCAATAGACTTGTTTGATATTTCTTTGTTGTGTGAGATATTGGTGCATAATAATCAACTCCATTAATATTAAGCACAACTCCACAAACAAATTTATTATTTGTACTATAATGAATATTTGGTACTTGTTCATCTATTGTTTGCAAGTATCTTACATAATCCTCATTTATATCATAGAATTTCAGCATATTTCTCCTTATGTATGATAAATGGGACGAAGATTTTATCTCCGTCCCTGCATTAAATTTTCGCTCTTTCGGTGGCGAAACACCTAGCATTAAATCCTTCAGTTACGGTCGAAGCATACCTAGCATTAAATCCCAACTTGCGGCGTTGGCAACCTTGCATTAACGAAATCATTTGATTTCTTACTTATATTATATATTGTAACACATAAAAAATGTCACCAAAAAGAAGATAAAATTTTGTACATAATTACTTAATTCAACTCATTAACAATAGCTCTCCAATATTGGAATCTACCATCCACATTTTCAGAACTTGTTGTTCCTTGCTGAACAAAGAGCTTATACTCCTCGTTGTCGCTATAGGTATTTAAAAATTCTGTTATCTTACTTACCAATGCACCAAATGACTTTTTATTCTTAACAATCTTATAACAGGCGTATAAAATCTGTGGAAGAGAAGTTACAGGAATATCCAAATCGTCATATGCTGCATCCAATTTATTCATTACTTCTTCCAGAGTATCTTTTACATCAAGGTACTGGTCAGCATATTCTATAACAAAGTTATCTATATCCTTGGCACGGAATGATGTAAACTGATGTTCCTGATTTGTTGCGATGAGCATAATAGTCTGGATTATTACATCCCTGTCAGTACCATTCTTCCTCTGATTAGGACTCATAAGTTTATCCATTAGAGGATTAACTGAGAGAGAGTAGACCATATCACTGAATTCATCAGAACATTTGCATACTCTTAATAATTTTGCTCCAAGTTTCTTTCCACTATTCTGACGCTCAAACATCATTTTCACATCATCGTCTGTATAATCAGATAATATACAAAAATCTAATGTGTCAACTAGAAGGGCTTCCTTTACAATATCATCAAGTTTACTAAATCTTTTCTTAGCTATTTCAAACTCCTTTGCAATCTCTTCACCATTTTCCTTATATCTAATAACTACATTAGGAGTATATTTATTAAGGGCAAATTCATCATTGATATACTGAATACAAGTAGAAACTCTCTGAGATCCATCAAGAGTAGCCATTACATTATCCTCTTCTACAAGATAAATGGGATTAACAGGAATTCCCATTAACAGACTGTGAATCAAAAGACTCTTCATTTGAGTAGACCACTGATTAATTGGTCGCTGTAACTTATGACTGAAACTAATATTGCCTTTCTTATACTGACTGTTTATCCATGATAATGTTTTAGGTTTTGTAGTGTTCTGCATTTAATTACCTCCAAAATTGAAATTTTTGATTTGTTACTTTCTCAAAAATATCACATTTTGAAGTAATTGTAAATGAACAGGAGATTCTTTTTTACAAAAATGCGAAAAATGCATATAGCATAGAATGTATGTTCTGGATTTATATATTTGGATAAATATGGTAATCTGATACTAAGCAAACTGTATCTGAGCCATCGTATCTCAGATCATCGCAAGACAGAATGCTCGGTATTATACCATACGAAGTGTCATGATTGTAGTTGGCACAAGTTCTTTGGAAAAGTAAATATCTCGCCCTTTCTGGGCAAATACATTTTCCCAACTTTTATATAATACTACAAAGAAGGGAGGGTAGAATTGTTCGACATTTTAACGAACGTAATTAGAGTCTTAGGCTGTGCAGGTATATGCTATTTAGGATATTTGGGTTTAAAATTAGTTGTCACGATACTGATTTGCAAACACCCAGAATTATCTGAAAAGAAAGTTCAATACATTACTCGCATGGTCACAAAAGACAAACATCAATCTAAATAATTCTATTTTTGTATTCCATATTTATTTTTCTCCTTTTAAATCGGGGAGGGTAGTTGTAATGGCTACCCTTCTTTTATACTTTACATCCAGTTGGCTTAAATGCCGTCTATACATTTATTCTCCCTTAATCAAATAATAATATAGTATTTTTTGATTTTTTGGAAGAAATATGCATCAAATTATTTTTTCTACTACCCTTTATTGCCTATATATTATATAATTATAATACAATACATAATTATTAGTTCATTATAGTCGCTTCCCTAATAACCGGGCTCGCTACCTATAATAAAAAATAATCATATGTCATTGGAGGTGACTATGATGGACATAATAAAAAGTATTGTTGAGTGTGATTCTTTATATGGTGTAATCGCTCTTTTTATTCTATGCACTCTACTTGGGTTTGTATCATGGCTTTGTTATAAGGTAATAATCGAAGTCAAAAAACTAATCCAATACATAGTTAATAAAATTACAAAATATAAAGAAATTCATGCAAAAGCTCGGTGCAAAGATGCTTCACTAGAGGTTGATTTAAACGAGCGAAATGAAGTAGGGACTGAGTAGAGCAGTTCCTACTTCATTTATTCTTTTTTTTTGTTCCATCTTATCTACCTCTAGGAACTGAGAGGTCAAACTAATTTACACGAGATATGAGATAAGTTCATACCATTTAACATGTCGTGCCATGAGTACGGAATGCATATTATAGTAGCATCGTTTCATATAACTACTACCAACGGTTGTCACTCTCTGAGGGCTTACCATTTTAAAGGTCTATCCCTGCGAACCAACTGAATTCATGAATTTTTACTGTACCTATTTAGTTTCCTTATAATCGGGTAGTACCATGAGTTTTACAGCCTTCCTCGCATATTGCGTCTTCGTTTATCGTATGTATAGCATACTTATCATAGTCCAAACTAACGTATCCGTTAGAAACCCTATGATGTCGGTACGTTCAAAACAATAACAATGATTTGATTAATACGCCACTAACGTATCAATGCCGACATTTTTAAAAGATAATGCTGCTGCAACTCCTGTGAGAATAGTTGGTAACAATCCAACTGTGTCTACAAAATCAGTAGCACCTTTAAGAAGTGTGGATAATAAATCAATTCCATTCTTGATAGTTTCAGAGTCGATTACTTTAAACCAGAACTCCTGGGCACGATTTTCTAATTGTGCCATTTTGCCATCAATACTATCAAGATAAGAGTTTAATTCTTTTTCTGCTGATCCCTCTGAATTTTGAGCATCTTCATACACCGAACGAAGCATATCTCCATTCTGAAGAATACTTGCGGCAATGTTAGCTCTATTTTTTCCTGCGATAGTCTCCAATAAAAGATTAAGATTATTTGTTCCTAATTCTTTATCTTTTTTTACAATATTGTCATACAAATCTGCAAGTCCTTGCATAATTTCATATGTACTTTTATAATTTCCATTAGAATCAAGAATATCAAAACCTTTTCCATCTGACGATGCAGCTTTGGTTGCATCCATGATTGTATCTCTAAGTTTAGAAACGGTTGTAATCATTCCATCTGTTTCTTCGCCTAAATCTGAAAGCTCCTGTTTAGCAGCTTCTGTCATTCTGTTACTTTCATCTATATAACTATAGATTACTGACCATATCTATAATATGGCGCATAGTCATTTCTGGCTATGTCTCACATTTCATTTATTTTGGGATTATTATGTGAGATCGGACTGTATCTTCATCCTATATTAATAGGAGAGTAACGGAACTTTATATGTTACCATATAAAGTATTACAGTCTCTACGGTTTCTTAATTATCACAAATTTTAAATATATATCCTTTCGTTGTTTTTCTTTTATTTTGAGTTACTTCGTATATTTTACTTGCTGTTGAATTACAGAACTTTGCTGCTTGATACATATCATCGAATATTTGTATAAAAATATTATCTATATTATAACATTCTACTTTTTGATAAAATTTATTTGTTCTATTTTGAGGGATAATATATGTATGATTAATATAATTATCTTTATAAAACCAATAAAAACCTTTGCAATAATAATTTTTATAATAAATACAAGAAGATATCAATCCAGCTTTTATACCAGTTTTTGCTTCGGCTTCTTTAAATGATGAATATTCTGATATTAGATTATCATACTTATCTAATTGAACAATTGGAACTGCTGTGGTTCTATTGTAATCATTAGGATAATATAACTTATTATCATATATTGCATCATATATACGATGTGGTTTAATGTTTAATTCTTTTGCAATGTCAGAAATACGAACATATTGATTTATTTTATTTTGTATCATTTCAAGATCAAGCTTGTTTGAATAATTCAAATCAACATATTTTGGTATATCTTCTACTTGAGGAAAGAATAATTTTAAGTAATCTAAAACAGATATTTTATCTATTGAATAATCATAGAACGAATAACCTTTATTTATCCAAAAATCTTTCTTTATTTTATCTTTAACTTTTTGGTTATCAAATCTATGGAATTGTCCTTGGATTTCAATAGCTATTTTCATCTTATGATTTACAATATCAGTTGGCATTACAGTAGCTGTTATTGGATTTATACATGATCTATCTTCGAGAATTGTATCAGGGTATTCATGCATAAATACTTGTTTTAATGCCATAGCATGTAGAGATTCATTTATTCCATCACATTTATCACATGTAATACCATGTCTTGAATTATATTTGTCACTAATTGCTTTTAATTCTGATATCCATGGTGCTTTTATAAGATTCCCACATCTATTACATTTGAACAATAACTCAGATTTTCTAGTAACATAATCCGCTGTATCAGATATACACGTAAAATTATTCTCTCTATTTATCTCAAAATATTTGTTTATATTATATATAATATATGGATTATTTTTTGAAAACCATGCTGGTTCAGCATAACCACCAGAATATGTGCGATATGTTTCAAGAATTTTATAAGTTCCATTAGATATAATCAATGGTGTGTATGTATTTTTATATTCAATTTCAGGTGTTAAAATAGTTAAATTGTGCTGCTTTAAGTCTAATAAGATTTCTTCGTATGTTTTCTTTTTCAATTACTTTTATTATATTTATTAGTTGTGATAATTAAGTCTTACCTCGGTCTTGTCGTTCCCATACGATTTTAACCGATATAGTTACTAACTGAAGTTATAAAACTTCCATACATTACTGTATGTTTGGGCATAATTTGTTTACCCACAAGTCGCAAAGAAATCGTTCTTAAACCTGCTCCTACCTTAGATGGATCTTGAGTTATAGCATTGCCAGCCGTAGTCAACGAAACAGCTTCATTAAGATCGTTGTTTGCAGTTACTAATGCACTTGCGGAATCTTTAAGAGCAGTTGCTAATCCATCTGTCGAGATACTATAATTGTTGCCAATATTATTGAGAACATCAATTATATCCATTTTATCAAGATCTTTATACGCCTGACTCATTGATACAAGAGACTCCGTTGCTTCATCTATTCCTTCAAACTCTGATACATTTAAAAGAATATTGGCATCCTTTGCACTTTCCTCAGCTTGATTCATTGATTCTCCGAGACGCATCCAATCTGCTGTGGAATTTTGTATCTGTTTTGCAGTTGTACCAACCGCATCTGCCGTATCGAAAGTAGTAGCTTGATAATCTTTCAAGCTTTGAACAGTCTCATCAGATACTTTTCGCATTTCTGTAAGAGCAGTATTAAGTTCCCTTACAACATTAAAACCTTTTTTACCAAGATTAATAACATCATAAAATCCAAACATACCTGCCATCTGAGCAGCTAATTGATGGAATCCGCTATTCTTTAAAGTATCAAAGAAACTTCTACCAGCACGACCAGCAAGTTCTTCAGCGTTAACAATTTTCATTATTTCGCCATGTATTTTTTCCAAATTGACACTAGGATTCCCAGAAATAAGTTCTTGCTTATATGCTTTAATTTTAGCTTTTGCTTCTGAAGACATTGCTGAATTTTCACGAAGTATTTTATTGATTTTATCAATTTCTTTTTGTCCTGCTAATTGACTATATCCCTTTTCAGAAGCCGACATATTAGTAACAGTAGCGATAGTATCTTTGATTTTCTTTTCATACTTGTCTAAGTTTTGAATATTCTCATCAGTAGCGATACCATTTTGATTAGTCTTTATATTGTCGAGAAGAGTTGCATACTGTTTGACAGCATCACGTACAGCTTGTACATTTTTTAAATATGTATCACTTGTCCAACCACCATCATTAAATCTGCCAATAGTGGCTTGATATTTATCAATCTTACCATTGTAAGAATCCAAACGTTTATCATATTTATTGAGGTTTACATTGGCATTCTGTTCCTTGGCTTGTGTATTTTCTTTAACTTTCTGAGTATTCTGCTCTAATATATTATTCTCTTCTTTGATGGAATTAGTAGCAGACTCTACAGATGTAGAAATATCTTTATCAGGAAATGCGTCTTTCATTTCAGATGAAATATTCGTTTCATTAGCAGGAGAAACAGTAGTAGGCGTGACATTCTTGATCTTCGCTAATTCAGTTTCAAGTTCCTTAACACGATTAGTAAGATCAATGACCTCCTGAATAGAAGTGTTTACATCAAGTCCATTCTTGAATACATTTGTAAAATTATTTGCAGATTTAGAAATTTCGTCAAGTTTATTAACAATAACTGTCAATTGACTAATTACTTCTGAAAGATCAGTTTTACCAAAAAGATTTTCTATCGAGTTATTAGAGGTGCTTTCAGATTTGATTACATTATTCAAAGAACGCTGTGCACCAGAAACTGCTGAATAATAAGATTTTTCTATATCAGAATATAAATAATCTTTACCAAACTGTTGTTTGGACATTTCTCTCATTTCAGTAATAAAATTCTTATATGCAGCAATTTTAGCATTCATGTTATCATACTGATTAATGTCGAAATTATCAAAATAACCTTGCATATTAGAATCAAGAGTACCTGACATTTTTAACCTGTTAAACAGATTCTCATAAGTATGTAACAATTTTGCAGTCCTTGACTGAACTTCGGCAGTCATTTTATCGTCTGAGCCAAAATCTAAATTCATATTCAAACTTAGACTAGATGTTTTCTTGGCTAACTCAGAAATAGAAGAATCTACTTTGTTAATCATAGTTAAAAGAGGCGAGAACTCATCACCATCTCCAACATCAGATATAACTTTCCGCATTGAACCAAGATGAGATTCCATTTTCTCAAATAAATTAATAACTGTCTTGAGTTGTTTTTCATCAACTATTGAATTACCAATACCTTTTCCATTACCTGAACCAGTCCCAAACGCCTTACCAGAAGCAAGAGATTTAACAACCTCTACCAACTTATCCAAACTCTTAACAGTCTCATCTATTCCTTGATCTTTTATCTGCACAACAAATTCTTGTGAAGATAATTGCTTTCTATATTTTTGAATCACCTTTTCGAATTCTGCTTGATTCTTTGAATTAGAAAAGTCAAAATACATTTCAAGTTTATTATTTTGTAACTCTTTTTGTCCTTCGGATAACCCTTTTAATATCTGAGCAAGCAAATCAGATTTATCCAGCACAATACTAGCGGTCATCGAAGCAGCTACATTATCTGGCATCTTAAATACCTCCTATCGTTTTACATATTTATTTACAGTGGACTCCCAATCCTTTTTGAAACAATTTCTCGTATAAGATTCAAGGCTTTCACCCTGATTGAAATATGGGTTAGTCCATGAATTTCCACTTCCAATATTTCTATTTCCAAACAGAGGGTTAGGTCTTGACCAAGCTAAAGGCAATCCATGTACTCCCTGATTCCATTGTAAATCCAATAAGAATGAGGGTGGATCAATTGAAGCACTATATTTATTTTTCCATCTATATATAGAACTATCATTTTGTGTAGATAACCTTTCAAATCTATTCATATCGACATATGAAGTAAAATATATGATAGCTTTACCATTTTTCTGTACAAGCTTATGCATGTAATCCAACGAACTCACCATCGTTCCTTGACTATCAATAAACCATTCCAACGTAGACTTTTCTCGAATTTCTCTCTGTGCTTTATTGCCAGCAGAGATATATCTATCCACGTATTTTTCTGTTAATCTATCTGCAAACTTCTTCAATTCTTTATCATTTATTTTTATTCCAGTAGCTCGAATAGCCATTTTATATCACCTCCGTTTTTTAAACATTAAAATAGGAGAGTAATAAGCTTACTTTCCATAAGAAAAGCTCTATACGCTTTGACACGCATAGAGCCTATTTATATTCTTTATTCTTTATGTTATAATTAAATTGTCTGATAGTAGGTTATGTGCAAAAGTGGCATAATCATGTGTTTGATGCTATCAGATGAGAAATACAATTTCTCCACAAAGATACATGACTTGCGTCATAGAAAGGAGCATATATTGATGATGATTGCAATTTTATTCATCGTCATGCTACTGATCGTCTTACTTCCAGTTTGGATTTATGTACGAAGCCATCGTATGAAAGACATTCATGTGAAGTTAGCACTGTTTAGTGGTATTGATATTAAGTGCTCTTTCTATAAGAATTAGAAAGACACAAGGAATGAAAGGAGAACGAAGAAGTCCGTGGCAAACCAGTCACGGCTTTTTCATTTTATTTTCACCTCTTGAAATTTGAATTTCAATTATTTATCCCAATCTCTATGTCCATAATATTCTTCTAAAGATTTACTTGTCATAGTAGCCATTTCACATTTTGTACCCAATAATTCCTCAAGTACAAATGGAAGTTCATCAATTAAAACATGTTCTGGTTTCTTATCAATTTTATCGCACCAAAAATCATCATCTAAAAATTCTGCAACTGTATAAACAGTTATTTTCTTATTTGTGATTTTTTCTGCACGTCTTTCAATATCTCTCTTCATAGTTCTACACAACGTAATAATTGGATAACCTGTTTTAACAGCTTCAATAATAATATTTGTTGTCTTACCACAACCTCTTGGTAAATTCATAATTTCCATACTTATACCTCTTTAAAATTTGCGGTACTGCTAAGTTTATAATCATCAAGAATCTTTCTCAACTCATCATTGGATAAACTATTAAGTTTCTTATTCACAACATCCATAAGTGGTGTGAGAGTAGCATTTGCCAAATCAGAAATCCTTTCAATCTGTTTGCTAATAAACGCCTGAGTAGTTGTCTCATTAAACTGAGTGTCTGACTGCTTCATTGTTAAAATAGTTTTAAATTCACTCAATTCACTCATAGGAATAAGTGGATCAGCTTTATCAGAGCCAATCATTAAAATATCAAGTAAGCCAGAAGATTTAAGTGCATCATATCCATTAATGAAACCTTTATCATCCTCATCAATCTCAAGGTCGGTATATAATTCAATTACTGCACGGCAAAACTGTATATACTGAGCGACAGAATTTACTCTGATTTTATCTGTTTTACGATATTTTGTTTTACCATTATCATCATAAGCTTCCTGCTCAAATGTTGTTTTATCTACGATTAATTTAGCATAGGCATCTTTTTTAATGATTGAAATGTATGGGGTGATTTTGATTTTACTTAATAACTGTTCTTTTAATGTGCTATTTGCTGTGTTGTTATACTTTTCTACAAACTCTAAAAGTCTCATATTCTTTTTTCTCCTTTACAAATGTGACTCGTTGACAAACTTCTGAATGTCATATGTATATCTAGTTCGTTTCTTTTTACTATCTATTGGAATAGCATTATTAATTTTCAAGTCGTTAATATTAAACGACTTCTTATTTATATTCTCCATCATCTTTACGAAATCACAGATTTCTATAAAGAATGTGTCGTTTTTTTCGTTTCTAAAATTACAAATAAATCCTGCGACAAGATTATGTTCACTTGCTTCTTGCAGAGATTTAATCTGATTATCTCTAATCATTGATAATGACAGACTTGTTGATTGAGTTGATTTTAATTCGAGCAAATATAATGTCCTTGAATCATCATCAAATAGAAGATAATCACAAATATTACTACTAGCAAATCTAGTATTATTTCCATTCCCAAACGATGCTGCATTATCCCTGAAACGATAAATCCAACACGTATTTGGGACAGAATCTTTAATCGACTGTTCAAAAATCTTTCCTGGATTCTGTACTATTTCCTTTCACTCCTTACATAACAAAAAGAGAGATCTCCGAAGAAATCTCTCTTTCCAAAACATATTTATTTAATTTTTACATTGCTATTATCATAGGGTATAATTCCCATTTACCATTAGGATATTTACCAACATTTTCACTAACAACTTCATGAACTTCGTCCAAACTACCAACATTCTTGTCAATGTGAATAACCTTTCCTCCTAAAATTGAAATCTCTTCACATATAACATTGTAATATTGCCTATCCATGTTATCCCCTCCTTATTTTGGTATGCAAAATAATTCATACATATCAACTTTGAGAGCACGAGATAGGACAATGGCATTTTTGAGAAGTATATCATTAGTGTTGTCATTTTCAATTTTGCTAATAGCCGCAACAGACAAACCTGTTAACTTTGACAATTGTTGTAATGTTAATCCTCTTTGATTTCGATAATACCACACTTTGTTCCTCATAATATTAATATGTACAAATGTATTTTATTTATGTAATATATTATAATATGAGTAATTTTTACTGTGGTAGAAATATTCAATCGTCCTTAATTGGCAAACTTAACACTTCTGGTTTCAATTTTTCGTGGTAAATATCATCGCCCCCAGCGGCTTCGTAAATTTTTCCTAACTCCGTAAAAGTTTTTAATCCAGAATTGTCAACATAACCCTTTTCAGAAAATTTTGTATGTAATCCATATAACTGATTTCTTAATGTCGCAACTGTACGCTCTTTATCAGCTCTTTCTTTTTCAGTTAGTTGACATTTTATATCGTCTATACCCTTTGACATTTTAGATATTTCTTTGTATTGCCAATTATCATGTTTTTCTAAAGTTACAAGTCTATTCTCAACATTTTCTTTGTCCTGTTCAGAACCAGTTTTAATTCGTCCCTTCTCCTTAAAATAAGAAATGAGATCAATTATTTCTTTGATTGCAAATAATAATAAAAACACTGCTAGGATAACACTTATATAATTTTGATTAAATACAGCTTCTATATATTTCATTCAAGCCACCTTTCTAAGAACATAAGTCCTTGAAAGTTTTCTTAACAGCTTTCGATGTTCCACAAGCTTTCTTTAATCCTTGACCAAACACACCAGGATACTCAACACCCTTTGGATTTTTACCTTTAAGTAAACATAATATTTCAAGTGCTGTAACCATCCATTGACATTCTGACACTTTAACATAATGCGAACCAAATGCAGCATCAGTAGCAAAACCCCAAATTCCGTCTACTGTAAGACCAGCACCATAATCCTTATTAAGTCCTGTTTGGACTACCTTAACAGCAGCTTTTTTTGTCTCAATTCCACGAATACCATCAACAATAATATTACATCCAGCAAACTTATTCGCTTCGGTCTGTCCCTTCTTTATGATAGAAGAAGTAGAAGATGTGACTGGTTTTGAAGCTACAGGCTTAGTGATTGGTCTGACAATACTTGAAATACTTGATATTACGCCAGTCTTAGAAGCATATTTCTTCCACTGAGCCTTATCAAAATATGCTTTATTGAGATCAAGATGTCCATTATAACCGTTTAGTTTACCAACGGAACTATACTGTCTAATCGCACATGAGTAAGCTCCTTCATTCCAAGGAGTAGTTTGATAACCTGTTTCATTATAATCTGGATACTGGGCAATCCAAAGTGGAGCACCTACATTCTTAACAGAATTCATAGCCGATTTCTGTATATAGATAAACGGCTTAATCTTAGTCTTCTTATATACATAATTGCACCATTCTTTACACCAAGCATAATCATTTTTACCAAATTGAGAGTTACCGCCCGATTCCCAATCAAGGACAAATATAGCCTTACCTACATATTTCTTCGCAACTGATAGAAAACGATCTGCTTCAGCCTTAACATTCCCTCCATTAGCATAATGATAAAGTCCAAGACACTTGTTAAGTTTGAGAGTCTTGTCACACTGTTTTACACAACAGTTACTTGTATATCCTGTACCTTCAGTTGCTTTCACAATTACAAAATCGCAAGGAACTTTGGTAAGATCAATATTTTCTTGCCACGCTGATATATCTATGCCATTCATACTAGCCATAGTTACACCTCCTCGTGCTTTGTATCATAAAGTGCTGTATCTATAAGAGAATCAAGATAATCACCAAAATCCTCATTCGCTTCACTCAATACCTTATATACAATTGTTGGAAGTGCTTGGAGTATCTTAGTCTTAGCAAGCTCTCTAACTTCATTCATTTTATCCTCTGTCCATTCATCTGTACCTTTGATATCTTTAACAACAGACTCATAAACTGCCTTGACAGCTTTCTTAACTTCATCATAAAGAATCTGACCATATTTATCTAACTTTCTAGCTTCAAGCCATCTATTCACTGACGTAAGAATTTTTGTACCAATTGGAAGTATAATAGCTGTCCAAATAACACCAAGAATGGTTGCCCAGTCAAGACTATTTAATATATCCTTCATAATTTTATTCTCCTTTCCAAAATAAAAAAGAACGGCAAAACCGTTCTCCTTATAGTTACTTATTTAATTTCCTTAATGTCTCTACACATCGTTTTAGATTGGAACATAAATAATCCAATTCATCCCTTGTTTCATACCCACTAAATGTCATACGAATACCACTATGTATTAGTTTCTCATCTAATCCAATTGCTGTAAGAGTAGAAGATGGTGTTAAATCACCTGATGCACATGCAGAACCAGTTGACATCTGTATATCTGCCATATCCAGTAATATCATCAGTGATTCACCTTCAATACCATCAAAACAAACATATAAATTATGTGGTAAGCGACTATCAACGTCTGCACCTATAATATGAGAATCTACTATATTATTGATGATATAATCATGAATATAATCTCTATTCTCAGACGTGATAGAAAAATAATTATAATCCTCGACTGCTTTACTAAGTGCTGCAATGCCTATTACATTTTCAGTGCCGCCAAACAAGCCTTGTTCCTGTGAACCATATATGAGTGGTTCGAGTTCTATTGACGGTTTCTTATATAAAACACCTGTTCCCTTTAACGCTCCGAGTTTATGCGCCGAAAATCCCAGACCATCAGCGTTTAACATTTTTACATCAACAGGAATTTGACTAATTGAACCTGTACAATCTACATAAACTATCGCATTATAAAAGTGACATATCTCAATAATTTGTTTCACGTCTTGAATACTTCCTATTTCAGAATTAGCATATTCTATAACTACAAGTTTCTTCATTGTATCCATAGATAAACATTCCTTGAGATCTTGGATGTCTATTTTCCCTGTGTAGTCAACTTTGAGTGGACACTTGTATTTTAATGACTCTACACATTTCAATACTGATTTGTGTGAAGTAGGAGAGTATAATACTTTACATTCGTTTTTCTGAGTATAACCTTTTATAAATAGTGTGTTACTGGCTGAACCGCCTGATGTAAAAATAATATTCTCAGGATTAGCATTAATAAATTTTGCTACATTATTTCTTGCACTTGTAATAATTTTCTTAGCTTCAACACCTGATTGATACATTGAAGATGGGTTCTGATATATGTCCAATAGTGATACTATATAATCCTCAACTTGTGGAGTTAATGGGGTAGTAGCTGCGTAGTCCAGATACATACAATCACCTACCTAATCTAACTCATAATTACACCACTTTTTATATACTTCAGTAGTGTCTGCTTTAAGAAATATCATTGCCAAAATTACATTATTTGTTTTATCATCTATACTTGTATACATATCAACTGGATATACATTATTTTTAATATATAGTAGATACTGTTTGGGATTAACGATCCTAACTGCTTCGTGTGGAAAGTAATCTCTTGTTTTTAAATTAGTTTTTATCATTTTCCTTTCATTCCTTTATCTGTATTACCGTAAAAAAATGGGAATATAACATTTGAATAGTAATGTCATATTCCCATCAGAATTTTCTAAAATCACTATTCAAATTGCATCACCCTTTCTTTTTAGGTGAATACTTAATCTTTTCATACTTATCTATATTTTTCTTAGTTGAATTATCAGTTGCATCTGTTAAAATAGAATCCTGTATAAGGTTTTCTTCAATCTTATCTGATACTACATTTTCGTTTATATCAGTAATGACATTCTGATAACTTCCACCAAAATTATCTAATCCAGATAAATCAAGTTTATCTAATCTATTTTTTGCTTTGTTTGCTGTCAGCTTATGATTTGCATAAGAAGATGTTACAAGATAAATGTCGTGACAATTTTCACTACAGAATGTGAACATCCAAGTAGGCTTATCCTTATCTTTTCCACAGACGGGACAATACTCATATGACTTATAACAAACAGCACATATCTTTTCCTTACTCAAGGTAATCCTCCTTTAAAAAGAAGAGTGATAGTAAGGACTATCACTCTTATAATTGATTAGGTTGGTATCAGATTAGGCTTCCTCTGGCTCATCAATGAAGTAGATTTCTACCATCATCTGCTCAGTTGTACATGTATCAGTAAGGATTGAACCCTTATAATCCATAGTCTGTGAGTCGCCACCTTCAAGTGCAATTGTTACCTCTGGACTTGGAATGAATGAAGCGATGTGGATAACAACGGCTCTAAAGCTTTCCTTATCACATGGATCAACTGCAAGTGCCTTAACAAACAGTTCGTGAGCTTTAGGGAACTTATTACCAGTGATAGATACCTTCGCACCACTCTTAACCTTTTTCTTATACTTAACAAAGAACTCTGTTTCATCGTCTGCCTTTGGTGGAGTAAGTACATGTGTTGCAATACCAAACTCAGTCTTTGTAGCAGTTTCAGGGGAAGCGGCAATCTTATATTCCTTGCCAAGCGCACCATTTGCAAGACCAGATACAACTGCTGAACCATCAACATAGTCCTCTGAAAGATCAAGTGTTTCACCAGCTTTAAGAGTTGTAAGAATAGGCATTTCAATAGCATTATCACTTGTTGCAATTTCTGCATCTGTTGCAGCAATAGTTGAAACTACAGCAAGATTAAGGAATGCATTTGTTGCAGTAACATCACCCTTCTTACCTGTGTACTTTCTATATACAAGATTACCTCTTGCATCATTAACGTCTGTTGAATCAGCAGTAATATCAATATTAAAATTATTAAGCTGAGTAAGAGCATACAGTGGGACACCAGCTTTAGTAGCACCATAACCAAACTGCGCTCTATCAATAATTACGTCACCAATCTTAAATGCCATAATTTTATTTCCTCCTTAAATTATTAAAAATTTGTATAAAAAAAAGAACATCCAAATAGATGTTCAAATTAACTATATTTCTCTCATAAAATTAAATTGTTCTTTATCAATTTTACTTGTGTCACAGAATCCAGAATAACTTCCACCCATCAATGCATGGGTTTGCTCATATATTTGAAGCCTTTGAACTGCATCGTAAAATTGATATATTTTTACTTGTTTTAATTCTTCAAGTTTGTATTTAAAACCAGGGTGATTTGTCAATGCTGAAATAATAGGTAGAAGATTAGACTCAGAATTATCATCTGGTTTTTTCATAGATAAGTTCATTTGATCTTCTTGTCTCATCCAATCTCTAGTAGTTCTTCCTTTTGCCTTTTCTACTTTAGGATGAATATTCATAATGGTTCTGATATACTCAGCAATTTCCATATATTCATTTTCTGACAATAGAATATTAGACTCTGGATTATATAGCCCAAATTGTTCTTCTGAATTTTCATCAGTATAAGAAACAATTTTATAGTCTAGGAAATTTACATCATGAAATATCAAACGAAGTGGAGAATAGTCTTGTTCTGGAATTTGAGATAATAGATTATATACCTCTATATCTTTTACCTGGCACCAATTTTCTACACCGAGATTAAATAGCATAAGACGAATCGAAGTGGAATTGTTAATAAATGGGGAGATAGCAGTATAAAATTTTGATTCACCAATATCTAAAATATCACCTATAGTTGGTTGGGATATTTTAATTCCGTGTACATAATAATCTTCGCCAAAGAAAAGTTTTAATTTATCAAAATGATATTTATCATTAGATGGTTTTTGTTTCTTTTGGTTGTCTTCAATAGTAGCGGTTTGAATTGCATCCAATGCACCAGACGATATATTAGCCATAATATCACCGCCTTAACTGGTAATTGCTCAAACTTGTTTTTCCATTGGTCGTATTTACGATTCCATTAGTGTCAATAACTTGGAATACAAGAGTGCGAACAAGATAATTATTATCTGTAGTAGATTCCTTTGATGATACAAGATGTGTCTGCATCCCAAATATATTTGACCAATTAAATCGTTCTCTTATAATAGAGGCAATAAGATCATGTCTTGGAATGCCAGTTAATTTATCATCTCTGTCATTACCATGCACAAAAATAGTAAATGTAATATTCGTATACTTTAATGTATCTTGGTAACGAGGCATCTCATCAAAAGACACTTGATAACAGATATAATGTTTTACTTCTGTTTGAGTATCAGGAATAAATAGATAGGGACGAATGTTGGATGTTCCACCAAAATATCTATCCCATTCTCCAAGAGGTTCATATTCCTTTGCTTCTTCATTCCATTCCCAATTGATGTTTCCATCATCATCGAAAAGTTCAGACTCTAATGATTTCTCATTGAGTGCATATAAAAGACATGGATTAAGCATAAATGCTTTTTCAATCTTTTTCTTATACTGAATATTTTCATCATCAGGAGTAGTTCTATACGCACGAAGTTTGTTTAACAAATCATTCTTTGTAATTAATTTTTCTGCCATACAACACCTCCTTACTCAGTTAGTTCCAACGGCAAAATTTCAGATTCTATCGGCAAGTTATCCTTAACTATTTTACATTTAACAGACAGTATTTTGCCGATAACGGAAGTGTTATTTGGAAATTTTACTTTCTTTTGGTTATACTCTGTGCCAGTTCGCCATGTAACTTTATCAGTCCAATCTTCGTCATCAATAGAACAAGTCCATGTAAAAGTTGCATCAGCATATTCAGTTGTAATATCTTCGTTGGAATCATTGAATAGATTTACTGTAAGATTTTTATAAGAACCACCGACTTTGATAGTTGACGTGGATGCTGAAATTCTTGCTGTGATAGAAGATGTGGGATTGGTTGGAGTAGATGGATCTGTTGGGGCGATTTCTGAATCGAAATAGTTCGCATACATTTCACCTGTTTCAAGATTGACATAATCGGTGTGCTCATTAAAGAAATTACTATAAATAGTTAATTTTTGTATCCCAAATGGTTGAACATTTTCACATTTTGTCACAGTCCATGCTGACGGGTGATCTGATAATGTGCTAACTAATAGACGCATATTTTTTGAATCCTCTGATGTATACCAAAATTTACTGGTAATATCATTCATTGGTAGCCAAATTTTATCTTGGTTATCAACATGTGTAAATCTTAAATCTGTATAAGTTCCAATCGTATCAATATGTTACTTTATTGGTTCGTTAATCCAATAAAGATAAAATTATAAAATTATGCTGCGGTATATTCTATGTATCTATCATATTTTCTTTGAAGATATAAATCCGCATCTTTATACATCCAATTCATAAGCTTAATAGCAGAAGTGCCAGTAATACTTGCAACTTTTGTTATTCCGTTATGACAAGATGCATCATATATTCCGCAATAAATACCAAGTTCTTTTTCAACTATATCTTTTATTTTTTCACAAAAGTTTTCTGTAGAAGTAATTGTTAATGTAATACGTTTGTTATTTTCGTTTTTTATATAACGATAAACACTCCCATCGCCGTCATAGTATCCACGAACAAAATGAGAATATAAATCTTTTGGAATATTTGGAAATTCTAAAACAAGACTTTTATTCCTTACAGCACCTAATTTTTCTAAAGAATTACACAAATGCCTGCTATTCATGTTCAATGTACACATATTATTGTATGAATAGTTCTTTTCGCTCTTTCTATTAGATTGATCTATTATTTTTAAAGGATTATTACTTTCGATTTCTTTACTAATATCTTCTAATAATTTCTTATCACTTTCTTGTAAAGAAATGCAAGCCGTTCCTTTTGGTGGAAAATTACACCCATCTGCAAAAAACAAGCCTAATACATATGCCTTGTTTGGTGTATCAATATTGTCAAAATACTTTTCGTTTAAATGATATTTTCTTTGACCGTTATTCACACGTTTAATTCCAAATTCATCTAATATATGACAAATCTTATTATAATTACATCCCATAATTTTACCTATTTTGGTAGTTGATAATTTGTTTTCTACATATAATTTAACAATCTCTTCTTTTTGTTCTTTTGTAAAAATTATTTCATTATAATTTGGTATTCCATTTTTCATTGCTTATTCCTCCTAAAAAATTGCAATATAAAAAGACGGTAATCTACTTATTAGGAGTAAGTAGAAGTGGTTTGCAACCCACTGTCCCGTCTAATTAACTATTCTCTATTTATAATTTTATTTTCTCTGTATCTCTACAGAAGGTCAGAGCATATCAACACCATATTCTAAAAAATAGAACTTAGGTGGTTTCCATTAACCCACTTGGGTACATGCTCGTTGAACGTTCCTCTGTTCGAGGCTTCGCAGCTGATTATTACTTATTAATAGCACTTAGCACATTATGAAAACATAATGCTTTTATTGCAGCATATGCCATCCAATTACTTTTTTCTGTCTTTCGACCACATTCACACTTAGGCATATTTCATCCTTATGTTGTAGTGTAATTGGCATTGTAAACTTCCAGCGTAAGAAAACTTTCGACATATTGTTTCCAATATGAAGCGCATACATTTTACGATGATTGCATTCTTAACACAGACCACATACGTCTTTTAATTCTTTGTGTTCCACTTTTTTCCACCCACATTAATTCATAATTTGCAGGCAAGACGAGATATTTTGGAAACTGATTCGCTGGCTCATTTCTACAAATTAACCATTTATGATATACCCCTCTATCGTCAGGAATATCGCACCAGAGTCCAATTGGAAATTCACTATTATACTTTGAATGAATTTTCTCATAATAATAAAGGTCATCACCTTCATTAAATTTTACAGGCTGACTTGGACGAAACATAAGATAGTATTCCACTTGGTCTTTGTCCATTGACTGATAAGATTTGACAATAAACTTTGCATCTATCTTTGTCTTATTGGTATTTTCATAAGTCATACCTTCAGCAAGAGAACGTGTAATTCCATGTTCATCTGTGAAAAAATCGTCATGAAAATGATCGTAGATGTAACAAGTTTTTGTAGCAATGTCGTTTTCAAATGTCTGTTCCATCACCCAATCAGATTCTTCTTTATAAATCTGACCTAAAGTTTTCGCATTATTTGTTTTGGCGTTAGCGATTCGCCTAGCTGTTTGTAGACTCGGCATCGCAACCCACCTCCTCAAACATCTGCTTAATATATCCGTGAGAATCTAAGATTGCCCTACGAAATTTTTTATAACTAAAATGGTCGCTCTTGAAATTATCCATAGCACCTTGTAAGGTTGCCATAAGAGTTACCATAAGTCCGTTATCATTAAATAAGGTTTTTATGCCACCTAATTTAAACATAACATTCTCAAAGAAGACGAGAAATGCTTCATCATCTTCAAATATTTTCTCTTCAATTGTTTTGTCTTTATAGAGCAATAGTTTGTGAATATCACCATGCATTGCACGAACTGCTTCATTGATTTGCTTGTCTGTAAAGTCACCATATATGTATTGCATATTAGGACTCCGTGTTAATATAGGAATTGTACATATATCCGTAATCACGAATACGTTTATTTAATTCAATTTTCATGGAATCCAGACGATTAATCATATTTTTATGATTGTCAAGTAGCTTCTTTTCTTCCTTACCACCTATCATTACTGATGTGTGCATAATTGAATCAACCTGTGGCTGTAACCACTCAATCGTCATTCCAAGTACAAGAATTCCTACGACAAAATTCATATCAGCCGTTTCATCTACTGAATTATTCAACGTAAAATCCAACTGTTGAATTTCATCATCGAGCGTGAGAGAAGAGAATAGTCTGCGCACTCTTGGATTAGCAATTACATTGTTTAATCGCTCTGTATATATTTCAAGCAAATCATTTTCGTCAAGAGAGAGTTCTTTTACATCATTGATTCGTCCTCTTGTTCGTGAAAAAATTGTTTCGTATGGAAGCGTCATTGTGAGCCTCCTTTACTATTCAAATAATTCAGACATCAGTGTAAAATTCGTCCCATAAAATGCATCAAGTGCTTTAATTTTCTTTACACTATCAACACGTCCGTTTGCTATCAAAGTTGCTGCAATATTTTTAATTGATTCTTTTGCGCCATCTGGAAGTGTTTCAATTGTCGCAATCATAGTATCCGCATCTGGTGTAATTAACAAATCTTCTAAGTCGCCAACTGAATACATAGTTGTATAAATTTTCTGAACCTGCGGAAATTCTGCAAGAAAATCTTCGTCCTGAATGATAAAAAAAGGTTCTGTAATATGCCTTTTACCTGAACGAATAGCAGCTACAAGATCCTGATATTCCACCTCTGTCACATCGCCACGACCAGCCCATTCATAATTCACACCTGATTTAATTCCAATCATACCAAGACATCCAGAAACAATTGATTTACATTCAATGGCATCTGTTGCATCAAACTTTCTAACTTCCTTTTTAACTGTAGATTCTTTTTCTTCTTTATTCTCCGTCTTTGGAGTTGTTGTTTTCTTTGTATAAGCCATTTTATAATCCTTTCGTTCCATAAAAATAAGAGGCTGGATTATACCAACCTCTTATAACTTCTGTTTTTTTTATTTAGGCAATAGTCCAAACACCAAAGTATCTATCAAAGATACATGCGATGCCCATTTCTCTCTGTACTTCGTATGTCATGAAGTCGTCAGCTCTATCAGCCTTTTCAGTAACCTCAACAATTTCTGTTTCTCCAACATCTACAAACTTGCAGAACTTATTGTCAACATTAGGAACAATAAGAAGAGTACCAGGCTTAATGAGTTTCTTTGTAACATCATTCTTAACAAATCTCTGTGGGATTTCGACAAGAGTAGTAGTCTCGTATGTACCAAGTCTACCAAGTTTTGCCATATCCTCTTTCTGAGCATCTGTAGCCCAATCAACATCTGTAAATGCATTAAGCTTTTTAAGGTCTGTCTTTAAACCGAATACTGTTACATCAACTCCACCATTAGCAGCAGAAACATCATCAAGTAACTGATCAAAAGATTCCTTGTTAGAAGCAGTAATCTCCTTTGTTACATGGAATACTTCCTGTGCAGGAATTTTATCACCTACAGACATTACCTCTGTAAGCATATCATTCTGAACTTCTTCCTGCATAGCGATTGATACAGCATCAACAAACTTAGACCAATCTTTGCGACCTGTAAGATATACATCAATATCCATACCAACCTTGATTGCGTAGTTGGATGTCTTTACTGAGAAAGATTCACCCTCTGCAAGTTTCTGCATTGATAAGTCATGATGATCCCCAGATACTTTAGCAACAGTAAGAATTACATCCTTATCTGTCCAGAACTCATTTTTATCTCCCTGAGAAATATTCTTTGACTCAACAAACTGATTAAAGAATTCATTTTCCTGTAAACCAGTTGTAACCTTAATATCAAGAGTATCCTCAAGAACCTCCATAAGTTCAAGACCGTTTCTCTTCATTGCTCTTTTAATATCTCTCTTTGAATATTTCTGTGTAGGATCTAATCCTAAAATATCGAAACAAACACTGTTAATTTTTGCGTTTACAGCATTCTTAGGAACTTCGTTTCCATTCTCATCATATACTGTTATACCATGTGTATAATCATAAAAAAGCTTTCTAAAGCCTTCGAAATCATTCTCTGGTTTAGAGAATACTCTTTTTAAATTATCAGAAAATACTAACATATTATTTTAAACCTCCTTCCATAATTAAACTTCAACGGTAAGTTTCTTAGCACTTACGCCTGTAATTGCCTTTCCTACCTCTGGTTTTCCATCGAATCCTTCAGTAGAAAGTTCAAAAGTGTCATATTTGTGTAAACCATAGCAACGAACTCTGTCGCCAGCCAGATTGTAAAGGTTTGACTCTTTCTTCCATGTATTAGTCCAATCTTCAGCCCCAACAGGAACGGAATATACTAAAACTGCATCACCGGGATCAGTAACGAGTACAAGATAATTACCATTACTCATCTGCTGTACGATTTTTCCTGTAAAAGTAGTTACAGCAGCTTCCTTATAAAGATCGAGACTCTTCCAATCTCCGATTGCGATTAAATTACCATTATCGGTATCTGTTGTAAGTTCAACAGAAAACATATGCTCGCCATAATTTGCTGCTAAAACATTGGAAGGATTAGCAGTTGCATGTTTGGCAATTTCATACTTAATTGACATATTTGCCATAATAAAATTCCTCCTTAAATTTTTTTGCATTAAAAAACTCGTTGCAAAAAGCAACGAGCATATTGAATATTGGTTGTATTAAGTTTTTAATTAAACTTTAAATTTCCATAGCGATTATTTTTCTTTTTTGTGCTATTCACATTCGTAAACATCTTAACTGAATTTGTGTTTTTCTTTGTGTTAACAGAAGAGAAGTTCGCATGTGTAGACATATAATCTGAATGCATAACCTTTACCTTTGTTTCAAAGTCTTTTACAGAATAATTATCCATAGTCTTTACTAATTCAGCGAAATCAGCATTTACATAATTTCCTTCTGAATCTTTCTCTGTAAGAACAGAATAATTATCAGCATTTATAATAGCTTCTTTCTGTGCATGAAGTTCATTCTTTTCTGCTGTCTCCTTGAACTCTTTGAGTGTAGCGTAGTTTGAACGCATAGATTCAAGTTCAGCCTTCTCACTTGCTGTTAAAAGCTCACGGAATAATTCAATACGTTCACCATCAAATGCAACATTGTCACCATCTTTCGTATAGTTCTGGCGGTAGATTTTATCAGTACACCAACCCTCATATACAAAATAAGAATCAAATACATTTGATATATAATAATAATCGTTATCTGACTCTTCGTATGGTGCTAACAGATTATAAAGTGCATATCTTGTATCTTCGTGAGAAATTTCATATGTACGAACAATCTTTTTAAAAGTCTGACTTCCACCTTCATCGCCTTCTGGATCAGAAGCTCCTTCGCCATCACCTTCTCCATCATTGGAAGGCTCACCAGATTCTCCGCTACCTGAATTGTCTCCTTCTGAATCGTCATCATCGAACATCTCGGCAAATTTTGCTTCAAGTTCCTCATCTGACATTTCTGTATAATCGAATGTTACATCTTCATCAGTCTTACCATATTTGGCAAGTAACTCTTCAAATTTTGTCATTTTGTTATTTATTCCTCCTTCCCTTGATTGTGTTTGAACAGGAGTCTGTTCTTTATTGAAATTAGAAAGTGTCTTGTTAAGATTTTCTAAGAGTTCAATCAATTTTTCATCTTTGTCAAATTTTACTGAATTGTTATTTACACTAAAATCCGCAATATCGGCACGAGAACCTTCCATACCTTCCTGAATTTCTGTACCATCATCATGACTTCCTAACAAAGTTGAAGCATTTACATAGAAATCATTTAAGTCAAGATATTTCTCCTTGGCATTGTAAGAGAGCTCATCAATAAAAAGCTCGCAACTATTTTTTGAACCTTGTTTTGCACGAATAATTTCACAAGCCTTTGTATATTCTTCGCTGATATAAGCATATGCACATACATAATCTTTATCTAAATTATCATCATGTTCCCAAAATGCAGGTTCAGATGAGAAAGAACCAACTTGAGATTCAATATATCTAAGTTCTTCGTTACCTTTATCATCCTTAACAACTTCCATCTCATGACCTTCGAAATCCCAACTGCCATCGTCAAGCTGATGGATTGCAGCCAACACAGGTCTGTCAGCAATTGTATTCATTGCTTTCTCAGCAGCATCCTTTGATACATAACTCTTATTTCTGTTAAGTCCTGTATGAAAAATTCTGAATTTAAGACGCATCATTCCACGATGATTTTCGTCTACGGTATCGTCTATCTCAAAAGTAGTAGGCACTTTTAAAGCCAATTGATAGCCAGTATCTTTAGAACTGAATTTTGCAAATTTTTGTTCTTGGCAAAATTTTAGTAAATCATCTTCAGTTAAAATTTTCTTTTTAATAACCTTTGGCATCTACTTAGTCTTTTCCTCCTTTCTGACATAATAAAAGTCGCCCAAGGAAGACGACTAAAATGTAAGCATATTTGTATACTTCAATTTATTTATATCTATATTTTCTGAAAACCGAAGAGTATCAGTATTCAAAAATACATAAATACCATTAGAATTTTGCACCTGTTGATATCCTAATTGGGATAGGAGAGTAGCAGTAGGTGCATCTTGTGTCTGTATAAATTTTTGATTCATTCCACCAACTCCTATTTATCATTTAAATTCTCGTCTCTTGTGCGAAGTCCAGCATCTGTAAGTTCCGAATCATCCTTCTCTTGACCACCGCCTTTATTATTGCCTGTCTGAGTATAAGTGCTAGATAGCGGTTTGAATTTTGAACTAAGCTGCAAACAGTCTTCTTCCAAAAAGTTCATAGATAACGTATCTTTTTCAGATACGCCATTTAATGTGTTATAAAGAATTTTGTTTGGTAATCCATTAGTACATGATTCCAAGATTGATTTTCTAAAATCATCCTTCTGATAAATAGAAACATCAAAGAATTTAACCTTACAAGGTTCAGAAATCCAATTAGATAGAAGTCTATTAACAATAGCTTGAATCTGTGGAATAAGAGTTGAAATAGAAAATGTAGAATCTGCAAGTACGCCATATTTAAAAGCAGTGGAATTAGATGCAGAGTTTAGGTTTAATATCTGAGCACCACCAGCAGTATTTAAAATTTCCTTCGTTGCTTTTTCAACTTTTGTAATATCACCTGTCGCATCATCTGGAAAACTTATCTCATGTAATTCACCAGGAACAATAGCAGCGGAGATATAAGGCGGTAATGCTTCTTCAAGCATACGATTGAAATACTGAATCATTATATCTGGATTCACAGTCCAATCATCTACATCTTTGCCCATAGTTTTCATTTCAAGCCACACTAATTTATAAATATTAGCTGCCTGTTGAACCGCCTGATAATCAGAGGCATCCATAAGGTCAATCAATGATAAAAATATAGGTGTAAGCACGGGAACGATGGTCTCCCAGTCTTCAGACCTAAATTTAATACATACATTATATTCTTCTGGGATTAACTGATATTTTTCATTTGTACTTTGATATGTGTTCCACATACTATTGAATGGTTCTCCCCAATATTCAAGAAGCTCCTGATGGCTACGGAAATAACTCATGTCCATAGCTCCTGCAAATGAACCATCAGGAAACATACCTGCTATTTTCATATAATCAGGATCTAATGGAAGAACAAACATTCCTTGTCCCTCTGTATAATAAGCACATCCATAAAATACATCTTCTCTTAAAGTAATAGATGCAGCTTTACGGAACTCATAATTTAATCCTAGAGTGTCAACTATATCAACTGTTTCTTGATATTTTTGTAATGTGGATTGCACATCATTTTCACCTGAGATTATAAATGGGGGAACTATATTACGAATTGTAAGATCAATCTGATTTGCATAATATTTGCAAAGACGATAATAGATTTCTGAACGATAATAGAGATAACGAGATAGGCTTCGTAGATTCTTTTCATTAGAAGAAATATTCTTTATGTATGATTTTACATCTTCCTTTGAGTAATTACTAATTGATGTATATCTGGATGATTTTTGAATATCTCGAAGACTTGTAATAGCACTTGTTGCATCTTCGTAACGTTCAAGTCTACTTTTATTTTTCTCATACCATTCACGCATTTCATTTGCGGTTGGCTGTTTTGGAGTAGAAGAAGTGGTTTTCTTCTGTGAATTATTTATTTTAGCAGGTGCATTAGAATTTGCATCTACTTTCTTAGGTCTAGGCATATTTGATAATGCACCTCCTTAATTGTATTTTGCTTTACGAATTGTAAGTTTATTTATAAAACTTGTGGCATCTTCGGTTGGACGTTTTCTATTTGTAATAGCTTTTCTACGTTCACACATGAGGGCGTAAGAAGCCATACACGCCGTATACGCACGATCATCGTGGAGCTTATTGGCTTTTTCAGGCGTAAGTTCAAATGAATCTTTTCCAGAATCTCTTTTCTTACGAACCATATTTACAAGTTCTTCTTTTAAAGCATCAATGTTAGCAAGAGCAATTTCATCCTGCCAATCAAGTTTTATAGTTTTTGTATTAACGGATTCAATTTTCTCTAATTCTTCATTGAGTTTAGTTTCAAATTCCTTTTCATTAACTTTTTGTTTTCTGAGTTCAGCAGAAATTCGTTCTTTTTCTTTAGCCAATTTTTTCTCATCAACATCAAAAACAGTGAGATAGCCTTTATGGTCATATTGTGCTGTAAAACTGATTTTATCCTGATTCATCAATTCTATCATTGCTTCATACATTTCAGATTTGTAACCAGCAGGGGACATAAGATGTACTTTGTCTACTGCATTTGGAAATTTCTTAACATAATCGGCAGAGTATTCTTTATCTATTAAGCCTCTATGAACAATGCCAGCAGAGTCTGTCCAATCTGGCATTAAATAATCAGCTATATTAACACCAGATCCACCGCTACCTGCATCAATGTATACACCAACAATATTTCCATATGCGTCAGCTCCACCGTTATAATCAAGAATTACTTTTTTTAAATATTCAATCTGATCTGGTGTCTGCATAGGAGATTTGATTTTTTTACCAACATCAATAAGATTAATACAGTTTACCAATCTCATTCTTGTATCAATACTTCCGTCTACCTGTTCATATTCATAAATTTCACCAACAAGAATTACTGAATTATCTCGACTTCTAGCAGGATCATATGTGATGACGAATTTTTTATCACCTGTATCATTGTAAAGAAGAGGTTTTCTTGTTTCTTCGTTTCGTGTAATAACACCTCTACGAATAATTGCATCAGTGCCAGCATCTGTAGTAAAAATACAATAATACTCACGTCTTGCTTTTTCTGGGTTTGTTCTCATTTCCGATTCAACAGTATTTCGAGATAGAAGAGGGGTGACTAATTCTCCCCTAAGAGTTGGTTTAAATGCTTGTTCGCAATCTATATGTAAAACACAATAATCTGGATTTCCCATAATTTGCTGTTTAGAAAAGTCACGATACAGTCTCCAAAATTGAGTATCAGTTGAAGAAGCTGAACTTATATAATATTTCTGATACGACAAATCTCGTGGTAAGCACCTTTGACGAATAGGATCAATTGAATTACCATCTACATCTTTACCTGTTTTTAAACTTTTATTTACAACAGCGAATGCACCATATACATTCATCATTTCATCAGACAAGAAACCACTTTCGTCAAAAATTACTGTGCCTCGCATACCTCTTTTGGCATCTATATTTCCGTTCAATGTCCTAGTCATAGATCCGTTATAACATGAATAGGAAAAACCATTGGACGAGTGTGAAAATCCATCACCTGCTGCATTTTTAATTTCAATCTCGTTCTTGAATAAAGAACCGGTTGAACCGTAAAATGTATCAATGTTATCATTGGCAAGTCGTTCCAAAGTAGTAAAAGTTTGTTCAGCCTGACCGCCTGTACCACTTGCAATGTATGTCCATACATTACAAAAACACATATCTTTTGACATTATCTCAAGGTCAATAACTGTACTTTTACCATATCCACGAGTACATACAGCAAGTACATTTGGACAAACCCAACTTCTTTGTACAAGAAGTGCTTGTCCATCTAAAAGCTCTATATTGAAAAATAGATCTATAGCTTTTACTGGGTTGCATTGTAGATATTTTTGAATTTCAGCAATTTGAATATAAGACTCAATTTTACGAGATGATATAGAATAACCATGTGGTTTTACGTATATTCCATATTGATTATAAAAATCTTTATCATAATCAAGAATTTCATTCTGATAATAATTCATAATCATTTGCTTATTCTGATTCATTTTCAGTAACCTCCTTTGTTTCATCGTCAGGAGACTCTTCAACTTCATCAAACTCTGCAAAGACAGAATATACATCTTTTAAATCTTTTAACTGTTCTTCATTTAATAGATTGTTTTCTTTTAATGTATCTCTTAAATCAAGATTTTCTCTTAATAGTATTCTGTTAATTTCTTGGTAAGCATCCTTTTCTTTTCGAAGACCAGTGTTAACGATACGCATTTCAGAAACCATATCTGACCACTCAGATTCATCAAGTGCCAACTGTTTCATAATAGAAGCATCACTGATTTCCTGAACCTGTTGCATACCTCTACATGTATCAATATCAAAACCATTGACCTCACCACTTCGCAGATTAAGACTCTTAATTTTCTTGATTTTTCCAGTCCATGTATTTTCACCCTTTTTAGCATTTTTGTTATGTTTTAATGAAATACAACTGTCTTGTGCAAGACTTGTAATAACCGAAGTAATTTTACCTTTGCTTTCTTGTAGAGATTTAATTGTTGCAGAATTGCGTTCAATATTTGAAATATCACACATCAACTTTGATATGGTATCATCAATTTTAGATTGTTGTAAAAATCCACGAACAATAGAAATAGCAGAAGAAGTACGCATCATATCTTCATTTGCGTCTTCACTAGAATCTAATAATCCTAATAATTGAGAATATAAGAATGGCTGGTCTATGATATCTTCTTTTTCAAATGGATCATAACTCAACAGTCGAATAACATCATTCTTATTTTTTAAAAAACTATCATATGTATCCAACCCTGCATGTGATTCAATAAGTTCTTCCTCAGTCGTAAGTTCTTTTACTGATTCATTTTCAGTTTTATCCTTAACAAAATGGTCTGAATCAAAGTATGTTAGTCCTATATAATTTGGCATAGCAATCTGACGAGCATATGCAGTCCATACGTTAGATTTAACTTTTCCAGATGCAAGATTTTCAACTTCTTGAATACTTGAATCCCATACTTTTTCGAGAAAAGGTTTTCCCAAATATCTAAGAGCAAGTTGTACTGATTCTCTCGTAGGTTCTTGGTCAACACCATTTGTAGTTCTTAATGCTATTTTTTTAGCACAATCTTTACAAATTGGAGTAAGACCACTTTTACTCATAGGATCTGTACTTACATAAAATTTATCTTTAGCTTTATGAGTATCACACATGTAACACCAAGCCCCTTCTTTGAGGGATTTGATTTTTTCTTCTTGTGTTTCAACTTTCTTCTTTAATTGTGCAGCCGTTAATTTTGGGGGCTGTGTTTCTTTTGTCGTAGCCAAACTAACGACCACCTCCTTTTATTCCAACATAAAAAGAAGCCACTTCATACGAAATGACTTCTCAAACTTTCCAATATTAAATTTCCAATGAAAGTGCAAATTTATCCCTTATTCTCAAGATTTTGTTTCAGTTCATCAAGTTCTTTCTTAATATCAGCCAAAGAAACAGTTACATTATTCTCATAATCAACAATTTGTACATCACTTGTAGCCATTACTTTACCATTTTTATTAACCACTTTTTGTCCACTAGACGACACAGTTATATCATTATTGGTTACTGTTGTAGTTCCACCTTCACCAGTTAAGGTAATATCTCCTGAGTAAGTTGTTTTCTTTCTTTCGCTTGTTATCTCAAATCTATTACCAAATATTTGTATTTTATGATAAGCACTCTGAACTAACTGAAGAAAGAAATTTGTATTCTCCGTTGTTGTACCTTCTTCAACAGTATACATATTAATAGAGTTGCTGTCTTTATCAAGAATAATCTTACCATCTATTTGAGCAGAAACCTTATTTACTTTATCAGAAATTTTTTTATCATTACGAAGTAGAAGAGTAGTGAGTCTTTGTAATCTATCCTTAATCATTTTCAGTACCTCCATAAACCTCTTTGTAAGATGTATTATATATAACATCTATATCATCGTCTGATAAATCACCACTATTAACATCTTCGCCAATAGAAACTAATATGTCATAGGTTAAATCTGATACTATCATTATATTTTTATATCCAATTTCCTTATCTAGTTCTTTGACCTTCGTTTTTAATTCATCGAGATCCGAGGTTTCAAAAATAACTACATTACCAGATTCATCAACAATACTATATATTTCATAAAAATCCTTATTAAGTACAGATGTGTACTTTGTTAATATCTTATATTTCATTTTATTCCTCCAAATTTTAGTACAGGTAGTGAGACTTGAACTCACACGGTATTATTACCAGAGGATTTTAAGTCCTCTGTGTCTGCCTATTCCACCATACCTGCTTATCTTATGTCTTTCTCAATAAACTAAAGCAATTATAATGATCTGTAGGAGATTTGAACTCCTGTTGCCGCCGTGAAAGGGCGGTGTCCTAGACCGCTAGACGAACAGACCTAATGTGGGTGTCTCACCCACTGGATCAGTATAAAGCACTAACTAACTGATTTTGGACTGTACACATCCAGTTATTTAAAATATAGTCGCTTATCAGCAACCTAATTCATGCTTCCATGCACTTGTTTTTCTTGCTAACCAACGCACAAGAAGAGTAAGTGATAGCTCGTATCAACCAAACTACATTGCGCTTATGTATTGATACTCCATTAATTTATCCAGTTGCAACGCCACAACGGAGATTGGAAAATAAATTCGGCAAAAGGCGACCTCACCAATCGCCTTTTGAAATAATTTCGATTTGTTAGAAAAGTGGGAGAGGAAATTAGATGAAGTGTTAGACGAAAGCTTCATCGGCATCCTCAGTATCTTCGCGAATGACATACATCTGAGTTGTTTCAGAAGATTCGTGTCCCAAAAGTTTCTGTGCTGTTTCCAATGCACGATGGTCGTAACATACAAGATTGGTCGCTCTGCTTCTTCGGAAGTTATGTGGAGTCGTTCTCCTACCAACAATTTCAGAAAATTCATTTATACACCAATCATTGAATGCACTATATCCAATCTGTCGCACCTTTGAACCATCTTTAGTTTTTACGACAAACATATAAGGGCAATCATCATCGCCACGCACTTCAAGCCATTTCTTTAATGCGTCCATTACATCTTGTCCAAACTGCAATTTTCTAACCTTGCCAACAGCACTACGTCCCTTGCAGCGAATTTCATGTGTTTTATAAGATACAGATTCTACTTCCTGTTCTTTGCCATCCTCATCGACAATTGTTACAATTTTCCTCTTAGGCTCATAATTAATAACCTCTTTAAGCAACTGTAAACTCTCTGCATGTCTGCATCCAGTAGAATATGTAAACTTTACATATGCTAATTTCTGCCATTCTTCACGTTCAGCTAATACTGAACATAAATAATCCATTTCATCAGGAGTTAATGGTTCTTTTGCGAAAACCTTACCTGTTTTTGGCACTTGCATCTCCGCAGTTACATAATTACGGAACATAGGATAGTCCTCATCGTAGAAATTCTCGATGAATTTATTCAATGCGCTGACAGAAGACTTTTTAAATTTAATTGCAGCTTCAGATAGTCCACGATTAGCAAGAAAATTCATATAGCGAAGAAATTCTTTCTTTCTAATTTCTATGCAGTTTTTGTTATTCAGATTATTTTTAACCCATACGAAGAATATCTTTAATGCAGACCTATAAGCATGTAAACTATGTGGTGAAAGATGAGTCTGATTACTGAGGTAATCTTCAACCATATTTCTATTAAACTCATTAACCTCTGCCCATTCCTCATCTGTAACTGGATCTAATTTATCTGCTATTTTACCATTCAATAATCTCACTTCCTTTCAAACAAAAAGAAGCGAAATAGTAGTAAACACTAAGCCACTTCTTTTAAATATTTATTCAATATATTTTATATGTTTCTTCATTAAATAAGGATAGCGACAACATATCACCTATTGCCGAGCATTCATGGTATATTTATTACCCCACTAGGGAAAGAGGTGCTATCCATATCCTCTTAATGGGCAGAGATGGATTCGAACCACCGATGTTTCTAGCGTAAAGAGTTTACAGCTCTTTGCCTTCGCCACTAGGCTACCTGCCCATAATAAAAGAGTGTGCAGCATACACTACACACTCCAAAAATAAGACCAAAATGGTAAATTACCCTTGAATTTTTTGACTAAACATTAAACGCTTTCAGGATTTTCTCAATATCCTTATCACTCAGATCCTCAGTTGTATAATATGAATAACTCACATAAGAATCATCGTTAACCTTACTTGCTGTGAATCCATGCATATAATCATCATCAAGCTTATATACATTATAATCATGACCTATACAATTCTCACAATCACCGTCACAGTCACAATCATCAGTTAATCCAAACAATATAACTTCCTTGTCTTCATTAATACAGTAATCTATTACATCCTGCTTTATATCTCCATCCATATTAATATAAGCTATATCAACATCATTAAGAATAATTTCATCATCAATAGGGATAGCAGTAACATAACCATCATTATCAATATATACAAGATATTCATTAACCTTATACCAATCAATAAAATCAATTTCCTTAATGCTTGTCTCAGGAATTTTCAATAAAATACTTGTAATATATTCAGCAAATTCCTTATTTACAACAATTCCTACAGTCTTTTCAGTATTAATTACTCTATCAAGAAATATATCTATAATATCCTCATATTCATCGACATTGATAATATCCATATTTTCATATTTTGTATGTTTCTTCATAAATTCACCCCAATTAGCCCAGAGTCTTAACTGCTGTAGAAACCTTAAATACAAGCTGATCTTCTGCATCCTTATGCCATGTAGAACCCTTATTATCCCCAAGCTGAACAGTACCAGACTTCTCTGCGACATGTTTTGCGGTGAAATTACCAACACCAGGAAGAGGAATCTTCTCTGTCTTGTTTTCGGTAATATTGTCAATAACACAATCTGCAAATGCTCTTAATACAGAGGTAATTTCCTTCTGAGTAAATTTCTTCTTTGGATGATTCTCATCAATATCTATATTGAAAAGATCTGTAGCTCTATCTGTAACCTCTCTAATCATTACGTCCTTTGTCATAATTTTATTTCTCCTTTTTCTCAATTAATAATAATTTTTTAATAAATTTCGGCACTTCTATATATTTGCCGAATAACAAAAGAGGGTAGCGGCTCTATGAGTCCACTCCCTCACATGTGGCTTCGTCAGCCAAAACCGAAGTTATTCCCATTTATTAATTGCCTGTTGGGTTCAGGTCTGTTTGCATCATAGCAGTGACTCTATAATGCCCATACGAGTCGGACTACCCAAAAGTAGAAGAGTAGTCCTGTTCTCACAGTCACTTGTCTTAATATTAAAACTATGCATCTCCGTACATAGCCTACTTTATTATTTTTATTTAAGTTCAATAGGGTAATAAGCTTTTACGCCTCTATCTGTACAAATACAAACCATTTGTGACGGTCTGCCTGTTAATCTTTTCTCAATTGTATATGAATCTCCGCAACCAGCAAGAGATCCACCACGGATCATCTTTACACCATTTGTTTCATCTACAGAACAAACATGTAAATGTCCATAAGTAATTGCGTATGGAACAAACCCTAACGCCAAACATAAGTTTTGCACCCCAGATTTATTAAATCCATCATAATCACCATGTACAGCAATATATGATTTTCCTCTAATTGAAATGTCAGCAATTCCCGTATCAATATTTCTATGTAAAACATGGAAATTATCAATATGTTTCAGAGATAATTCAACCGCCCAACGGATAATATCATCTAATCTTTCATCGTGAATTGCATCGTCCTTACGATCCATACGTGTATGATTGCCTGATACATTTGACATAAATACTGTTTCAAAGTGTAATGACAACTCATAACAAAATGAAGATATTAATTCTGTCGCAATTTTAATTTGTTCAATTACATTTTCTCTATTTGTGACTTGGATAGATTTGTGAATATTTCCCGAAATTAGATCCCCTTGAAGACTAACATAACACATTTTAGAATTATGTAAGTCTCGAATAGAAAATACTTCATTTAATAACTGATTAAGTCTATCCTTTGCGATATCTGTATTGTATTTACCAAAAATAGAATCAAAAGTCTGACCAATATGTAAGTCGCTTAATATAATCAACATATCATTATCGGAATTAATAGATGTAATGCTATGTTCGTCAAAATTTATTTTACCAAGAGAAGAGAGTTCTGACTCTAATTTATCAAGTTTTTCTTCAACTCTAGCATCTGTAAAATTCTGTTTCTGCCAAGCATTACGTTCATCTCGAAACTGAATCTTTTTTCTTTCTAACTCACGTTTCTGAATTTCAATCTCTTTCAACTGGGTATCAGAATCAACAAATTTAGATTGATTAGCATTCAACATTTTTTTAAATGCCTGATATTTTTTTCGATATGTACTCTCACCAAAATCGTTACCAGTTAATTCATTAATAACATTAGCAATATCTTGCCATGAACCTATCTGTTCCTTATCATCACATATTCGCAGAATAAGTTCTTCATCTGATTCATTCTCAAATCGTTTATAAGAAGTAATAACAATCACCCCTTACTCATCTTCAGTGATTACGTCAAGATCCTCATCTGTCTTTAATGCAACCGTAAAATCAATCACCTGATTCTTGAATGCTGTAAGAAGATCAGATATTTTTATATCCTGCTCATCACCAAGTTCATTCTCATATGTAATAGTAGAGCAATCCTCTGAAAGTGTACCTGCCTTAATTGTTAATTTGTCTGTTGTTGTTCTTATAAACTTTAGCTTGCTGTTTGCCATTTTCCTTTTATCTCCTTATCAACTAAAATAGGAGAGCAATGTGCTCTCCTTAAATTATTTCATCTATATCACAATCTATGCCAATTATCTGATCAACTATATGACGTTCTTTTGCTTCTTCAGAAAACATGTAATATTCTCTGTCCTTGATTTCTTCAATAAAATCAGCAGTCATGTCAGTGTGTTCTATCATAAACTTTGTCATACGTTCATCAAGTTTGTCGTAAAACTTCTGGATATCCTTACCCTTGTTTCCGCTAGATACATAGCCTGTCTGTCCATCATGGTAGAGAACGATTGTATTTGGAAAACAGTAGCGAATATGTCCAGCAGCAAGAATATAACTAGCCATTGATGCACACTTGGCAAAACCAACTGTAACCACAGGTGTTTTTGAATATGTTATCTGACTCAATATCTGAGTACCAAGTACGCAGTCTCCACCATCACTGTTAATGTATATAAATATTTTCTTACGCTTATCTACTGGAAGATTTTTATCTTCTGAATTCCATTTGAGAATCATAAGACATACATTCTCTAATAAGTCATCAGTTATTTCCTGATTGATAATAATTCTTCTATCATTGAGATGATTCTTTATAATTTCGTTATATATGTCATCATCTTTGTTAATTTCAAATAGTAATTCTTCTATAATTGACACCTCCTATAATGATATAATCATATCTTTCTCAGAACACTTTACTTTATAACACTTATCATTCTTAGATATTTCTTCTCGTAAATGCTCTTTTAAACAATTTTTTGCTTCTGTAGATCCATGTACCAAAACAAGCTGATTTGTATTCAAGTTACTACCAAATTGTAATAAGTCATCAAAATTGGCATGGGAACTGAACGTGCTCATCGTTATACAATCTGCTCTATTAGGTACAGGAACTTTATTTATATTGATTGTTTTATGGGCTTTGCCATTTTTTATTCTATACGATAAATAAGAATCATCTGTTCCTACAAATCCAGAGAAACAAATCATAGAATTGACATCACGTAAATACTTATCAAGATAAGATAATATCCTCCCATTCGTGCAAAAACCACTACTTGAGATTACAATTTTAGGTATAGAGTCATTTACCCATGCTTTCGATTCTACCTTTTCACGCACATATTTTACATTTTTCCAATTATGCACTTTTGTCCATAACTCATGAAAATCTGAGTCAAGAACATCTTCGTAAGCCTGACATATATCACAAGTCAGCATTGAATCAACGACTATATCTGTTTTAAAATCTTCATTTTCTCCAAATAGGAGATATAATGTTGTCAATAATTCCTGAGATCGTGAAAATGAAAACGCTGGAAGAATAATAGAACCTTGTCTTTCTAATACGGTTTCTATGGCAACACGTAGGTGTTCAACATCAAATTCACGAGTTTTATTTGTAGTTCTAGCATTTAAACCGTAAGTTGATTCCATTATTGACACGTCAGAAAAGGTAACTGGGATTTCTGTATTTTCCACATAATGATTTTTAGTATTTAACGCTCCAATATCAGAAGTATATAGAATTTTCTTTGTTTTTATTCCATCATTTAAAATAAGCTGTAGCTGTGCAGCTCCTACACAGTGAGAATTTTTAAACCATTGAAAACTAACCACATCATCTAATTTGTAAATATGGTTATACTCATTATATACATGAACGTAATCTAGTGTTTTATACACATCTTCTTCGGTGTATAGCGGTTCATATTCTCTATTGTATCTTTTTGATAAAACTCGTGCTTCATCATTAACAATAAAAGCACAATTAAGTAATAAATATTTTGACATAACCGAAGATGGATATGTCATAATTATCTTTCCATGGAATCCTTCTTTGATAAGACGGGGGAGCAATCCGATATGATCAATGTGCGAATGTCCAACAAACACGTAATCCAGTTCATCAGGCTTGAATTTGAATTTTTCTGAATTTGCTTTATAAGCTGCCAAATATGAATTATCCTGTAATAAGCCACATTCAAGTAAAATTTGTTTATTTGCAAATCTTATATAAATCATTGATCCAGTAACATCTTTTGCATTATTACCACAAAATAAGATTCCATCATCTTTTAGTTTCGCTTTTCTTGCGATTGTAAAAACCACCTTTCTGTTTTAGTTTCATCCACAAGTGAAGAAAAGTGGAAGAGTAGCGTGACTCTGACTCGAACAGACCCTTTGGGGTATGAACCCAACATGCACCTTTACACCTTACCGCAAATTGGAAATGTAAGACTCGAACTTACGACCTCATGATCCCAAATCATGCGTTCTACCAAACTGAACTAATTCCCAAAATAAAATCCCGTATACAAAACACGAGATTTACATATATGAGCTGAGATATTGACTCATTACACTACCATCTATTGCGGTTGGACGCAACTTATCACACTGCCGATTAGACAGTAGGTAGTAACAACACTGGTTTTGACATAACCAGCAAACTCTTACTATGAAGTGTTATAGATTTTCTTTTATCACATCGTCTCTTGCGGAGTTCTCAGATTGCAGTCTGATACGGTTGCAACTACTTGTACTTTCTCACATAACACCTTGCGAGTGTCATATGTGTCCATATTACAGGACAATAAGTTGTTTTTCTCTCCATAGTCATACACACTTTTGCTTGTTGAGTAATTTTTCTTCTATTATTTATTTGAGGAAGATTTAGTTTACTATTGCATTAATTCAAACTCAGTATGTATGTATTATTTGGGTGACGAGGTGTACATTTGACCATCAGTACCTTTTGAGTACCGCCCAATCATCGCCATCCTGCTCGACTTGCGATCGCCTTGCTTTGTATTAAGCTTCCTATCTTTCGATTTAAGAAAACTACCTACAATCTAATTAGCAGTTATACTTGCGGTATTCCCACCAATTATACACGGATTATCCCCACATTTCTGTGTTAATACAGTGCCTGTCCCAAGACACCTACCTAACCAGATTCGCCAGCAGTCGCCCTTGAACGTAAGGTTAGGTATAAATCCTATGTGTTTTCTGTTGTACCGTATTTCTACAGTCGCAGCCTTAGTACATTCTAAGAACCACTTTATACGTGTCACCACGCTTATCTCACTGATCCGAAACCAACCAGTCCTACATAATAGGATAGCTCCCCAACCAAGACTCGAACTTGGAACTTCATGATTAACAGTCATGCGCTCTACCATTGAGCTATTGGGGAAGAGATAGCAGTAGTCATGCCTTCAGAAAAAAAGTACAACTGCTGCCAAAGAAATAATGATATGTTTAATTCTGCTTGAAAACGCCTTGATTCGTCGCCCGTAGGCATAAATCCATATATCTTCCACAGAACGTATATGGTACAGTTTTTGTTTGCTGTACTCCAACTGGTTTGGCGCACCATATACAAGTTTTTCACATAGCATCACAGCAATGATTTATAGCTACGTGTTAGACGAAATATTAAACTGTACACTAAGGCAGCACCTCTCCATATATTTATTCTCCATTTATATCACAAAGTCACAAAGAAACCTAATATTGCGTAAACAATATTGATAATGTTAAAAAAGCTGATTTCATTGTTTTCCATATGTGATATATACGAAGCTGAAAATGCCAACAAACCCTTATTTTATAAGAAAAACTCGGATTTTCTATTTTCTCGCATCTTATTTTTATACTTTTTATCTGCTTTTCTGTTAGATTCTTTCTTTTTTATAAGAGCACAATCATCACAATACAATCGTTTATTTCCTGTTTTTTCAATAATTCCACCACATCGTTTACAACGAGAATATTTTTTATGATCCCTGATTCCATAATACTGTTTTTGATATTTTCTCATTTCACCATCAAGTGACCTGTTAATATATTTCACATAAAAATTATCCTCAGTAATAAAATCATAATTATTCACAATCTGAGTCTTATCTTCATATTCCCCAATCAGTTTACAATTATCAAAGCACCTTCTTAAAAATCCTTCAATAACCTTTTTATACTCATTCCAAGATAATGTCATTTTCTCCATTTGAAAACGTTGTTTGAGTTTTTCAGCTTCATCAATCACATCATCAATTATATTTGTAATTGCATCAGCATCCATTTCAGTTCCAGATAACCAATCGAAGTACATCAGTTTTGGTTTCTTTAATAAATCCATGTACTCCTTATTAAGAATTACTTCTTTATCAAAATATCTTGTATAGATATTATTGATTTTCTGCCTGATAATAGCACACCAGTTTTCATCTTTAGTCATTGACTTGTAATATCTATATTCAATTCCAGACCATGTATCAAATACTTGTCCAAGTTCTGTATTAAGTAAATCCTTTCTGACCTTAAAATGAATTGCTTTCATATATGTGCGTCTTTTATTATCAGAAGACCATATTGAGGAGCAGAACGAGTTGAATATCTCGTCCCTTACCTCATTATTTTTTGTTTCTTTGTAATCTTCTATAATTTCATATAGAAATGTTTCATTACAATCGTAAATATGTATCACCTACCTCAAATTCATAGTATTTTCCAAGATATTCATATGAATTGTCTGTCTTATAAGGAACTTCTCTTATTGATATGTTTCTCTTTGGATTTGTGTTGTTCTTGAGATTTTCAATGATATAATCGCCATAAGCTGACCATGCAAGAGATTTGCTAATAGAAACAGAAGAGTAAGAAGCTTTAATAACATAGTTTGCTATAATACTTTCAGGTAATTCAATCTCATTTAGAAGTCTTGTCTTATATTCATTCACGACTTCATCCATATTAAATTTATGATCTTCATCATCCGACTTGTCTCTATGTAAATTCAAATGCTGCTTAATATCAACTGCATACATATTTATAAACTTCCTGCATTTCTTCAAAACTTTTCTGTCAGACAAATCCAAATCATTGTCAATGATTAGGCATCTAGTATCAACCAAATCAATTTTATTGTCCCATAAAATATTTTTCTTTTCCCAAGTTTCAATATAATCACATAACTCATTCATAGGAGAAGGAGAGTGATATGCATTAAGATATTCTTTCTCCTCGTCAGAAGCATCTTTATTCTTCTTGATTATATTCATATAGGACTTCATTTTCTTAGGATAGTTGTGAAGTAAGAAATACGGAAGTTGTTTAAGATGTTTTCTAAGACCTGAATTCATATGCCATCTGAATCCCGTTTTGAGGAAGTCGATTTCTTTGCCCTGAAAAATTCTTAGAAGAGAAGAGTAATCAGAATATAATTTTTGGATATCTGGATTAGTCGTATATTTATTCTCTATACTTGTAGCAACATTAGTAATTTCGCCAATACGATTGTCTCTTGTCATTACTTCATACTCAATAAGATTCTCTTTTGTATATGGTTTTGACTGAGCAGTTACTTTATCTTCAATATCAAGTATGATATGCTTGTCTATTTTGGAATCAATGATGATAGGGTCATTGCTTAAATAGAAAATATCCCCATCAAAATCTGCGCCGCCTTGCTGTGGAGCTGACACATCATACATATTAAACATTACGACATCTTGGTCTTTAAAATATTCAAACCATTTTGTAAGAATATTATTTCGTACAATCTTAATCTTATTTACTTCTGATGGATCAACAAGCGGAGAACGAAATGAACAGCAATATCCTGGTTCAAAATTTGCTGTATATAATTCTCTTTCTCCAAGACAACCAACTGGTTCTTCACCAACGGCATACTGAAGATAACCAATCATATCACCAACACCTGTATGATAAAAACCTGAACAATAAATTTTACCTACCTTCGCTTCATCAATGGATTTCTTGAGTTTTCTATAAATAAATTGCTTAACAGCAGGATCTTTAAGCATAACATCATTTACTAATGCAGCTTCAAGATATTTGCTTTCTGGCTCATAATCTTCGGTGTCAGTAATTCCCATGAATTTATATGTATAAAATTTATCACCTTTGATGATTTTTTCATACATATTAGTGGTATATTTTGCAAGCTTAACGATTTTTCCATCATTTTTAGAATTTAATATATCATAATCTTTCTTTGTCTTATCTGTATAACATTTAACATATTTATCATTCCAAAGATCCAGACATTGTAAATACTGAAAATTCATTCGTGTATATTTATTCAAATGCTTAATATGATGACTGTATTTACTGATTCCAAGTTTAAATTCATACTTTCTGACAGTATTCATATATTCAATCCATGCGTTTTCACCATAAGTTGCTTTAAAAATTTTGTGACCTTTAAACATTGAGATATTCCAAATACAATCTATATCATCAATATTATGGACATGACCATAAATATCAGTGATAGTAGTATAACCCCATTCTTTGAGAATTTGTTTAAATGGCACATACACAGAATATCCTTTGATAAAGGGTAGGCGAACTTGTGTTCCAATAACTTTATAGTCTAATCCAAGTTGCTCACTCACAGTATTCATAAAGTTTTCTTCATGACAGCCACATCCGTCAAAAGGTGATAATCCAATATCTTTTAATCCTTCTTCAATTTCTCTGGTTTTATATTTCTTTTTCTTACCAGTATTTTCATCAACAAATTCTTTTTCTCTTTCAACTACGTATTTGATAAGCTGATTTTTTAAAGTTTTTTCATATTCACCGATAATTACAATATTAGGCATATAATCTTTGATAAGAGTACACGAACTGAATGGTAAACATCTCTGAGCTTCATATTTAGAAATAACACACTCATCAATTTTAATATCCATCTGAGTAATCAAATATAATTCATCAAAAATTTCATCACATACAAATGCAGTAATTCCATCTTTACCTTGAGATGCTGATTTACCAAAACGAGAGTAGTGAATTCCATTGTATGTAAACCCATCATTTAGAATTCTTCTAAGAGATTCTTCCTGTTTTGGATTTTTCTTTGCAACAACTAACATGAGTTCGCTTATATGAGGTGATGATTCGCCACGAAGTCTTTGAATCTGATCAAATAAAGGAGAGTCGCCTTGCTTGATAAGATATTCTTTTTTGATTTCGGTTTCTCTATTAATGTGAATATTAAAATTCCCATCTATAAGTTCTCTTATTGGTATTTTAACTAGTGTATACTGTATTTTTTTTATAATAATTCACCACCTTAATCTAAGTTCTCCCAAAATTCATCTTCAGAATCATACCCACCATAATCTAAGCTCTCTGCAAACTCGTGAGATGATTTTGTAGAAGCTTTGTAATAACATTGCTCCAATTCAGAACATTCTTCACATCTGAAATTGTTATCAAATTCACATTCTGAAAGTTCATCTATAATCAATTCTTTCATTTCTTCAATAGTGTTAAAATTATTATTCATATAAAATTACCTCCTATTAATTAGAATTTTCTTCATTCAAACATATTCGATTTCTATGTTCTCTCTTTGATTTCACAAAATTCTAATATTCACAATCCCTCATAGTCTCAATGTCTACGCCCAAAAATTTTATCAACCATTCAGGATCTTCCATTGCACATTCATAATGCACATATCTATTACCACCAGCAGTTAAATACCTACCTATATATTTTTCACCATCATAAATTCCTTCTCCACACAACTCACATTTATATGCCGAGAATGGCGTTTTATAATTAGGACAGCCAGAGATATGGTCGTTCCCAGTTACACCACAATATTCACAACATTTACTCATATAATTTCCTCCAATCTATTATTTTCTATTTCTTCATATGCATATCCATCATTTGTTGTATAGTATATATGTCTTATTCCCAAATCCTTAATTGCAGCCATACAACTAGGACATGGGCGAGCAATTCCATGTTCCTGATCACAACGAATCCTATATACATATAACTTTACCTTTGAAAAATTTATATCCAGATGTCGGATAGAAGAGATACAATTGATCTCTGCATGAAGTTTAGGATAAAAATAAGAAGTCTGTGGATGATATCTATATCTATTGTAATATTTCTGCATAGGATGTGTTTTATTTGTGTTACAGGCTATCCCAATAATATTTCCTTGATATACTGCAACACACCCCACATGAGTCCTTTTATAATCAGATATTTCGGCAGCTTGACGAGCTTTCTGGAAATATCTCATATCAGCTCTACTCAATCTACTCATCTATACCACCTAGCAGATCATCACCATAGTCAAAGCAGTCCAACTCATACTTAACCCTTTTGATATAATAATTAAATTTACCCGCCTCAAAATTCTCATCAATATACTTATTAAGATCATTCCTTATATTCTGTGTATCTGTTTTAATAATGATAGAAGAGTGATCTTCCATGAGATCGAGATGATTAACCTGGTCATCTTTAATATAAAAATTCGCTGTGTACTGACCCAAAGCCTTATCCCAAAGTGCAAATCCAATTATTGAGCAGCCATTATGTAAGCTAGTCTCTATCCCTATGTTTGAAAAGTTTTCATATCTAAGCATCCTGTATATTCTCCTTTGTTTTTCTACCTTTTATATTCTCTTGACAATCTCTATCAAATTTCCAATCTGACATTATTCTGCCAGCAATATTTCTTGTACCAACATAGCTCATGTCAAAATCTGAGTTATATATCTTTCCTCCGTATGTGCTATGATCGTAATTTCCTATGTAATTTGTCATGTGTTTTTGTTCTCCTTCTTATTTTAAAATTATTTTTGTTCATTCGCATCGCTCCTTTATAGTGCTGCGTTTATTTGTGTCATATGTTTATTCTCTTATTTACAATTCGTTTTCTAATAACTTAATAATCTTAGTTTTTACGTTATTAGAAAATAAACAATTCTTATCAGACTCTAATAAATCTAATACTGTTTGATATGAAATATTGGATGATTTTAATGTGTTAATATAATGTTCTTTGTTCTTGAACCATTTTGTGCCAATTTTATATAATTGATTTGAATCACCTATCTCATTTGTTCCTGTAATTTTTACCATTCTTCCCATACTTTATTTTTATTCTCCTTTCATTTTTGTTAAATATCTTATTTCACCAGGCACATCATCCTTGTTATATATTCTCTTTCCATAAATTCTTTCTAATTCAATTAAAACAGAATTACCTTCTAATTCCATTGGATCAAGAGCATATACATTTCTTGTAGGAACAAATACACCTTCTTCTTTTTTATTCTCCACAAACATATCTCTTCTTATATAAATTAGTTTATAGGATTCTAAAACAGATAATCCGTTTTCAACTGTTGAAATAGAAATATCTAGTCCTTTTGCAATTTGAGATTTAGATGGAAAAGAAATCTTAGCAGGTGCAATATCTCCTAGATAATCCATGATAAATTGCTTTATATAGAGATAAATACCCAATAGAATAGATTTATTAATTTTAGATGAGAGAGAACAGATTTTTTCATATTCATAAATAGTAATCTGTACAAAACTGTCCTCTGTAAAAAAAACATTGCGTTCATAAGATAGTTGAAGATTGAATATATCATTTGGTTTAACTACAAATATATCTGTGTTACAACTTGCATATCCCTTATTAATAATTTCTGTTTTTATAATTTCTCGAAAATCAGAGTATATGGATTTGTTGTTTGTTTTTGTAGAATATCCAATTTCCTGTAGCAAATCATTAAGTGTGAGAGTAACTTGCCCAAATGTTTGTACATGTTTCCTTAGATATAATATGATGAGATAGTATTTTAAACCTGAAATACCTTTGTGATTTTTGATTTCTTTTTTTGAAAATCCGACAGAGGTTATTTTTTTATCTTTTTCAGATAGGTAAATATAGTTGTCGATTTTAATCACTCCTTTCGTTAAAAATTCTGTGTGAAAATTTTCCCAAAGATTTAACACTACCTATTAAGTTTGTGTGAAAATTTTCCCAAAGGGGTACTTAATTCTGTGTGAAAATTTTCCCAAAAAGTATGTATATAGTATAAAAGCATAAAGAATTATATAAAAAAGCATAAATATATAAAAAAGTATAATAACTTCGTAAATGGTCTAACGCCCATTTACTCCGTTAAAAATTTTTTGATTATTATTGGTTAAATGCTTTATCTATCTCTCTATATGATTATTCTCCATTTCATTTATTTGCTTCCTCTAAATTTACATATCCATCTTTCCAAATATTCTCTACAAAGAATACTGGTAATCTATCATGATACCTTTCATATAATTCTTCGCTTGGTATTATTGAGTAACATTTCCCAATAATAGTATTAACTATACGTCTATAATCTTTTACAATAGACTTATCTTCTTTGAATCTGTCTCCAATTTTGCCACAGACAGTACAATAGCTATGAAGCGATGTATGAATTTTATCTTTCTGTTCTTGTGTAAATACATTACTTTTAAAATTCCATCTGTATTGAATCAGACATTCTTCATATTGATGCTTATGCTTAGATTTCTTCTTTGTTTTAGATACATTACTTCCTGTGTTTTTTCTGTACTTTGGTATTTCCTGATCAAAATTATTCATTATTATTCCTTTCTGCATAACATACTTAATACTTCATCTAGTAAATTTATTGATAATGGGTAATTGGTTATTATATCTTTATTGTTCTCTGTTTCAGGTACAACAAAATACAATTTATTAATATTGTTAAATTCATAGTGATGTTTATAATTTGAACTCTTTTCGAGTTGTTTTATTATAAGTTCACGAGCTTCTTTTTCTGTTGTAGCATGTACAATAATAAAATATTCGTTTGGGTATAGATATACATTGTCCTGATAGATAGGTTTGAATTGATATCCTGTACAAGTAACTTTTTGTTCAATGTGTAATAGTTCTTTCTTAACGAGTGCAATTGCATATATGTTTTTCTTCATAAAATATTCCTTTCTGTATATGTGGGATTAAATTAACGAAAATGACACCTATTTTTGATTTTGATTATTAGACGATAAATTGGTTGTCTGATAGGTTATCTTTCAAATTTACATTAAAAATCGTGCTGTAAGTCCAATGATTGTATGTAAGCGACATAGAAGTTACATGGCAGATTATTAAATGTTTCTGTTGTAATTAGTTTTAAGTTGCTCATGTATATTTTCCTTTTCTTGTGTGCTGTGGTTTCTTGCTTATATATTCTCTGTTTGATAATTTTTATAGATAGAACTATTTGTCTACCCAAAATTATTTTCTTGCTACGCTGCGAAAATACCGTCCCTAGTCATAGGGACTATTTTTATTGCTATGCAACGAGTTTGCTATATGGAATCTGTGGAGTAAATTGGTGATTTTAAGGGTGAATTTTAATTTTGATGGCTTGGTCGGTAAGTTGGTAGGGTGAAGGGTTAAATTAAATTTTAGGGTTAAATTTGATGATATAGATCGTTTGGGAAGAGGATAGTGTAATGGTTTTAATGTACCCCCCCTAGTAGGTAGGTGTTGGCTGATAGGATATATAGTGTAAGTTGGATAAGAAAATGTGTATCGTAAAAAATGCTTATTAATAAGGAAGAAATTAGGATCATGGGTGTGGTTTTGGATGAAATTGAGTTTAGATTTTTGGGTGTGAAGTGGTTGAAATGGTTGAAAAATAAAAAGCAGATATCTCTATCTGCTTTAAAATTTTATTTATTGGGATTAATAATCCTATGATTTTTCATATTCAATTTTTTATCATAATTGCATAAATTATAAATATTTCCTTGTCTTAATCTGGTTTGCACTGTTTGTATAGAACAATCAAGTTTATTGGAAATTTTTTCTATTGAATATCCTTTATTCCATAAATTACAATATTTTTTAACCACATTATTTGTAGCGAATTTCCCACATTCAAATGCTGATATATTTGAAAAATCAATAAAAGTTAGTACAAATTTTGATATATTATATAGATTGTTTTGATCTCTTGCATCTATAACATAATATGATAATCCATTTTTTATAGCTGTATCATATTTTAATTTATCCGATGATGTACATTCAAGGTATTGTTGTTCAGCAGTTCTCTGTTCTCTATTTGGATTTTTAATTGGTTCATAATGTTGTACTCCGTTTATTTCGACAATAGCATTGTATTTTGGAATATAAATATCATACCATCTATTGTGTAACCATTGAAATTTTTTTTGAACTTCAAATTCAATTTTTGCTTGTATAAATATTGAAAATATAAATCTTTCCGTCCATGAACTTCGAATACCACAAACAGGACATGAAGAAATTCTATCTTCACGAGTTTGATATTTATATCCACAACATAAGCATTTGAGCTTATATCCTCTTGTTGTTTCATAGTTTTTATTTGTTTTAACAGATATTCTGGTTTGTTCTATAACCTTTGATTCCTGAAAATCTTTGTCTATAATGTCTCCAATTTTATAGAGATATTGTCTAGTATTCTTATTTTTATTTAGGAAACTTGGGATTTTCAATTGTAAAAGATTAGAAGTAGATGTAGTTATGACATTATCTTGATATTTAATTGTCACAAGGTTGTTGCGATTGACGGATTTGTAGTCAATTATTTTGATTATTCCAGTTAGATCATCATATTGGAACGGTAATTCTTTCCCAATATTTTCTTTCCAGTTGAAGTGTCCTTTATTATTCCCTGATGTGTATTTAATTAATGTAGATGTGTCTAAATGTTTTATCATTAAAATCCTTGTATGATTATTTAGAAGCTAATAATCATTCATTCCTTTCATTTTAATATCGTGGTTCAATACATTCAGATACTGTGGACTTTTGATTTTTTCCTGTAGCTCTGACTACTCGTAGGAGTGTATTGCCGCTACCTTTATCTGAATTGTTTATAGCTGGATGTTGCCGGAGTAATCTGAGTACTTATTTCCATCAAGTCTACGATGATAATCGATGGTGGATATCACGGTATCAGACTTTAGAAAGGGAGGTACAACCTCATGATTTATGTAGGCATTGACATTGCCAAACTCAATCACTTTGCCTCAGCCATATCTTCTGATGGTGAAGAACTAATCAAGCCGTTCAAATTTACAAATGACAATGATGGCTTCCAACTGCTGCTTTCCAAGCTAGATCCTCTAGACAAGGACAGCCTCATCATTGGTCTTGAATCGACGGCACACTACGGCGACAACCTTGTTCGATATCTTGTTGCTAAGAATTACAAAGTGTGTGTGTTGAACCCCATCAAGACTTCTACTATGCGTAAGAACAACATTCGCAAAACGAAGACTGACAAAGTCGACACATACATCATTTGTAAAACTCTCATGATGCAGGAATCTCTCAGATTTGTGACCTTCTATGATCTTGATCTGATGGACTTAAAAGCCCTTGGACGCTTCCGTCAGAAAACCATTAAGCAGCGAACCCGCCTAAAGATTCAGCTGACTTCTTACGTAGATGAGATATTCCCTGAATTGCAGTATTTCTTCAAATCAGGTCTGCATCAAAAATCTGTCTATGCGCTTCTCAAGGAAGCACCAACACCGGAAGCTATTGCTTCTATGCATATGACTCATCTGGCTCATCTTCTCAAAGTGAACTCGCATGGACGCTTTGATAAAGAGATGGCTCAGCAGTTAAGAGTTCTCGCACAGAAGTCTGTCGGTGCCAGCGACAGTTCTCTATCTATCCAGGTAACTCACACCATACAACAAATAGAGTTACTCGATAGCCAATTAGAAAGAGTTGAAGCTGAAATGACAGAAATAATGAAATTCAATGATTCTGTCATTATGACCATTCCTGGTATCGGATATATCAATGGAGGAATGATACTTGGTGAAATCGGTGATATACATCGTTTCTCCAGCCCCAACAAGCTGCTTGCATATGCCGGTTTAGATCCTTCTGTCTATCAGTCTGGAAACTTTCAGGCTAAGAAGACCAGAATGTCCAAACGTGGATCCAAAGTTCTCAGATATGCACTTGTTAATGCAGCTCACAATGTTGTTAAAAATAATGCCACCTTCAAGGCTTACTACGAAACCAAGATGGCTGAAGGCCGGACTCACTATAATGCCCTCGGACACTGTGCCGGCAAGCTTGTCAGAGTCATCTGGAAGATGCTCACTGACGAAGTAGAATTTAACCTCAATTAAGAGGTCTGGATACCTACATCATAGATTTGTTTAAAAGCACCCATCAGGGAGCCTTATTAAGGTTACCCATTTTTACCACGAAAATGATTTAATAATTTCCAGCTAATCTATGGTTGACTTTTCATAGCTGGTCTCCTTAAATGAAAATAAACTTTGTTACATTTAGTTATTCTCTTTTTTGAATGGATTTTTTATTGAAAAACGATATCGTGAAAAAGTGTTGAATTTTATGGGAGTTTTTAATTTTGGATTAAATTTTTGAATTTTAGAAAATTGAAAAATGGGATAATAAATTGAAATAATGCTTTGTTTATAAGGGTTTTAACGATATGGGACACGATAACATGTTATCTTAAATAAAAATAGAGTTTTGCTTGATTTTAGTGGGATTTTGGAAGATATCGACAAGGTAAAATTTTGAAGAAAGTCTGTGGATGAATCAGCTATTAGGAATACTGAAAAATAGCCGATTCATTTTAGTTTTTGCCACCCCCTATACCCTAAAACTTCACGGTTTTTCTACATTTTACCGTGAAATTGATAATAGAAAAAACGTTCAATAGAATCAGATTTAGACTTTTGAACAGAATACAATCGAACATATGTTTATATTATAATTTTATCGTATTTTTTGAAATTTATTGTTGACAACTACAATATGTTGTAGTATACTCCAACTTGTAACAAACAAATACAGTTGATCGACAACATAAAAAAGTTTTTAAAAAACTTCAAAAAGTTGTTGACAACTACAATAAGTTGTAGTAATATAAATACAACAAAGAAAACAAGGGGGTCGATATACTGAAGGGTCTTTAATTTAATAAGGATTTAAAGCAATTCCCACTACTGAATAAATCAGTAGCAGGAATGCTAGATAAAATCTTACCAATTCTATTCTAGCACATCCGCTAAAAATCCACAAGGTCAAAACAACTGAATATTACTGAATAGGTACAGTGTTTTAGTCCTAGACTTCAGCACTAAAGACTATAACAGGATGTCAAGTTCTGATAAGGTTTCTTAAATGTTTCTTATCATACAAATTGAATAAAAGCGGTTATAAGGTTTAACCCGTAAAAACCCATGGGAACGGCTACAATTCAAAGTTGAAATACTTTGATAAAGTCCTAGGATTAACAATCCTTGCATCATTAGAATGGTGTGTCCTCACCTAGCTATTCACATAGCTAGAAGGTGTCAGCATAGACACAATGCCGTGCGTATACTTTTAGATTATTTTCTAGGGGTGGTCAACGATAAAGTGTATTCAGGGTGTCAAGGTGAAAAACCTTGAATTAAAATAAAAGCTTTACCGAGTAACACGGTAAAGAGGTATGAAGTCGATAACCAAGCTAATAATATCTTAAAAATAAAAACATAATAGTTATATGTTTTCAAGCGGATAAAGGGTAACACCTCCGCTTATTTTTGTTAATAGGGTAATGCCTATATCAAAAATATCTATTGAAAATATATAACTCCCTTGTGAGGTTACAAAAGTTATACATAGTAAACAGGTACACAATAAAAGTGTGCCTGTCATAGTGTGCATAACACTACAATATAACGCTATTGTATTAAAACAATACTTATGTTATATTATTTATGGCTTAAATGCCTATAGTTTCGCATCCTTAAAAATGGCGTAGAGAATAAATCTCTTGTAAATCCATTCTATGAAGTGTGAGCGTGGTGGACACACAATAAACAACTACACAATGACCATAAAGCCATATAGTGAGGCTTTTAAATGATACGCTATAGCGGAGTGCCTACGATTCGACATAAAAAAACATAGGTTATGGGACTATTCATATTTTGGATAGTCCTTTTTTATTACATAAAAATAATTTTGCACCTATGCGATAAATAGGAGAAGGAGTATATTATGACAACATTATCAATCAATTTTTATGCAGATAATATGACAGATGAACTCAAGAACGAGTTCACACAGGCAATAGCTCATGAATCAGCAGACATGAATATTCAGTTACTTAATGACAGCATCGCCAAACTTGAGAAGAAGATTGTCAATGAGAACAATAGTTACTCAGCAGAGGAAGTTCAGGCATTCCAGGTTCAGTTAGCTTCTGCCAAGGAATCACGGACTAAGTTTGAAGACTCACAGGCTCAGACTCTCGAAGCATACAATAAGGTTGTATCTGCTATGTCTGAGAAGAACACCGATCACTTCGGCAACTCTAAGGATGTAGTACGGACAGTTCTCAGAGTGTTGGCAACATGGGATAACTCTAAGTTAGTGAAGTATGCTATTATTCCTGCATTCCAGTCACCTGCACTCTATGAAGCACTTGAAGCTATCCATGTAAACTCAAAGGCTGGTGACGATGGCAATATTGTTATGAGCAAGGAAGTAAAGGAAGCTTATAAGAAGGCTTCACAGGAGTTAGAAACAATTATCAAAACAACTTTCTCTTTACCTTTTGAAACTCCGTATACAAGCAAAACAAGGGTTAAGCTCACAGCAGAAGATAAAAAGTTACTCAATGACTGCTATATCAAGGGATTCAGCAACAAGTTTGATGTAGATGATGAGAAGGGAACAGTATCATTCAAGAAACGTCAGGTCAATACACTTGTAAAGGCAAAGAAGAACCGCAAAACAGGTGAGATAACTTATGATTATTCTGGACTTGCAAGCACTATTGCGAACATAGTAATTAAGCACTATTTTGCATAAACTAAATATACAGAAACTAGGGAGGTAGAAAATCTATCTCCCTTTATTTTTAAGGAGTGAATCAGTATGAAAATACATAAAACATTATCCACAGAATTAGTCCATGGTAAAGAATTTCCAATGAACTCTATTGTATTGGAACTGGATAATAAGATGATATTAGTTTGCAATGACTTTCATCATTCACGTAAACAGAAAGTAAAACTGATTGTGTGGCTGTCTAGTGAGCGTAAATGGGCAAAGGCATATGAGAAAAATTCATTCACAGAAATAATGTGGGATTATTACCATGCACATACCAACAATCGCATCCGTAAGGCATATAAGGCAAACTACGAAGATATGATGCGTCACGACAGAAAGAAAAAATGTGGAAGTGGTGGATCTCGAATATATGATAATAGTATTACTGATTATGAATGTGCAAAAAATCCTTTACATGATTTCAGAAGATGCTATAATTGACAAATTGAAGTTGACTATGATATATTGGAGGTGATAGAAGGAGGTAGTTAGATGATATATTATAAACTAGATTCTTTATTGGAGTCAAAAAGCATTAAAAGAATAGACTTGCAACGCAAATTGGGAATTAGCCCAACAACTATGGCAAATTTTGGAAAAAATAAATATGTTGCAATGTCTATAATAGATAAGATGTGCAAAGAATTACAATGTCAACCAGGAGACATTATGGGATATGTTGATGACGAAAATGCTGAAAAGGCAAAAATTGAAGCTCAAATAGCCGAGCTTCAAGCGAAATTAAAAAGAATGTAAGGAGGACTAATTATGCCAAAATGTATAAAGAGAATGCATCTGTCAAAGATGCCATTTGACAAATTCTCAGAGTCAGAAGGCTTCATCCATGCAACAGGTGATGAATGCCTGTTAGAGAACGGAGAATGGTGCGTTGAATATGAGGATGATGAGTTCGAAGACACACCAGACTGCGAGGAGATCTGGGAAGATGATGAAGAAGAGTAACAACTAATAGCACCCAAAAGCGAAATGCAAATGGGTGCTATTTTTATACCCAAAAATCAAATAGTGTCCAGTACAAAAGGCAGAGCAAAAATGTTCTGTCTTTTTTAGTGCATACTATTAGCACAAAAAAATAAAGTAAAGGAGAGTTGATTAAAATGGCAAAGGTAACAATCAAATTAAACGGTGTCTTAATAGGCACAACAAGGATGTCTGTGGAGGATATTCGCAAAGCAGAACATGAGGGATTCACCATAGATTATGCAAAGGAGGCAAAATAATAATGGCAACACGTACACTTAAGCATGGTTATGTAATCACGACATATCCGTGTAACAACGGTTTTGTAACGGAAACCATAGACAAATTTGGAAGATCAATAAGATGTACCTATGATTTTACAAAGGCAGATTCCGAATGGCGACATAATCAGTTTTTGTCTGCAATATAAATCTGTGTACGGATAGTGGGTTCGGTTATAACCCACATAACTACGGATGCAGATTTTAAAGGCAAACGTAGAATATTACATAATAAAAAAGGCAAACTGGTTGCGACAGTCTGCCTAGAACAGTGATGTATCAACACAAATGAGTTTGTGCTTAATCATGATTATATCATGAAACTCATACAAGTTACAAGTCTGCTTGCACAAGGCAGACTATTTTTAATGGAATAGAGAATAAGTAAATAATATAGAAGAATTTTAGGAGGGAACAACTATGGCAACATGGCAGATAGAAATAATGAAACTGGCAAATGATTTTTGCCTTAACACAAACAAGGTAAAGGAAATAGTACGGAATATAGAGGCTATCTCTGAACCAAAGGCAGACGAAACATGGAAATACAACAAAGCACATTCGCTCATTGTGCCTATGATAATGAGTATGTAAGGAGGAAACACAAAAATGATAGCACCAAATTATGATTACATTGAAGATGAGCAGGAGTTATACACTCTTGAGGAGGCTCGTCATGAGTTGAAAAGGAGAACAAGGGCAAAACGGAAAACAAAGGCATATAAAAAAAGATTGCTCAAGCAAAGACTAATATCTCTGTTTCTACTTGCAGTTGTAATTACGATAGGGATTATATATCAGGCATGGGCATATATGACTTTGTTTTTGCCATTTCTTGTATATGTATTATGCGAAGACAGAATAATACTGAATGTATAGAAGGGAGATGATTATATGACCTTTGGAGATTTTTATGACATAGCCGAATATGGCAATAAGAATTGGAAAGGCGATTTTACAGCAAGGGAAATTGCTTGTAATGCATATGATTATTTTGTCTCATTTACAATATCCAAAATAAATATAACAAGCAAACTAGGCAAGCCAACACCAGTTATAATAAGTTTACTTGAAAATTTGGATGAGGATATTCTATGTGACAAAGACAACGAGGAAGCGAAGAAATACGCTAATCTCATACGAGAAAGTTTAGGATTGAACCAGGCTATTTATGAATAATGTAACGCAAAGCGACTGCAAAATGTGGTCGCTTTTATTATACGCAAATATAAGGAGGATAAAATTATGTGTAAGAGAGTTTATTTAAAGGCAAAGGAAGCAGAAATGGAAATGCAGGAAGCACGGAATGCAGAGGGATTCACAGGTAAAACAGAGAAGCTTCTAATTGCAAATATGATAAAGGCAGCCAAGAATAATTCCAGGATCGGAGATAAACTGCTCATGGTTGTTGACCCAAAGCAGATTCATATTCCAGAGTGGCAGAGAAGAATCAAGCTTGCAAGAGCTTATTCAATAGGCAATAACTACAACTCATATAAATGGGATGAGCCGAAGGTACTCTTCTACAAGGGAATCTTACTTTGTATTGATGGTCAGCATAGAATATATGGAGCGTTTAAGGCAAAGAAAGAAGATGTGGTTGTCGAAGTAATGGAGTGTAGTTTGGAAGAAGCAATCGACTTATTCCTTAGTCAGGGTATTGATCGTACAAAAATGCAGCCAATGGATATATACCATGCGGCTCTTGCGGCAGGTAAGCCAGAATATACTGCTTTGCGTGATATTTGTCATAAGCATAATGTAGCAGTAAAGGGAGATGATGAAATGGAGAATACAGTTGGTGTATTGACTTCAATCTCTGACGGAATCGGGTTTACAAAGACAAAACCAGAACTTCTTGATTCTATGCTTGGTTTGCTCGGCGAACTAGGATGGAATGGATATGCAGATAGTTATAACGGGAAGGCATATACAGCAAAGATAATTCGTGCATTAAAAAGATTATATGCCTACTGTGAAGGTAGAACGAATGAAATGGAACAGGCATTGCTTACAAGATGCAAGGGAACGGAGTTCTTTGTCAATAATATTATGGATAAGACACAGGCACAGATTTTTGATTACTTATTAGATATTGTGAAGTATGAAATGGAAAACCCATTCAAAAAGGAAACTCTCAAAAGAGGAACAAAGAAAGTTAAGGCAATGTAAAAGAGAATAATTAACTGAAAGGAGTGATGAATATGTCAGGACGACTACCACCAATACCATATAAAGATTTTACAGACATTCTAAAGGCAAATGGATTTAAGCATGACCGTTCAAAAGGCGGTCATGAAGTCTGGGAAAAGACGATCACGGATAGCGTATCAATTCCTGTGCATGGAGACATAAACGGAGGGCTTGCACGGAGATTGATAAGAGAACATGGATTAAAGGAGTGATAAAAATACAGCGTTGAAGTTGTAGTAAATGGATATTTCTTATAGAAAGGAAAATGGTGATAAGCATGAAAAAAGTAAAAGTAACAATGACTGTTGTATTAAATGATGAAACAGACGTAGAAGAAATTAAAAAGTGGGAGCATCACATTGACTATGCGATTGATATGGATAGTTATCCAGAGATTGATCATATTGAGAATGTGAAAGTTGAAGAACAGTAAATGCGTGTTTCTTATGAATTGGAGGCAAGAGAAATGAAAGGAAAAATTAAAGAATATGTAGAAAACAATACAAAAGAATTTGAACTCGAAGGAGTTGAATTTTGCGATGAAGATTATGAATTTGTAGAAAAACTTATTGCAGAAGGAAAATCATTAGAAGATGCTTGCGATGAAATGATGCAAGGTGTCAGAGATTGCCTTGATGAAGGCTTGGAAGAAACTGATATAGAAGCAGACTAAATTCGCATTTCCTATGAAAGGATAATATTAATGAAAAAATGGATAACGAAGCAATCTAGTGCTTTTGTACTTGGATTTTTAGACAAATTAAAAGAATTTAGGTCTACGCCAGACAATGTAGTTGAAGCATTGAATATTGTAACAGAATATATTACTAATAAATATTGGCATTGAAACTAAGATTTCATGGAAAGGAGTGAAGAGAAATGGCTAAAAATAAACCACGGTGGAATGACTTACCGTATTATGAACGCTTGGCAAAACGGTTAAAACAGTATGGCGTTTCGGATGAAATGTGTGAGCATATTAGAGAAATAGGAAAGAAAAGAGAAGAACGGAATAACAAGTAACCGCAAAGGCAGTTAGGAGAATAAATACCTAGCTGCCTATTTTATTACAAGGAGGAAACGAATTATGAAATTACGGAATAATTGGTACAAAGCAGATAAAGGAAAGCATTTTATACTTACAGAAAAAGGCAAAGAAGAGTGTGCAAGTTACAAGCATAAAACAGTTGGTGAGCCTGTAGATGAATATGATTATGAAGCAACCGAATGGTCAGTTGATAACGGATATGTGATCGAAACTGATATTCCAGGATGGACAAAAGGACTTAAGGGATATGAAGTTGTATATTACAACGGAGAATACAGATTATCAGCAGGTAATCCACAGATATTCCCAACACGCAAAGCAGCAGAAGTTTATAAAAAACATTATGAAGCATATGCTTGGTTCGATAAAGATTTAGTGATTGAAGAAGTCGAATATGATGGTGTTCCATTAAGCGAACCGAAAATGTACAAAGGAAAGGAAGTTGTAGATAAAGAACACTATTTTGGACTTGATGCACATGAAATTGGCGATTATTTCACAGAGGACATGGTTAATTACTTTATGGATTTATTACCACCAGCTTGTATGAGAAGTGATTGTTCACAGATTGGTGAACCATGTTCAAGTAGAATTGATGAAAATGGAAAAGGCAGAACAACATATTCCACATTTAAAAAGGTAGATGATGGAATTTGGGAATACTGTGGTGATTGTTTTAGAGGTGAAAATTATATGCATGGAAAAGATATTCCATATGTGAGATAGAAAGGTAGGTTGATCAGTATGAGAGAAATTAAAGTTCAGTTATATAGCGGCGAAGATGACAATTATGTGGAACTTTGGAAAACAGTTGAAGAAATTGAAGGAAAACATAGATATTACGGAAGATATACATATGGAAATGATGGAACTTGGTATTCAGTATGTGATCCACTTGGTTATTGTGAGTTAAATGCACCAATGGCAAATGATGTAATGTTTATATGTTGTGATGAAAACGGAAATGAAGTAGTCAGATATTCAAATGCAGATGGAAATAAACTTCCAAAATTTGAAACAGTAATTAAAAGGGAATGGGATAAGGTAAAAGAAAAATTGCAGCATAATACCGAAGATTTGACTAAAAACTTTTGGGCTGAATGCTGGAACGGAGATACAACAATGAAAATAAATCAGTGGTTGTTATCTTTTAAAGATCCAGAATTGTATCCAGAAAAAGCAAATGATTACGATGAAAATTGGACAGGTTGTTGGGCAGAAAAGGAAATTGGATATGAGTCAATTCCAAATACAGAATTTGAATATTTAGGACGCAAATATCAGTTTACAAAGGTAAAACATAAACATGATTATTGTGGTGCTGAATGGTATGAATTTGTATGTACTGATTCTCCATATGTTATGAAGGATACTCCTTGGGTAAAAGATAGAATATGGATTCAGTCTTATATGTACTTGGGAAATTGGTTTGATAGTACGACTTATGGAACAATGTACGATCAAAGAACAGCAAGAGAAAAGGTGGTTGCAGCACTTATTAAAAAGTTTCCTATGAAAGAGAAATGGGACAAGTTACTTTATGTAAAGAAGAGAACTGGAAATGAATTTTATAATTGTGATTGCTGTTATGAAAAGTCATATTCCGATATGGCAGATGTTCTTATTAACAGAAATTATCACAGAAAAGATGTTGATTATCTTTGCAAGTTTATCAACAAGGAAACAGAAGGAATTGTATTTGCAAGTAACAGAGGTAACAAGTACACAATTAAACAGATTTATCCAGGTATTTATGATTATGATAATTGCCTGATATAAGAAATGGAGGTGGAAAATTATGCAAGTCATAGATAAAGCCATTACACCAGACGGAATAGAAATTGAGCTTAGAGATTTAAGTGGAGAACATAAACTGCCAGATTATAACGGAATGGAAATTGTTTTTCATACAATTGCAAAGAAAACATTTCCACCAAACAAGGGATGGTATGCACAGAAAGGAAAAGAATTTCATTCATGTATTTGTTACTATAAAAATTATACATCAGATATGTTAAAGGCAGATTATGAGGAACTAAAAAATGGTACTAAAACTCTTGCAGATTTGAAATCATATTTTTGGAATGGGTACAGAGATCGTTATGTACTTGGATTAGAAGGAAGTGAAATTTATGCAGAAAATAATTGATAGTGCTGTTTTACTAGATGGAACGAAAATACAGCTTGAAGATTGGCATAGCGAAAATACAGAAAAATATCCAGACTTACACGGATATACAATTGGTGCTTATCCGATAGCTAAAAATACAAGTAGATCTGGTTGGATACGAAAAGGTGAGACATTCAGACTTGGTATTGCAAGAAATGAATATGCAAATTACACAGATGATATGGTACTTGCAGATTATGAAGCGTTGAAAAATGGAACTAAAACACTTGCTGATTTGCGAGAACATTTTTGGAACAGAGAAAAAGATGCGTTTTATTTGGGCTTGATTGATAAAGAGCCAGAGTGGTAAAGGAGTGTGATTATATGGCATATTACAGTAGTCCACGAAAGTATGAAAACGCTACTGGTAAAAGATTTACAGACAAATGCCCATGTATACATAAAACAGGGAGCATTAAAGGTATGGTTAAATTAGGATTTTGGGATAAAGATAGTGATAAGGTAAGGCATGGAGACTGGATTTATCAGCAACCATAAAGCAAAGTAAATTTGTAATTTACTAAGAAAAGAGGGTTGACATGTATGAACGAATTAGATAGGATCATTAAAGATTTATCTGAATCTATTGAAGATGATCAGAAATATATGGAAGAAGAGTTTGAAACAGTAAGAGATTATTGTATAAAACGGGAATTCAAGTTATCAGAGGACGAAATGAAAACAATTAAATCAATCGGTTTAGAAGATTGGATCGAAGAATGGAGAAGCGACTATGAAGAAGTATAATGTAACATTTACAACATATGAAGAATATGAAGTAGAGGCAGAAAATGAAACTGAAGCACTTAGAATAGCGGAAGAAGAATTAAGATCAGATAGGTGCATTCCTATTGCAGATACACATTATGATGAAAGTGATATTGAAGAAATAGAAAATGAAGAGTAACAGTAAAGCAGATAGTTAAAAAGCTATCTGCTTTTTTAGTGCAATAAAATAGAGAATAAATAAAGGCAGATGCAAATAATTGCGTCTGCCTTTTGTAATGGAAGGAGAAAGCGAAATGAAGATTAAAGAATACAAATTATACAAGACAGCTAAAAAGACAGCAAAAGAAAATAACCTGGAATATGTTAATTCTATTGAAACTGGTAAGAGAAATATCTTGTTTGACTTTTCATTGTTAGATAATGCAGATGAATTGACAGATGATGAGAAGCAATACATAAGAGATCATGCATTACGGTATGTATACGCAAGTAATTGTGAACAGTTCTATGGAAAAGAGTTTGATGATTTTACAGTTTGCGATGGCAGAGCATTATATTACCCACATAAAGTTTACGATGAACATGGCTGCGAACGCAGATATGTGATTATGCAGCTTGCAAAAATTGTACACACAAGAGGAACACGAAAGAGTGTCTATGATGACTATGAAACAACGGAAATTAAAATTGATAATGGTTACACAGAACCAGTAAGTGATTATGAAATATAGAACGGAGGTTGATTGATATGGCAGAAATCAAAATAGATAACACAGGCGATGGAACATGGTGGTTATATAACAGTAATCAGGGTTGGAAAGATTATTGTGGTTGTGAAAACTTCGATGAACAGGTTGTTCTTACAGGTAATAGAGATTTTACAGGATGTACTGAGGCAGAATGGTATCAGAATGCAAAAGAGATTTTGGATGATATTGATTATTATGACGAATATCCAATGGATGTATCTGATGAAGTGAATGCAAAATTAAAAGAAATGTATGATAAATGCAGATGTACAGAAGATATTCTTGTTGATGTAATCAGACTCCTTTATCCAGAAGACACCTTTAAAACTGGAACAATCAGAGGATATAACCAGGGAGATTGGCAAGATTACATTATCAAAGGAGATGTGGATACAGATTTACTTGAAGCAATGTATTTTGGAAAAATCTCTGATATTACCGTAACAACGGATGAAGAAGAGTTTGGAGATGTGATCACTCATGACGAACTATGGAGAGCAGAAAAAGAAGAGGGATTAAAAGAATTTTTCAGAAATCATTACGAACTTGATAAGGATGAAGAAATTCATATCTTACAGGCAGACGGATATAAGCAGGTAGTTGATTGGAAAGCAGTTGGATAAAACCAAAGGAAAGAACTGTTTACAGGAAAAAGGAGACAATAATTATGGAAGAAAAAGATATTAGAATTTGTCCAGTATGCAATAAGGAAGTAGAAAGAAATGATATGAATTTCACAAGAGACTGTCATGGAATCACTTTTAGATTAGTGTGTAATGATTGTTGGGGAAAATTAATGGAAAAGGGATATGATGGTCAATATTATAGTGAAGCTGATGAATGTATTGATGAAGATTATTAGGAGGTAGCGTAATATGACATACTACGAAACAAAAATAGGAAAGATTATTGAGGAAGAGTTCGATTCACGAATGGGAAATGCGGTTGTTTCCTATATCATGGACAAAGGCATAAGTAACGTAAAAGAAATTACTGACGATCAGATTAAGAAGCTCGAAGGTAACGGACTAATGACACAGGATTTTGTTCAGTCGTTAGTAAGGTGTGCAAGACGGATATGCAACGAGTGTGAATGGACTGAGTTGATTGAGTTCATTCGATTACATTTATGGTGTACTCCAACAGTACATAATTTGTATTTATATAAGGAAGATTTCAACGATGAGTCATTTACAGAACTACTTGATAATCTGGATCTTGATGAAAGCGAAGTTGGTGAAGAGATCAAGTTGTTTGCAGTAGTTGACAAGGATTGTTTAAAGGAGTGATTGATATGATGACACGAGAAAGATTTGCAGAGACAAACTGGAAAATGAGTTATGAGGAATATCAGAAATGCGATTGTACCGAATGTGATAAGGAAAATTGTATTCACAGAGGAGCATATAGAAGAGTGCCTGAAATTGATGGTGGTCTTGGTTTATGTCCTAATTTGAAGGGAGAGTGATTAAGATGGTAGTAGAACGTAGATGTATCAATCTTTATTCTGACATGAATCCGTGGATGAATTTAGTTTTATTGGTAAATGATGAAGATTTTGATAAAGCAAAAGAAGTAACGAAAAAAGCTTTTGATGATTTTTGGAATGATCCAAAAGTTGAAGAAGAATGTTGGTGCTATGGTGATTGGATTGGATGGAAACTAAAAGAAGCAGGTATCGAATATGATATGTATTTTAGAGATGAGGAGGATGATTAGAATGTACAGAGTATATCAATTAACGGATAAAGAGAAAGGTAAAATTGTGCGATGTCGTTGGGATGGAGATACACATTATTATGATGTATTTGAATCCCAAGAAGAGTGTGATGAAGAACAGAAAAGATTGGATGAAATTGAAGCAGAATATAGAAAAAATAAAGCTGATTATTTGAAAAATTGTAAAGGAGAGTGACTAAGATGTTCAAATATATTATCAGCTATGATGGCGGTCAGTTAAGAGACAATGGAGAATAACTTAATAGTGATAGTTAAAGCAGAGATTTAATTATCTCTGCTTTTTCTATAAATACATATGAGGAGGTGTTAGAGTGATTAAACCTTACAAAATGTACGGCGACTTCTATGTACCAGGTTGTGCAAATGCTTTTCCAACTGAGGAAGAAGCATGGGAATACATAGAAGAGAATTACTAACACAAGAGGCATCGGTTGGTGACGCAGCCGTGTAAGTCCTCGCTCCTATATTAGTATTATAGCACAAAAATGGAAAGGAACAGCAATGTTTTTGTATTTATCTAAATTGAAGAGGTGAGAAGATGACAAGCACAATAGAAAGAGATTTTGTAGTAAAAGATGGTGTAGCAAGCTTCCTGATGAAAGAATATCCAAACTATTGCGGAATTAAAGATATTGGATATATTTCACATGGAGAATGGGCAGACGCAGAACTTGAATATAAAGGCAAGTTGTTCAATGAAAATGTGGTGTCAAATGCAATGTGGGAAAGATTTATTGAAGAATTCCCTGATAAAGATGGAGATTACGAAGCGTTTAATCAGTACATGTATGACAATAAAGACGAAGTATATAAGTTATTAGAAGATTGGAGTGATGAAAATGAAAAGAACACCAAAAGTAATTAAGCAACAAACGGAAGAATGGTTAGATGAACGGTGGATGATTGCAAATATGAAAGATACAAGACCACAGGACATGAGTTATTACAATGGAGCTTTGAAAGCTCTCGAATTTGCAGGTTACGAATGGAAACGTGATGCAGATGGGAAACACACATTATTTAAATAGATTGGAGTGATGAAAATGAAAAAATATATAGTAATTTGTTATGCGGTGCATGAAAAGGAAATTGCAAGCCATGATACATTCGATAATGAGTATGATGCTTATGCGTTTCTCGAAAAGGATGCACAGAATACTTATGAAGAAGAAATGAACAACGCAAGTGAAGAGGATAAAGATTCTATTGACTTTACTATAAGTGATGATGGTTCAGCATATCTTTCATCTTATGATGGGGAATATGAATGGACTTGGGAAGTTGTAGAGGCATAGGAAATAGCAATTTCATAAGGAGGTTTGACATGAGATTACATCTATTTTGGCTTGATAAGAATTGGAAGAAACGTGGTGATTGTGCAAATAATTATAACCTCATTGTTTATATGGAAAATAAAACATATAAGGTATATACGAATGCTTTTTATGGATATTATCATCAAGAAGATATTGAAGTTAAAAAGAAATCAGATATTGAAGATTACATAGAGTATTTAAAGAGAAATGGATTTACAGAAATGGAGCGATAAATCATGACAGTGAGAGAATTAAATAGAGATCAATTAACTGAATTAAAGCGTATGTATTATGTACAACTTGTCAATGAATGCTTATTTGCAAAAGTAATGGGTGTTGATATTGATGAACCATCATATGACATGATAGAGAAAGTCAACGAATATGTCTCGGATGAAGTTATTTTCGATGCATATGATAACACTGTGTTTACAGAAGATGATTTCTTCTGTAGTGCGGAAAGGAGTGCTTAATATATTGGATATTACAAATTTATATGCTTACAGAATTGAAGAATTGGCTATTGGTATTGTAAAGGCAGAGTCATATGAAGATGCAAGAGAAAAGGTGAAAGTAGCTTATTTGAAACACAACGATTGCTTTGATTCTGAAAGAGATTTTATTGAGTTAAAGGAAATTGCAGAGAATGATTCATGGTTTAGTGATAATCCTGATGTAGTTGAAGTTGATGAATTAATATAAAAATGGAGTGACAAATATGAATTATACTTATTTTGGAAACAGAATTGAAAGAAGCCCATTAGGAAATATGGGGTTACAGTTATTAGAAGCTCAAGAGAAATTAGTTTCTCAGGAATATGAAGTTGAGAATCTTAGAATTAAAGCAGCTATGTATAAAGCATATTTCTTTCGTAATTCCATATTAGCAGAAAAATTAGAAAAACAAAGTGAAGAAAACAGAGATGCACTTATTGGAGAATTTGATGGTTTTTCATATGCAAGTTGGAGAGCTAATGCTGTATATAGAACGCTTGAAGATATGTGCTATGAAGGACTATTAACTGAAAAAGAATATAGAGAATGCAAAGTATGAAACAAGAGTTTCAAGGGAAAGGCAAATATATGAAAGTAAAAGAATTTTTAGAAAATTTTACAGGAGATAATCATATTAAAATTTATGATATGCATAGCTTTGATACGCATAGATATAATAATGCAAATGAAGCTATAAGACAATTTGGTTATTATACAATCAGAGAATGGAAAATTATTGATAATGCCTTAAAAATAACTATTAGAACACAATTCTAAAAATGAGGTGAATTATATGCACATAACAAATGAGATGAATATGCATAATTGTCAATTATGTAGAAAAGAATGGCTTGGAAGATGTTTCGGAAAGAAATATGGGAAAGATGTATCTGTTGATAATGAGCCATGTAAGTGTTACGATTTTAGCGGTTCAGAAGAGAGACTAAAAGAAATTGAGAATAATATGAATTGAGGATTTACTAGAAAGATTGGAGGTAGTAAGAATGTCGGATATTACAGAAATTGTTAATATTATAGAAAAATCATGGGGAGTGAATTCTATTGGTTGTCCTTTTGGTTCATGCACAGAGAAATTTGCGAACGAAAAGATGATAGAAATTGCCAATAAAAATAATTTCCCTGATGATGTACTTAAATTGATTAAGGATAATCCGATTAAGTTTCATAAATATCAGAAATTTGATAATGGACGAGGTATAGGTAGATACTATGCAAACTTGATAAGACAAATGAAAAGATAATTTCCTAAAAAGAGAGGTTGTTATTATGAGCAGAAAAACAAAAAATATAGATCACGAACTTTGTGATTATGATGAAGCATATGATCGTGAATCTGCAAGTGATATTGGATGGTGTGGTAAATGCAAAATTCCAGAATGTCCATATAATAAAGATTTGAATGAAAAGAGACGAATGGGTTGGAAAAATCCAAGGAAACGATGATTTACTGAGGCTATGGAAGGAAGGGATGATATGTTATTTAAGGAGTATTCAATAGAATGGCTTGATATATTTAAAAGTATGAAATCTTATAACACACAGAGGCTGTATAGAAATATAATTGAAAATCATCTTATTCCTGAAATTGGAGAAATGGAAATGAATAATATTTCTATTTCTAATCTTCAGCAAATTATTAATAAAAGGATTTCTAATCCAGCCACATGTAAACATATTTTATTGACACTTAAACAAATATTTAAAATAGCGAAAGAAGAAGGGGTTGTTGATAAGAATTTATATACTTTTATTCAAGCTCCATACTATGAATCCAATGAAAAAAGAGCATTGACAAAAGAAGAAAAAATAGCAGTTCGAAATATTGATTGTGATTCAATGAGTAAGGTATTTGTTCATATATTATATGGATGTGGATTAAGAAAAGGAGAAGCATTAGCTTTGACGAAAAATGATATTATAAATAATGAATTGGTTATAGATAAATCATTGTATTTTGTCAATGGAAACCCAATATGCGGAAATCCTAAAACACATTCAAGCAATAGAAAAGTACCTATACCTGAATTTTTATTAAAAGAGCTTACATCATATATGGAAACAATTGATGATAAGCTCTTTTTTAATATAGATGGAGAATATCTTAAAGATAGTGAATATACAAAAATGTGGAAATATATAGTTGGAAAAATAGATAGTAACATAAATGCAAATTCAAAATTAACAGCACATATATTTAGACATAATTATGCTACTACTTTGTATTACTCTGACGTGTCAATAAAACAAGCTGCGAAACTTATGGGACATTCAAATGTAAATACTATTTTAAAGATATATGCTCATTTGGATTCGGAAAATGAAAAACTTACAGAGAAAATTAATAAAATATTTTATATATAAGGAGGGATTAAAATATGACTGTTGCTGAAGTAAAAGAATTATATAAGGGAGAATACATAGATTTAGAGGTCTATAAGCCTTTAAGTAGAGGATATTATTATCCGAATCATTTTCATGGAGATAATTGTGTGGAACTTAGCAATTGTTCTCCTGAAGGAGATTACACGGAAGATATGGAAGTTGGTCTATATGAGTTGATGGATCAGAGTGAATATAATAATACTTTAATGGCAAATTGTGATATATATGCAGATTTTGACGATTGGTATGGTAATAAAAACGCAAAAATTCTTTGTATTATGATTAAATAACCGCAAGAAACGGAAATTTCACAAGGATGGTGATTAAATGATTTTATTATTAGGTAAAAATAATGCGGTTGAAAAGTATGCAAAAGAGATACTGAACATTAATATGGATGATGATATTGTTTATTATCCAGATGAAACAACACATTATACAGATTTGCCGAAATGGGTTGAATTAGCGAGAGAAGAGAAACCCTATGTAGTGACAACACAGAGACTAGACATGATTGATGCATTTCTTCATTCTGATTTGGAATTTAAAGTGATAACAGCTTTTGAAGTAAATGATAATATTAAAGGAAGAGTTCTTGAAAATAAAGAAAAAGCTATATATGTAAAAGAAATACTTGGATTAGAATTACGATGAAAAGCACTTTCTAGTCCTTTTAATAGGACATGAAACATGGTATAGTTAAAGAAAAACGGAGGTAATCATTATGGGAGAATTAATTGGATGTTTGATTGTAGGATACTTATGTATTTATCTTCCTTGGAAAGCAAGCCAAAAGGAAGAATCTCGTAAGAGACAAGATATGTATAATAACTTAAATAAGAAGTCGGTTGACGAAATGGAAAAGTGGAGAAAATAGTAATATAAAATAAGAAAGGTGGTTGATGATTATGTTCGGAGGACTATTAGCATTCTTAGGAATTTATACAGGAAGTGCTGCAAAGGCAGCTTATGATAACTATGATATGAAGAAAATTACTCGTACAGTTGATGAAAAGGGAAATGTTCATTATGCAGACAGGTTGTGTAATGAATATATCAACGGTGAACGAGTAAAGAGAGTGGAGACAACAGACAGGAACGGAGTTAAATTATATTCTACTGTTGGTGTCAACAGTAGTAAAGTATATGATACTTCTTATGGAAGGGGTACACAGCAGTTATTCGAAATGAGTGAACATGATAAACAAGAAAATTTGAAATACGGAAAAAATGTATATAGTCAATACAATCCATATTTCGGAAAAACTGTTACAACTGAAATTAGTTCAGGCAGAACAATTACCTGTTTGTTTAGCGGTAAAAATAGTAAGACTGGTAAAGAGTTCTATAGAGTATGGTATTTCCGTCCAGAATGTCAAGGAAAGCTTGATTACAATACTACTGTTGATGGCGATATGGGAATTGAAATTACAAAAGAAGAATTTAATAAGTTGAAATTTGGAGCTTTGACATGTACATGTATGCCAAGTGATTATGATGTAGTCCATGCATTATGGGGTGATAGGTAATGAATAAACAAAGAAGAGAAAAAATAGGTAAACTTAAAGCAAGGATTCAGAGTACACAAACTGAATTAAAACAGATATCAAGTGAGTTATCTTCCATACTTAATGAAGAACAGGACGCATTTGATAATATGCCAGAAGGTTTACAAAGCAGTTACAGAGGAATGTGTTCTGAAGATGCAATTGATAGTATGGAAGAAGCAAGTGACAAACTTGATGAAGTAATTGAGCTATTGAATGATATAGTATGAAAGAGAAAATGTTGGAGGTAGATTATGAAGTTTAAAAAGTTGAAACATATTGGCAATCATGATTGGTATATTCAGATTGGTGATACAATTGGTAACAAACCATTTTGTATAATTATAAGGCATTTTACAAAATGTGGGTATAGGATGACAATTAATTTTTGTCACGATAAATGGATCAATTTATTTGGATTTAATCAGAAAGTATTTGGCGTTTAAATAATAGTTTCATTGGAAGATTGGAGTGAGATTTATATGTTTAAATGGAAAGATTATGAAGAAAATACAGCACTATTCATTGATGGAATTAGTGAAAATGTAGCAATTTTAAGATACAAAGATTTTCAGTTGACAGATGCTGCTACAGGATTAAAAGTTAAAATGAAATCGTCCAATATTGACGAGGCGAAAGTTGATGCTGAAAATTTCTTGAAAGAATTTTGGGACAGAGTGGAGAGTAATTATAAGAGAAACTTAGATGCATTAAATTAATATATTTTTTTGGAGGAATGCACATGTCTTTTTGGATTGAATTTTTTATGGACAAAAGATTTTCACTAGATTTTAAAATCGCAAATTTAATTATGAGAGATTCTTTAAGAAATTATCTTGCGACAGATCTGATTGACCTTGAGAAAATTGATGATAAACACGCTAGAAGAGTAGAAAAAGATATTCGTAAATTATTTAATTGGAGAAATGCTTAATGAAACCAAGTTTTCTTGTGATAGAGGTGTTAATATGAAAATTAAAAAAATAGCGTATTATTCAGTACCAAGATCAGAATCAAGCACTTGTTCTTGTTGTGGTAAATCTATTCAGAATATATGTAGCATTGAAACCGTAGAAGGAGAACGTTTTAACTTTGGAACAACATGTTTTGATAAGCTGATAAAAGATAAACTTCGGTCGTTCCAGAGAAAAGAATACAATCAAGCGATAAAATTTTTGAAGGGATATTATAAACAACAAAAAGTATGGGAAAATATGACAAAAGAAGAATATCTTAATTCAGAAATGTATAGAACTGCTTGTATATGTGATGGTGGTGCTCCGTGGGAAACAAAAGAAGATCTTGACTCATTTGAAGACTATAAAAATTGGATGGTAAATGATTTCTTCCCATACAGAATTGCACAAGAAGAAAAGGTAATTGAGAAATACAGTAGAATTGATTTTTGAATAACAATTTGAAATCTAAGTTTACTATGAAAGGATGATATTTTATGGAAAAATCAAAAACGCCAACATTGGATAAAATGGTAGAAATTCAAGAACAGTCACAATTATGCGGAGAATTTTTAGATTGGTTTTTAGGTAAATATACTGTATTTGACAGAAAACAAAAGAGGGAAAATCCATTTGCTAATGTTATGGGAAATGGAGATTATATTGACAAAGAAAAATTGCTTGCTGAGTTTTTTGATATTGATTTAGACGAAGCAGAAAGAGAAAAAGATATACTACTTCAAATAGAACAAAATAAACATAAAGCACATCATTGTAAGTTATGTGGCAATTATATTGAAGAAGATAACCTTAGTGTATGTGACAAGTGTGCATCTGAATATCAGATATAAAAGCTAAGAAAATTAAGTTTACTATGGGTTTAAGAATGTAGGTAATAGTATGAAGATAACAAGAGAAATGGTAATAGAATTGAATAACGAATTAGCGGTTAAGGGTTGTCCATTCAGATATGAGTATAAGGGGAAAACAGAATATTCACGTATTCCACATATGGAAATTGCATTGCCAAATATGAATTGTGTTAGTAGCTACATTATTAATGTTACAAAAGACTTCCTTGAATGGCTTGACATATGGTTTAAAACAAAATATGGGATTGAATTAACCTGCAACAATGACGGGAGTATTTTGTGGGCTAAAAATTTTTGTGAGTAAAAGGCAAAGAAATTTAACTTTCAAGGTTTGAAAAGGAGAACAACATTATGCAAAATCTAAATAGAGGAAATCTAAAGTCGGAGAAAGCTATTGATTTTTGTAACGAACTCGATAATCACAATACAGATCTCAATACGTTTATAGAATTATATAACAAATGGGTAGATATGAATACAAAAGAACGTGGTGAATGTATTGACAATCTGTTGTGGAAATAGTGAAATTCGACTTTCCTTTGGAAATGGTAGGTGATAGAAATGCATATATTTTATAATGAAGCGTTTGATTTTCGTATAGTAATTAAGGCAGAAGATTTTCATATTGCGTGTGAAAAATTGAGAGAATATATTAATGATAACAAATTTGGTGTGCATACATTAACAATAAATGATTTTACTTATGAACATGTAGATGTGATTTTATAATGAAAGAATGATTTGCTCGGAAGATTGGAAGAGGTGGTATAAATGAAAAAAGCTATTATATATATGGAAGTGGCTTGTGGTTGTTGTGGAGGTATTATAAACAGAGACTATCATAATAGTAAAAGTGTTAAATGGTTAAAAAATGCTACAAGTGATTGGAGATGGACAAAAGAATATGGAAATACTTGTCCAGATTGTTTGACAAAGATGAATTGACGATTTCTTTGAAAAAGAGGGATATTATGTTTGATAATAAACAAGATAATAAAATTGAACTTATAAGGAATTTATTCATTGCAGGTTCAAGTACAATTCCTGTAGTTGGTGGTACTCTTTCTGTTTTACTAGATAAATATTTACCTAGTGCAATAGAGAAAAGAAGGAGTGATTTCTTAAAACAATTAGAAATAGATTTTAATAAATTGCCGTATGAAATAATTAATAGTTTGGAGTCAAATGAGTGTTTTTATTCTATTTTCTTAAAAGTTTTAAGTCAGGTAACATATGAACATAAAACAGAAAAAATAAATGCATTTAGAAATATCCTTATAAATTCAACGCTAATAACAGATATCGAATTCAATGAAGTGGAGTATTTTATTAAACTAATAAATTCTTTGTCGATAGATCAAATAAAAATATTACATCTATTTTATTTAAGAGATTATAAAAAGGAAATAGAATTTACTGATATTAACAAATTTATCGACAAGCATTGGAAAGTAGATCCATCATATCGTTGGAGTCTAGTAACAGAACTTATTAGAGATGGGCTTATTTCTTCTTCAATAGAACGGCAACATAAAAAAGGAAAGGGCATTCAATTGTCAAAAATGGGAGAAGATTTTATAAATTACATATTTAACCCGGTTTCAATTTAATAAATATTTAGAAATGAAAAATTGCTTTCTTATTGAAAGAAAATCAAATACAGAAATAAGTATTAGAAGCAGGAATTAACTGCTTCTTTTTTATTGCAGAAAATGAGGTGATAAAGTGAGCAGATACAAAAACGGAAATCCAAAACGACAATCAAAGTTTATATGTTTGCACTGTATGAAAGAAAATATGTTGGTTACTGGCATACAACGCAGGCAGCAACGTGAGAAAGGACATGTAAAAGATTTATATTGTTTGCGATGCGGATTTGTTACAAAAAACGAAGAGGTTAGATATTGTGATTCCTACGATGAAATATTTGAGTTAGCTAAGATAAAAAGAGAGAATTATTATACGGATAAATATGAAAGAGAGGTTGGTTAATATGCAGACAAGAGATTATGTAACAAAGAAAAAAGGGAAAACGGAAGTACAGCCATTCTGGAATATGTCTGATATTAAGAATGTTGTGGAATGGTTTGAAAAGAATAATGAATGGGATGGATATCTTATCACATTATTAGAATTACTTCTTGGTAGACGAATTGGTGATACAGTAATGATGAAGTGGTCGGATCTGTATTATGAGAATGGAAATCGAAAGAATGAGATTGATACTATCGAAGAACAGAAAACAGGAAAGATTACTAATCTTCCTGTGTGTAATATGGTATGGGAAGCTGTTGATAATTATTTGTCGCACGTCAAAATTGATCCAATGGAACATTACAATGAATACATCTTTCAGTATCAGCCTAAGACAGACTGGATTGATAGAAGAGTATTAAATATTTATTCTGGAAACGATATTGAATTATGGTGTAAAGTGCTGAAAAAAGACTTTTCTGATAAGCGAAAGGAAAAGATATTTAATGATTTCCATAAGCAGAAAAGATATTCATCATTGGGAGATTACCTTTATTATGAAGTTGAATATAATGATGTGGTTAAATGGCAAACAGATGATTATAGAAAAAAATTAAAGAGAGCAGTTGAAGATATTGGAATAACTTCACCTGTGTCGAGCCACAGTCTCCGTAAGTCTTTCGGCTATTGGATACACAAAACACATCCATTTGATCCTGATTGTCTATTATCATTACAGAAGTTATTCAATCATAGTGATTTACAAACAACAATGAATTATATCGGCTTGACGGAAGAGAAAAATCGACAGCTAATCAATGATCATGGGGAGTTCATTCATAATGTATTGGCTGGAAATGGAGATGAGATAGTTAAAAATATACCAGTTATCTCACTAAAGTCCGATGATTTTGGAAAGATTATTCGTATGCTCACAGATGATGTAGACAAGTATCAGAAAGCGATTGATATGGCAAACGAAATGAGAATTTTGTAAATTAATTTTCCATAATTTACCATGATACAAATTGTGGAAAAAGATGTAAAATTATGTAAAGACGATACTTACTGGGCATCGTCTTCATAATATTTTTTTACTTCATTTGTTATAAGATTGCGTACCCAACCAGAAAGTGACCTACCATCTGAATTAGCTATTATATCAGCTTTTATTTTTATCTCTTTTGGAAGTACGATCACAATTCTTGTATTGGTATCGCTAATTTGTCCTTGTGCCATTTTTTCTCCTTTCTATTCGAACTAATTGGTACAAGTTGATTATAAGTTGCTATAAGTCTTGTGTCAATTATTTTAAAAAACTGATACAAACCTGTTGACAAGTTGCTATCAACTTGCTACAATAATGACAATCAAAGGAAAGGAGGATGTGAATATGGACATTAATACATTTGATATTCTACTTGTCGATTTTGGCGAAATAGAATTCTGTGGCGAACAAGCTGGTGTCAGACCTGCTATAGTTATTCAAAATGCAATGGGAAATAGGTTTAGTGATACAACTATAGTGATGCCGTTTACCACAAAAATCAAAAATATAGATCAGTCTACACATTCTCTTTTTATGAGAGGAACTGGTGGTTTAACACAAAGTTCAATGTTGTTAGGGGAATGTGTTAGACAAGTATCAAAACAGAGAATAATAAAGAGGATTGGTTTAGTCAACGATAGAGCGACTAGATTAGAAGTCAAACGAGTATATGAATCAAACTTCGGGGAGGTGTAATGTATGGAATACGTAATGATGACGGTTGAAGAAGCAAAGAAATATGCAAAGAAAGATGCTATTGTCTTAGTAGCCACACAGGATCTTGCTTCACAAGATTGCAACATTGGTTTTGTAAAGAAAAGATTTGGAGAGTGCTCTGACATAATTGGTTCGGCGAAGACAATTGCTAATATCTGTGATGAGTTTGCTAATCAGCTTAGAGTATTTTCGGATACACAGAAAGATCCAATTAATTATGAACCAGTTGGATATTTAAATACCATATTATTTCGAGAGATGACCCGAAAAACGGACACACCATAAGGTATAAATAAAACATAGAACAAATGTTCGGTAGATATTGACACACTCGAACGGATGTTCTATTATAGAGTAAGAAAAAACGTAGCCAAGTGAATAGACGGTATTGGCAGTACCGACATCTTGGCTACGCATAGGTTTGATGTAGCAGAATAATACCACACCATATTTTATTATTACATAATCATTCTATAAAATCAACATGTTATTTGTTGACAATTTATCGTGGCAGTTCAGCTATATTTCACAAATAGAAATAAAAAGAGAATAAATAATGGGTTATCGCCAAATGGTAAGGCAGTGGGTTTTGATCCCACGATTACAGGTTCGAGTCCTGTTAGCCCAGTTATGTGCTATTAGCTCAGTAGGTAGAGCACTGGACTTTTAATCCAGGTGTCGAGGGTTCGAATCCCTCATGGCACATTATTAAATTGCGCCATTTTTGCGCTGAAAATAAGAAGGAGGGATTGATGTGGCGAGATATGCTATTGGAAATGGCAAGGGGTACATAGCCAAGGATAATCTTGGTAGATTCACGATAACGACTAATCTTGCAATCGCAGAAATATATTGTCGTGATAAAGCAGAAAATGTGTACAAAAGTTCAATATCTAAGTCCTATAAGGCACGAGGATATAAAGTAGTGAAACTGGATGATGATCCTCCCGATAATGTTAAGCAAATAACTACTAAGGAGTTACAAGAGAAAACAGAAAAGGTGTTAGCCGTTGGAAACATACAGAAGTGGCTAGATAAGATAGCTGACTTGAATGGGTTAGCTGCTGATGCATTACATAGAAAGACAGAACTAATTGAGCAATTGAGTAAAGTTGATAGAGAATTGAGTGATATTGCACATTACATCGAATTTAATAATCTAAATGCTGCACAAGGCTACAAAGCCTATAAGATGGAGCATGAACGGAGAATAATTAGAAGATCAATTAAGAATGAGATACAAGTTTTGGAAATTATTCTTGGAAAGAAGATATCAGAAACGGTCACTGATGAGATAAATAATGCAGTGACTGGAATGGATCAGCGTTTATATGAGCCTAGGGAGCTTAATGAACTGTTTGATTTTTAATTACATATTGAAAGGATTTAAACCATGAATATTCAAGAAAAATTGAATTGGTATTGCGAGAACGAAATGTATCAATTGAAGAAAATATGTTATCCAATGATTATAAAAATCGGTGGAATATCGGATAAAGACTATGATGATTTTTATAGTATCGCTTTAAGTGTATTAGCAGATACGGCATTAAGATATGACGATTCAAATATTTGCGATTTTGATAGTTTCCTGGCTAGTAATATTAAACGTAAATTCAAAACTGAAATACGAGATAGAAATCGAGCAAAACGAATTCCGTCTAAGCAAATGTCAAGTATAAATGATTTAGTTGGAGAGGATGGCAGACCGTTAAGTGAAAAAATTCCTTCTAACTTTGATATTTATGAAGAAGCTTGTGGAGAACATTTTGAAGGAACGAATGTTGAGCAGTATATGAATAGGTTGTCAGAATTACAGAAAATTATAGTCAAAATGTTATATATAGGATATTCGGCAAAGGATATACAGAATAAATTACATATTTCCAAAAAAGAATATGACAATAATTATGCTGCCATTACTTGTTATGAGAATAAGAGGATATTAACAAGAAAAACATATAAGAAACATGTGATGTAAAAGAAATAGGAGGAATATACAATGGCAAAGAAAGTAAGAGAACAGGCATTATCATTATCATCGTATCTGAAGAGTGTGAACAGTGAGGATATTTCAGAAAACCAGGACGTGCAAAGAATGTTTTGCTGGGGCAATGAAGCTATCAATGAGTTAATTATTACAGTTCTTACAGAAGATTATATTCCTCCAATTATTCTTGGAGAAGAGGAACTTGGTGGTGATTTAACTCAGCAGTATATAGTTGACGGCATTCAGAGAACAACAGCATTAAATATGTTTAGGCATATGAACTGGAAAACAACTAAGTCATTTGAAAATAGTGTTATTCAGTATCAGAAGAAACGAAGAGATGAAAAGGGACATCTTATTAAAGATGAGAACGGAAGTATTCTTTGGGACAATTGTGAGTTTGACATAAAGAATAAAACTTATGAGCAGTTACCTGATGAATTAAAAAAGAAATTTGATGATTATCAGATCAGAATTGTTATTCATCAGAACTGTACTATGCAGGAGATAAGTAAGTTGGTTAGGAGGTACAACCGAAACAGATCTATGGGTTCTAACCAGAAAGCCCTTACATGGATTCCTACATATGCAAGGAAAATTAAGAATATAGCAAATAATGAGTTTTATAAGAATTGTGTTACATGTTCAAAACCAATGAGAGTTAATGGTACATATGAGCAGACAGTCGCCAATTCTGTTATGGCAACGTTCCACTTAGATGCATGGAAAAAATCACCAAAAGATAGAAATGAGTTCCTTGAAGAAAAATCTTCGTTTGATGAATTTGAGAGAGTAAACGAATATGGAAATCGTATTGCAAAAGTTTGTGGAAACAAATTTCAGAATGTATTCGCATTCAAAGATATACTTTGTTGGATTGCTACATTTCATAAATTCACAAAACTTGGTCTTGAGGATAATAAGTTCGCTGAATTTATAAATGAACTTGTAAACAACTTACATAGCAAGGTTATTGGCGAGTGGAGTTACGATGCACTTGATAAAGAGCCTGGAACATCTGATAAAAAAATTGTACAGGCTAAAATTGATACATATACAGCTTTAATGATGGATTATTTACATATAACCGAAGATATAACAGAGAATAAAGAAACTGGAAATGAGATAGTATATGATGCAAATGAATCAGATCCATTACAGTTTATAAAGGACAATGTATCAGAAAGGGTGTCTGAGGAAGATATAGATGACTACTATACTCTAATGGATGATTTCAAGACATTACATGGAGTAAATATATCATCGCCATTCTTTGATTACCACAATGAGTTAGCATTCTTAGGGATGATTGCTTATTCATTCAAGTTTGATAAAGATTTGGATAATTGGTTGATTGATTACACCAATCGCAATATTACATATAGCACTAATCAGACAGAGAACCTTGAAAATATGATAGCTGATTTCAAGACGTATGAAGAGAAGAAGTCAGCATAGGAAGGAGAATATACATATGGAGAAATTAAAGTTAGTTAAAATTTCAGATATCAAAGTATCACGTAATTTCCGTAATTCTGTTCCATCACCAGAGAAGATGAATAGATATAGAGACGCTTATTGTCTTGGTAAAGATTCGAAGCACTCTTATGAGAAATGTGCAGGTCAGGTCAAGCCAATAATATTAAATGAGAATAATATGATAGTGGATGGCTATATACAGTATCTCGTCATGAAGGAGATGGACGAGGAGTATTGTTACTGCTGCGTTGAACATAAGTTAGTAGTGTATACACTTATTGATGGTGTTCATACAAATGGAAATAGTAAGGAATATACTTGGAGAGTTCCAGATAATACGAATTGGGATGAGTTTAAAAGCAAAATCTCATATGGTGATCTGATATGGGTTAGGACATCTAATGGAATAGCTCCAATTATCGTAACAAATATTACTACGATAGAAGCAATTGAAGGTGAATTGTCAGGATTAGAGAGAATTGCAAAAAAGGACATAATAAAAGGTGAACTTTGGAAGTCTATTGAGATAGATGAAAAAGTGCTTATTAAAAATAGTGTGTCAGAGGAGTGGATACCAGCTCATTATGCTGGACTTACATATGATAAGAAACCTATGATATGGAGTTTGGGAGGAACTTCATGGACTACTGATGCGTTTAGCGTACCTAAATACGTTAGGTTGCCTGGTAGCGTAACATTTGGGAAAACATGTAGATCATATAACTAATCTTTTGACAAAATGTTAAATACTATTTGAAACTGAAAAGAGATAAAAGGGTGGCTCAACTAAGTCACCCGAATAATGTGCCACTAGCTCAATTGGTAGAGCACACGACTTTTAATCGTGGGGTTACGGGTTCAAACCCCGTGTGGCACATTGCTATATGAATAGTAAAAATAATTAAAAATAAAGGAGATATCATTATGGGAATAACAGCAAAGGATTTTGGAAAGAAGAAGAGTATTTTAGTTAGGGTACAGAATAAAATTGAAAAGAAGAAAGCCACTATTATTGCTAATAAGAAAGACAAGAAGAATAGAAATAACTAAGGAGAATATCTATGAGTGAATATTGGACGAGCAGTGGTATTACAGTATATGACTTTGATAAGTGTATTTTGGCACTCAAGAAACGACATGAGAATCAACTAGATAGAATCAAATATCTGGAAGAAGAAAATAGAAAGCTGAAAGATGATGCTTATAAGGACGCAGAAATAGCGAAAATGAAGTTGCAATACGAGGAGATGAAAGCAGATTACTATAGGGGATTTCCTATAACTGAAAGCGAAAATCAGAAAATTAAAGAGTGGATGAAAGAACATGATGTTGAAGCTCATGGAGTAGTGAATAACACCGATAGATTAAGACGAGCAGGTTGTTGTGGGGGTAATTACAGCTATGAATTCATACCAACTTCGGTTGGAACTATCGGCTATGTGAAGTGTAGTTGCGGTACAAAGTTTGAATTTCAGGGAATATAGAAGTAAGAATGTTCAATTTCATATGGAAGATAGGTGAAAGAATGAATAATATTGATGAAATGAAGAAAGAAGTGTATTTTGCAAATAAAGTGATTGGTGCGATTGATAATGTTAAAACTCCAATGCTTATGTATGAGGAAGAAAAACGAGTAGTAAGAAAAGCACTTAAAATGTACGTTGATAAAATTGAAGATAAAATGCGTGGAAATTAAATCACAGTAAAGTTTTCTTGGGAAAATGAAAGGAGATAAAATATGAGACATGCAAACGATGCGAAAGTAATGAAAATTGATGACAAGTTAGTTGGATTCGATTTAGGTGCAGATTACTGCGCAGAACACGAATGGGGAATTAAAGGTATCTTAAGAGAATTTCAAGTGAATACAGATAAAGTTGGAATTGAAAAAAGAATGGTTACAGTTGTTTCGAAATTATTGATATATAAAGATATTACATATAGAAAGATTAAATGTCATCTACTTGCTTTAGTGCCATATTGGTATTTTGACAAGGACATTAAAATTACAAAAGATAATTTAGATAGTTGGGAACTTTATGATTATTATCTCGAAAAAAATGGAATTACAACTGCGTGGGATGAAAAAAGTTTTGCTATCCTTGTAACAGACAAATATGAAAATGAATTAAAAGAATTGTATAATGCATTCCTAAATCTTGATGTTGCGGTTGGAATTGCGCCATCAGAAGTATTCAAAAATGGTGGGTTAAAATTTTGTATTAAATCAAGGCTTCCAAAAGAAACAATTGAGAAAATCAAAGCTGATGACTTAGACTATATTGCATTACAGAAAGCGGCAGAGAAAACTAAAATTAAGAAAATTTTAGAGAAAGCAGGAAAGAAATATCTTGCATTATCTCCTCGATGGAAAGATGAAAATAAAAAAGAAGTAGTCTTTTGGTTAAATCCTTATTATCAGAATATAGATAACTATGGATGGTTTACAGTTGATGATTTGAAAGACTGGGCAAAAGATAAGGGCAAAATACCAATGGAAAAGTAACAAGAAAACTTCGTTTCCTTTGGATTATAAAACGGAGAATATAACAGTAGAAACAATTAACAAAAAATAAATATAAGAAAGAAGAGGTACAAAATATGGATGGATTTATGATGTTTAAAAAGGCTTTACAGAAGCACTTCGATGAAATGCAGAAAGAGACTACACATTTATTTGAGGTAAATGTAGATAAGGATGAATTATGGAATACATATCTTGATAGCTTTCCTGCTGGTACAAATGAGATTTTCAGAGAGCGTAGAGAGCATGATTGTAGTTGTTGTAGACAGTTTATTAAGAATATTGGTTCTGCTGTCACCATTAAGGATAATCAGATTCACACAATTTGGGAACTGAATCTTGGCGATACAACATATCAGCCAGTATGTGATGCACTTGATGCTTTTGTAAAAGCTCATACAGTTACAGATATTTATACAACTAAGTTTCCTAAGATTGGTACAGATTTTAACTTTGAGGAAATCAATGGAAAGTCTCATCAGTGGGATCACTTCTTCTTAGAGCTTCCAAGTAAGTTCGTAAATAGAAGTAGTCGTTCTAATGAGGAAGTTAAAGGACAGTTCAGAGATACAAGAAATGTATTTAAGCGTTCTCTTGACGAAATTACTATGGATGCACTCGATACAATTCTTGAACTTATCAATTCAAATACACTTTACAAGGGTGAAGAGTGGAAAGGTGTACTCACAGAGTTCAAGAAGTATAAGAAGGAATATGATAAGTTGACTTCTGATACTGAAAAGGATTTATATGCTTGGGAGAAGTCGGTAACAGCAGGTATGGCTATCGGTAGAATTAGAAATCATTCTATTGGAACACTTCTTATTAATATAAGTGAGGATATGGATCTTGACACAGCAGTTAAGAAATATGAACAGATTGTCGCTCCAAGTAATTATAAGCGTCCAAAGGCTATTTTTACAAAGAAGATGCTTGAGGATGCAAAGAAGACCATTACAGAACTTGGATATATGGATTCATTACAGAGAAGATTTGCTAATCTGAATGATATTACTGTAAATAATGTACTGTTTTCAAATAAGAGTGCTGCTAGAAGAATGGTTGGTGCAGATGATATTTTTGGTCAGATGGAAAAGGATATTGCTGTAAGTCCTAAGAAGTTTTCTAAGGTTGAAGAGATTTCAGCACAGGATTTCATTGATAAGGTACTTCCAACTGCAAAGGAGATTGAAGCTTTTGTAGAGAATAAACATGAGAAGAACTTTGTTTCTATGATTGCACCTGTTAATCCAGACGCTAAGACAATGTTCAAATGGAATAATGGATTATCTTGGGCTTATTCAGGAAACATTACTGACTCTGATATGAAGAAAAACGTAAAAGCTGCTGGCGGTAATGTTGACGGTGTACTCAGATTTTCAATCATGTGGAATGAGGGACAAAATGACAACAGTGACCTTGATGCACATTGCAAAGAACCTGATGGAAACGAGATTTATTTCAGTAATTGTAGAAAACCTAGTATGTCAAGATGTGGCGGTCAGTTAGATATTGATATTACACATCCTATGGAGCAGATGGTAGGAAAACCTTCTGTGGAAAATATTACATGGGCAGATATGTCACGTATGAAACCAGGTGTTTATAAGTTTTTTGTTAATCAGTATGCAGCGAGAGGAAGTAAAGGATTTAAGGCAGAAATTGAATTCAATGGTGAGATTTTTACATTTGAATACAATAGACCTGTTTCTGGTAATGTTCAGGTGGCAGAAGTTACACTTGATGCGAATGGTAACTTCTCAATTAAGGAAAAGCTGTCTGGAAGTTCATCTGTTTCAAGTCGTGAGATTTGGGGTGTAAATACAAATCAGTTTGTTCCTGTATCAGTAATTAGTTACAGTCCAAACTATTTTGACGAGCAGGATGGAATTGGTCATAGACATTTATTCTTCTTCCTGAAAGATTGTGTAAATAGCGAAGAGCCTAACGGATTCTATCTTGAGTTCCTTGACAATGATTTAATGAAGCACAAGAGAGTATTTGAGGCTTTAGGTGCTAAGTGCCATGTAGAAGATACTGATGATCAGCTTTCAGGAATTGGATTCTCTATGACAAAGAGAGCAGATTTAGTTGTCAAGGTTAAGGGTGCAACAGAGCGTGTAATGAAGATTAAGTTTTAATTAGAAAAGGAGATTATTATTATGACAAACAACGAATTATTTATTAATGCAACAAGAAATAACTATCAGTTTCCATTCAGAGGAATGATTAACGTAATTGATTTGTGGGATTTATCTCTCACAAATCTGGACTCTGTATTTAAGACACTCAATGCAGAAGTAAAGAAGTCTGAGGAAGAGAGTCTTCTGAACACTAAGTCAAAGGAAGATGAAGAGATTTCTAATAAGATTGAAATTGTTAAGTATATTGTTAGCGTGAAGCTGGATGAGAAGAAAAAGAGAGAAGACGCTAAGAAAAATGCTGAGATGAGACAGAGATTACTTGAAATCAAGGCTAAGAGACAGGATGCAGCACTTGAAAATATGTCTGATGAGGATCTGGATAAGGCACTTGCAGAATTAAGTGAGTAATTGTTACAAATATACCATATATAGTATTGAAAATAAGCAATATATACTATATATGGTATATATTTTACATTAGAATGAATCGCACATTTTATTAGAAAAATTGGAGGTAAAATTATGTTATTTTGGTTATGTTTTATTGTATTAATTGTAGGAATTGGATTGATAACTGTTGGAAATATGGAATGGTTTGATGTTAGAAATGAAAACAAATTAAGAAAATTTCTATATCAGAATCATTACACAATTAAAAGTTCTGGTTGGGTTACTGTTGTAATAAGTGGAATTATAATAGTAATTATGATTATTGTCTTTGCTTGTAATTATATTGGTGTAAACACTCAAGTAGAAAAAAACAAAGAACAATACAATGCCATCACATATAAAGTAGAAAGTGGTGCTTGTCGTGATGAATTAGGTTTATTGAATAAAGAAGTAATTGATGAGATTCAGGATTGGAATGAGAATATAACATATTATAAAAATATTCAGAAAGATTTTTGGGTTGGTATTTTTGTTCCTAATGTATATGACCAGTTTGAAACAATTGATTATACAAAATATAGGAGAGAATAATATAATGTCAAACTTATATGTATATCTAATTCGTTCTCGAAACAAGGATAATAAGGATATTCCAAATTTCAAGGAACGAGCCAAGACAATTCTTGAATACAAAGAGAACGAAGATAAAGTGATTGAAGCTTTTAAGAGCTTTGCAATTAAAGGAGTTCATGGCGAACAGACAAGATTATATAGGTCGGTCAATTCAAGGAATGAAGAAAAAATCAGAGAAGAGTTGATTATTCGTCTATTGAGAGATAAGCCAAGTATGACACAACTTAATCGTACATTAGCTTCTGTTGCACAACAGGTACAAAATCGTGATGAGAGTAAATGGTTGTTTGATTTTGACATGGATAATAGAGAATTAGTAGCAGATTTTTTATCAGACATTAATCATTTTTCTGGTATAAAACTTATTGATATGAATTGTCATAAGACACCACATGGGTTTGCGATTGTAGTTCCGCATGGATTTGATACAAGAGAGCTTATGGAGAAGTGGAAAGATTATGATATTACATTGAAGAAAGATGAATCGTTGTTTTTGGATATGATAACGAATGGAGAGTAACAATATGTACGAACAATTAAGAGAATATATAGAAGAATCAAATAATATTGTATTCTTTGGTGGTGCAGGTGTGTCAACTGAAAGTGGTATTCCTGACTTTCGATCCAAGGATGGATTATATAATCAGCATGACATTCAATTTGATAAATATAACCCAGAATATCTTTTGAGTAGAGAATGTTTATACAACAATCCGAAAGTATTCTATGAGTTCTATCGGCAGAAGATGGATACAAGGAATATTGAACCAAACATTACTCATAAGGTGCTTGCTAAGATGGAAGAAATAGGTAAGTTGAAGGCTATTGTAACACAGAATATTGATGGGCTTCATCAGAAAGCAGGCAGTAAGAATGTCTTTGAGATTCATGGAACTACACAGAGAAATTATTGTAGTAAATGCAAAATGGAATATCACTCTGATTTCTTATTCAATACCAAAGAGGCAATTCCAAAATGTGAATGTGGTGGATTAATCAGACCTGATGTAACTTTATATGGAGAGAAATTGCCTAATGAAGCTGTAAATGGTGCTGTTGAAGCAATTAGTAAAGCCGATATGCTGATTATTGGTGGTACTTCATTGCAGGTTTATCCAGCAGCAAATTACATCTCGTATTTTAGTGGTAGACATTTAATTGTTATCAATAAAGAAAAAATCCATGTGCTATTGAATGGAGATACTGATTTTATGATTGTTGATTCATTGGGTAATGTATTTACTGAGATTGAGAAATGGATGTGAGGTAAAACGATGAAATTAACGATTGATATACCAAGAGAATATGAACGAGATTTTATAGGTGATAAGTTCAAAGATTTCTTTTCAAGAGTAATTGCAGATATAGATTGTAGTGGATTGTGTGGCAATTATGAAAAGGAAATAGCTGAAATGTTTATAAAAGCATTTAATGAAGCTATTGTTGGTGAAGTTAATCTAAATGCAAATATTATTCCAGTAGCAAATATATCTTTTGATAAAGAAGATATACAGAACATGATTCAAGATGAATTTAAGAAGTTTAAAGTAGAGAATAATCTAATATAGAAGCAATTCTATTCACGGCTGATCAGCCAAACTTTCCAAATAAAAGTAACAAGAAATATTTTTTTCTTATGGTTTTTGCAGACGTGCAAAGTCCATAGGATTTTATAACAAAATAATTAAGAAGAAAGGATTTAAGCAGTAACTCCTGGGTAATTATGGTTACGTAACCTCTGTAAAATAGTGTATTTTGACAGAGAATAATGAAAAAAATAATTCTCAAGGGCTACGAGTATTAAGTTTATGTGGTGGCGTTGAAACAGGATTATATGCACTACAGCAGCTCGGAATACCTATAAGAGAATATCATACATATGAAATTTTGCCAGAAGCCATAGCAGTTTCTCAGTACCATTTTCCGTTTGTGGTACATCATGGCGATTTGTATGAAGCGGATTTTGAACAGTTCAAAGGATTTGATTTACTGTTGGCAGGAACTTGTTGCCAGTCACTTTCAAGAGTGCGAATTGAAAGTAAAGAGGTCAACAATGGTCTTGATGGTAAGTCAGGAATTTTCTTTAAAGCAATTGAGTGTCTTAGGGCAATTCAGCCCGAATATTTCATGTTTGAAAATGTAATACCAAGTAGCGATGAAGATTTGAAGACGATGACAGAATGTATTGGTGTTGAACCCATTTTGATTAATTCAGGAAGATTTTCGTCTCAAAATCGTGAAAGATATTATTGGACAAACATACCATTAGGTAAATTACCTGATGAATCTCCATTAGTTTTGAAAGATATTATGGAGAATAGTGTAGATGAGAAATATTTCTATAAGAAAAATTTTGAAATCTTGGATATGAGCAAACGTGTATGTGCAGAGTTAAAAGTTAATTCTATGGAAATGAATAGAAGAATTTATAATCCAGATTTTAAATGCTGCACATTAACTTGCATAAATGGTGGATATCACGAAAAGAAAGTATTAGATAGTGGTAGACCACGAAAACTTACAGAAGTTGAATATGAAAGATTACAGGGATTACCTGATAATTTTACAAAAGTTCAGCTCAATGGTCGTTGGTTATCATACTCAAAAAGATGTAGTTTGATGGGCAATGGATGGAATGAACCTACTGTTGAATGGATCTTGAGTGGGTTAAGAGAATAACATAACAGGAAGGAGTAAGAGGTTTGGTATACCGAAAACGCAGCGTTTACTCCTGATACATAATGATAATAAATAGAGTCTGGCAGATGCCAAATAGTAACACATTTTCAATTAAGCCAATCAAAGAGCTGATTGAGAAATATGCAATAGGTAAAATTGTTGATCCATTTGCAAATAGCAATAAATTAGCGACAGTAACAAATGACCTAGATACACAATATGATACTGATTACCATATGGACGCACTGGATTTCTTAAAGATATTTGATGATAACTCAGTAGATACAGTGTTATATGATCCACCATACTCGCCACGACAGGTAAGCGAATGTTACAAAAATCTTGGACAGACAGTAAATATGCAGACAACACAAGCTTCATATTGGTCTAAACAGAAGGAACAGATAGGAAGAATTGTAAAGAAAGATGGCATTGTAATTACTTGTAGCTGGAATAGCGGTGGCATTGGTAAGAAGTATGGCTTTGAAATTCAGGAAATTTTACTTGTTCCTCATGGTGGTTGGCACAATGACACGATTGTTGTGGTTGAGAAGAAGATTGAGTAGAGAATAACATAATATGAAGTTCGTAGGAAAGCGGAATTTCTTGTGAGTTTTAGAGAATAAATACATATAAAAACAAGAAAAGAGGTGCAGTATGAACAAAGAAGTATATGACTTGGCACATAAATTAGCAGACAAATGGTGTTTAAATATGATTGGTGCAAAGAAAATTGAAAATTATATCTATGTAAGAGGATATGATCGTAGTTTTCCACATGCGGTAGCTACAGCAAAATTTGATATTGACACTGGAAAATTTGTTGAGAAGTGTGGATTTTATGGATGCCCTGTTACGATTACAGATGGAATGTATGAGTAAAGTCGAAGTAAACATAGATTTCTTTTGGCGAATATATTGGCAGGAGGTGATGCGATGAGCAAGATTTACGATTATGAAGAATATCAAAATCAGCGAGTAAAAGTTACATATACTAATAAAAGAAAATACAGAGAAGAAAACATTGTTGGTCTATATGGACAAGTTATTAAAACTACAAGTAGATCAATAGCGGTTCAGATTGATGGAATGTATAATACAGCAAGCTCCAATGGATTATATTGGTTTGAAAGAAGCGAATTGAATATTGTCAGAGATGAAAGTGAGGATAATAAAATGACAGGATTTAGTAAAGTGGCGATTGTAAATTTGGTAGATGATTACAATAAGAAGGATTATGGATTTGCTTTATATGATGAAGATATTAATGAAATTATTAAGTATGACACCAAGCATCCGTTATATCTGATTGTAAATGCAAGAGGGAAAGACAACAAAATTCTTGGAATTTTAAAAGAAATTAAGACAGTTGAAGAGTATGGTAAAGGTGTGACAGCTCAGGTTGTCGGTGTAGTTAATATGAACGCATACAATGCAAGAATTGATGAGGAAAATCGTCAGAAAGAAATTGCAAAGCAGAAAGCCTCTATTGAGAAGGAATTAAAGTCTGAGATTGAAAAGATGAATAATATTGCTTTATATGAAAAGATGGCAAAGGAGCATCCTGAGAATCCAAGACTCGCTGAACTTGTTAATGAACTAAAAGAGTTAGGAGAATAGTATGGCAGGATTTGTATCAAAACAGCCAAATGGATTATATTGTAGATTTTCGACTGTCACAGATTGTCCTACGACATGGAATATGACAAGAGAAGATTATATCAGTATGAAAATGCAGGAAGCAAAAGAGAATGCTGAAGATGTATTGGATAATTATCTGAAGCCGTTTGATATGGTGGTGGATATGTATTATCCAAACAATATGACAAAAGAGAAATTTGATAAATTCCTTGAAGAGACTGGATATAGCAAAGGAGAATAAACCATATGAAGAAGAAAATTTTAGCAGTTGTATTAGGATTAACATTGTGTTTTGGAATGACTGGATGCCAGTCTGTTACAAAAGATTTTGGTGGATCAACAACAATTGAGCTTGAACCAAACCAGAAACTTGAAGAGATTACATGGAAAGATGATTCATTATGGTATCTTACAAGACCTATGACAGATGACGACATTGCGGAGACACATACATTTCAACAGTCGTCAAATTTTGGAGTGTTTGAGGGTACTGTAACTATTATTGAGAAGAAGGAATAAGTGAAATGAAAGTTAAAGAATTGATCGAAAAATTATCGACTATGCCACCTGAAGCAGAATTAGTTTCATATCAAAGCGATATGGAGGAAAGTGGTATTAGACCTATTTTTTATAATCCTAAACTAGAGAAATATAAAATAAAAAGAAAAACTACATATGACAGATTTGACTATACAGATTATACATACGAAGTATATGTCGAAGACGAAAATGGTGAAATTATAGCAGTCAGAATGTAGTTCATAGTAAACCGAAGTTTCCTTCGGAGAATAATACATTGAAAGAAATCTTTCTTTGGAAGATTTGAGTTAAGAGTATATTAATACGAAAGGAGTGAGTGGCAGCCTTAAAGAAATTTCGCTCTGAGTAGATTAAAATGGTATATCAAGGAAGTAAAAATAGATTGGCAAAATTTTTAGTGCCAATTATTCAGAAGTATATTGATGACAATAATATTAAAACTTACATAGAACCTATGGTAGGTGGAGCAAATTTAATTGATAAGATTAAATGTGATAAGAGGATAGGGGCTGACATTAATGAAGAACTAATTGCTTTATTGAAATATGCTCAGTCTGATAATGATTTATCTATTGCACCAGATGTATGTACATTTGAACATTATGCCGATGTGAGAGAAGATAGAAAACTTGGAACACATAAGTATTCAAAAGAGTATATAGCACTTATTGGATATTGTGCATCTTATGGTGGCAGATATTTTGATGGTGGATATGGCAGAGATTCTAAGGGTGGTAGAAGTATTTATAATGAAAGACTGAAGAATTTTAGAACACAAATTCCTGATTTAAATGACATTGAATTTAGATGTTGTGATTATAAGGACTTTGCAGATTATAAGAATTGTCTCTTTTATTTCGATCCACCATATCGTAATACAAAACAGTATTCTAAACAGTCAATCGACTATGACGAATTCTACGATTTTCTTCGTAAACTTTCAGAGAATAATATAGTGTTAGTAAGTGAATATAATATGCCTGATGATTTTAAGTGTATTTGGCAGAAAGAACGTAAAGTGTTACAGAAGTCAGATAGAGTCACAGGTGAGAAAGCTGTAGAAAAGTTGTTTGAATTAAGAGAATAATTTAGTGAGGTGATATGAATGGGAATATCTTGTGATATTTGTAAATATGGAGAAAGTCACGATTATGTAAATGGTAATTATTATTGTCGTAACAATAATTGTATTCATCGTGGTGGTGATTTTCCAATGATACATGATTGTGCAGATGGCGAAATTGATCAATGGTTGTATGATTTTAAGTATAAGCCACATAAAAGTGATACGAATGTATCAAAAGAGTTAATGTATGAAGAAATAACAAAGATTTTATTTGGAATAAAACTTAAAGATGTAGATACTATTATGAACGAATTGAATGTTTTAAAAGACAAAATTACATCTTATAGAGAACCATATAAATGTGAAACTTGTGCAGTCACGCATTGTGATGTGTATGCTCTTGGATGTAGGAATTGCAGTGGTTGGAAATAAAAGTTGAAACTCGCATTTCACAAGGAGGCAAAATATTGAAGATTGGTGACAAAGAAAATGTTAATGCAATCACACTCAGACATAAGGGCAGAGATATTAAATTTGAATGTTTTATCAAACCATTTCCTTACGCAGAAAGATCGGATTTAAAAGAAAAAGATCCAGTTGAGATTGTTTTTGATGATTTGACAGAAGTAGATGTATTAATTGATATGTTAAAAAGATTCAAACAGGAGTCACAGGAACATATAGGCGTTTAGAAGAGGAGTGGAAATTAAATGGATATTTATAATACAAAACCAAGAAAAATTAAATGTGTTAGAAACGATGATGACGTATGGGGTGGTGGCGGTGAAAATCATCACTTATTGGAAGTCGGAAAGGAATATACATTAGAAGATATCGTAGTTCATTCTTGGCACACGATTGTATATATAGAAGAGTTTCCAGATGTGGAATTCAATAGTGTTGTGTTTGAAGAAATTGATTAGGAGAATAATACTATGATTTGTGAAAAATGTAATTGTAAAGATGGTTGTGGTTGGTATGCTTCTTACAAGAGAATTGTAGACGAGATTTATCTTGGTATTGGAACTGACAACACCCTTGGTAGAGCATTATTATCAACTGTAAATGATAATAGCTTGAAAGATTGTGAATATTTTGAAGGAGAATGATTATATGAAGGTAACGATTGATTTAGAAAATTTAGAGTCTCTTGTACAGAATACAATGGAAACAAATATTGAAAATATTGTAAAAGAGCAGATTGAAGGAACTGTTAGAAAGGTTGCTGATAATCTCGCTAAGAAAATTATTGAAGAAAAGGTTTCTGAGAATTTTCAGCGTTTTGTTGATGAATACATAGCAAATACCAAAATCAAAGTTGGTGGAGATTATTGGGACGATACGGAAGAAAAGGAATATACAGTAGAACAGTATATTAAGAAAGAATTAAAGGAGAGACTTGATTCTAAAAAGCTTAGAGCCAAGAAGAAAGGACACACAAGTTCGTATAGTGATGATTTTGAAAATGTATCATTTGAGGAATATATCAACAGACAGTTTGATTTTGATGACATGATTAAAAAGGATCTTGATAAGTTTATGGATGACATTCGTAAGCAGGTTAATAAGACGATGAAAGAGACTTTTGATAACTCAACAAAGAGTATGTTATCAAATGCAGTGCTTAGTATTCTTGGTGCAAATGAAACTTACAGACAGATAGAAAATAATATTAAGTGCATTGCAGACAAACAGGTATAGCCTATGGAAGAAGAAATCTATGAAAACGACTGGGAAAACTGCGACTACTGTGAAACAACATACTATGAAAATGATACTGGATATCGTGAATATGGTTGCAGTTTTATAACTGGTGATGAGAATGACTATCCATGTTTGGGTGGCGAATTAGGTTTTGGCTGCCCATTGTCATTCAAATATAAAATTGAGAAAAATTGAACTTCAAAAGTGGCTAAAAATAAGGCTTTTAGTGATTGAATTTTGACAAGAAACCTGTCTTTCATTTGGAGGTAATACGTGAATAAGAAATGGATTTTGTGCAATGATAATATTCCTGATGATATGAAAATCGTCCTTGTTACTTATAAAAAATATGTTAATTATGAGAAGACAATAAATCCTATCATTATCAAAATAATTGGTATAACGAAAATCACGAAATTCTTAATGTGATCGCTTGGATGTATGTGCCAAAACCATTTGATATGACAGAGGATAAGTAATTGGAGGTAAAAGTTATGTTTGGTTATGTTAAAAAGAAAGAATATGATGAAGTATACAAACGTTATCGAGGTGCAATGGCTACTTGCGAAGGATATGCTAATTTATTTGAAAAGCAAGAAAAACGAAGAGAAATAGAGTATAAGCGAGCTGAGTATTGGAAGGCTAAAGCATTATATCCTAATTCAGAGCCATATGTCGAAGGCGATATGGAGACGATTAAATACATCAAGAGTTAAGAAGGAGAGAATATGAAAGTTGCATTAACAGGTCATAGACCTCAGAGATTAGGATTACCAGAAGATGAGACAGATGAAAAGTGGAGCAAAATTACTGATTGGTTAACTGAACAAATCACAAAAATGACAGAAGTTGCAATATTGAGTAACACATATGTTGATGTATATTGTGGAATGGCTTCTGGCTGTGATATTAGCTTTGGTCTTGCTGTATCTGTCATTAAAAATGGAACAAAGAATTTAAAGTTACACTGTGTATTACCTTGCAAAGATTACAATTCTTCAAATAAGTATTATCGTTTTATTAATGATAATTCAGATGAATGGATTGAATTAGCTGACGAATTTTACAAAGGTTGTGACAATGTAAGAGATCAGTATATGGTTGACCATTGTGATGTTTTACTTGCAATTTGGGACGGTAATAAATCAGGTGGTGTATGGTCAACAATTCGTAAAGCTCAGAAAGCTGGTAAGAAGATTATTTATTGTCCTAAAGAGATTTTGAGTGAGGTTAAGTAAATGGGATTTTATTATAATTTCTATTCACCAAAAACAGGTAAGAAAATAGATGAAGGTAAATATGGAGGAATGCCATTTTTCTTCACTAAGTTTGATAAGCTAGGTCATGAATGTGCAGTCAAATGGGATGAAAATTATAAAAATATTAAAGCATGGTCAATTGATATTAAATCTGATTTTTATAGAGAATACCTTTCAGATGATGATTATGCTTGGGACTGGATCATTCTATATTATACAAAAGATGAGATTCTAAAAATGCAAAAGTCGATGTCCTGTAATGAAACATTATTAGAAGAACTTTTGGAGAATAATAATTTAGATGGATTAATTGTTGTTATAAGTTATAAATTGAAAAAATAACAATTCAATTAAACCAACATTTCTTCTCATAAAAGAGAGAATAAGTATGTGTAAACAATAACAAAAAATTCAATAGGAGGAAATTAAAATGATGAACAATTTTTTAAATGGTATGTTTGGTAAAGTAGGAAGTGGAATGTGTAGACTTTCCATGAATGGTGGTATTGCAGTTAAGACAGCAGGTGGATATAAAACATATAATATCAAGACTGGAAAGCTTACAAATTGTAGCAACTTTGTGTTTGATATTGGTGAGGAGTTCTTCTTTGTAATTCCAACAAATAAGGTTGAAAAGGGTGACATTATTCTTATTAATGGTAAGCCAAGATGTGTAATTGAAGCCGATAAGACAAAGATTACAGTTATCAATTATGAGGATTCAACAATCGAGACTGTACTTCCTGAGAGACACGTATTTATGGGTAATACATACTTCTATGGCAAAATCGTATCAATGTTTGGTAGTGACTTAATCAAGGGCAAGAAGGGCACAAGCAATATTTTTAAGTATATGATGCTTTCTCAGATGATGAAGGGCGACAATAATTCTAACAGCATGATGAATGGCAATAACGGAATGAGTTCTATGTTACCACTTATGATGATGGGCGGTAATATGGGAGATATGTTTGACGGCATGTTTGATTTTGATATGAGCGATAATGACGATGATACAGATGTAGAAGAGGAGGAAGCATAATATGGGATGTGGTTCATGGACAAGAGATAGTTATGTAAGTTATTCAACAACAAAGGGCATGAGTGTTTCAACGGATGGTGTGATTAGCGGTTCTTATTCTAATCAGGATATGTTTAAGGCAAAAAATATTGATTCTGCACTTGATCCTAAGAATGTTATTAGAGAGTGCTGTGATACAGAGGAACATCCAAACACAATTCCTGTTATTCTTGCACTTGATGTAACTGGTTCTATGGGACAGGCTACTGTTGAAGTGGCAAAGAAGTTAAATGTAATTATGACTAAGTTATATGAAAAGGTTACAGATGTTGAGTTCCTTATCATGGGTATTGGTGATTTAGCTTGTGATAGCTGTCCAATTCAGGCTTCACAGTTTGAGTCAGATATTCGTATTGCTGAACAGCTTGACAAGATTTATTTTGAGTTCGGTGGTGGTGGAAACAGTTATGAGTCCTACACAGCAGCATGGTATTTCGGTTCTCGTCATACAAAGCTTGATTGCTTAAACCGTGGAAGAAAAGGAATTATTATTACAATGGGTGATGAGCAGTTAAATCCATATCTTCCATTAAAAGGTCATAGAAGTGGCTTAATTGAAGCAACAGGTGATAATCTTCAGGCAGATGTGGAGACAAAAGACTTATATAATGAAGCTTCTCAGAAGTTTAATATCTATCATTTAGATGTTGCTCATCGTCATAGATGGGATGAGGATGAGATTGAAAAGTCTTATAAGAAGTATCTTGATGATACTCATTTTAGAAGAGTAAATATGGACAGTATTACAAATGAGATTGTAGATATTATTGTTAGTGAAGCAGAGAATAATGTTATAGATACAGTTACTACACCTTCTAACTCAGAAGGAATTACTTGGTAGAATAGGAGATTTAAGAGATGAAAGACATTAAGATTGTAATCGGTGCTAACTTTGGAGATTGTGGAAAAGGATTAATGACAGACTATTTCTCACAGAAACCTAATAGTATTGTTGTTTGTTCAAATGGTGGTGCTCAGAGAGGACATACCGTAACAACGCCTGATGGAATCAGACATGTCTTTCATCATTTTGGATCTGGAACATTTAACCATGCAAGTACATATTTATCTGAGGATTTTATTGTTAATCCAATTATTTTTAAGCAGGAATATGATGAATTGACGAAATTAGGATATGTTCCAAATGTTTATATCAATCAAGATTGTATGTTGACTACACCTTTTGATATGATGGCAAATCAGATTATAGAGGAAAAACGTGGGAAAAATAAACATGGTAGTTGTGGCTTGGGAATTTTTGAAACTATCAAAAGATACAAAGCTGGTATAACTGATGTAGATAATTATATCAGGGAATATTACTTAGAACAATTTGAAAGAGAGAATATTATATTAACAGATGAATGGTCAAGAATATTCCTTGATAATGGTATATTTGAACACTTTTTAGATGATTGGGACTTTATGAATAACCACTCATTGGTTATATCAGATAATTATTTCTTAAATCAGTTTGACAATATCATATTTGAAGCAGCACAAGGACTTTTACTCGATCAGAATAACACAGAGTATTTCCCACATCTAACACCATCTAATACAGGTATTAAAAATCCCAAGAAAATAATTGAAAATGTTGAATGGAATGATGAGATAAATATTGAGACTTGTTATGTATCTCGTACATATTTGACAAGACATGGTGCAGGTAAGTTTCTATCTGAATGTCCAAAGAATCGGATTAATGAATATATGTATGACCATACTAATGTTCCAAATCCATTCCAGGACACTTTGAGATATGGGACACTCGATTTAGGAGAATTATATAGTAGATGTTCAAATGATGTTGGAGATTTTGGAAATCAGAAGTCATTAGCACTTACGCATTGTAATGAATGCGATTGGGATAATAAAAAGCTGGTCGAATTATTCAAGGATTGGAATATTTACTATTCAGACGGTGAAACACACCAAGATATAGAATTAAGATGAAAAATACTACTATATATAGTAGCAAACAAATATAGATAACCACTATATATAGTGTTAAATTGGAAGCGATATTTCTTTTGGTTGTAGGAGGTGAGGCAGTGAAAATTAAAGATAAAATACGAGATAAATTAAGACAGTGGTTATTTTCAGAAGAATTATCAAAGTTTGAAACAGCAGAACAAAACTACAAAGAGGCTGAAGACTTATATAGCAGATCAGCAGGATATCTTAACGCTGCAAAGGATGAGTACACATGGTCATTAAAGATGGTCGATGATTGTCATAAGTTAATAAATTCTATGATGGATGTTGGAACAGATATAGGTTTTTGTTCTGATGATCATTCGTGGGCGGTTGTGTGTATTAAAGGTCATCCAGAATATGTGAAATTTATTCCATTGTCTCATAAAGACGCACGAGGTGTATTGGATTTTCTGAAACATTTTAAGTATTCAGATAGAGTTGTAGATTCTCCATTTGCGTTTAGAGATATGGTTGACCATTGTATTATGGAAAATCCATTTTTTAAAAAATAAAAAGGGGACAGAAAGAAAAATGAAGAAAACATTAACAATTTTACTAGCAATGTTAATTTTGACATTCTCATTAGTAGGATGTGCTAAGTGTATTAGTACAGAAACTTCTACTGTGCAAGTAAAGATTACTGACGAATATCATAGAGCTGCATATACAACAATGTATTATAGCCCTACTACGAAAACTATGTTACCTCAATCACATCCAGCAGTTCATAGAATTACTGTTGAATACGATGGAGTAGAGTATGATATTGCTGGTAGTGATACATATAACAAATATTCTGACAAAATCGGAGAATATACAAATGGAACATTACAGACTAAGAAATATGATGATGAATCTGTAAGATACAATATTATTGAATTGGAGTAGGGAAATATTTATGAGATCAGAGAACATGGAAGTAACATTTAAAATACCAATTCCAGTAGATAAACCAGATTTAAATGGTGTCATATATTCAAAAGATGCAATCAAAAATGCTTACAAAAATGTAAAGAATGTACCAATTGAGATATCGAATGATAAAGGTAAGTTCTTACCTATTGGCGTATGTCATGAAGCAGAATTAATTGAAGATGAAAACGGTATGCATATTAAAGGTATAGGTATCATTTGGCATGGTGACACAGAGGAAACTGTTGGCATTGAAAATAATAAGGTAACAAGTTTTAATGTGACTGGTATTGGATTTGCGAAAGAGTAGGGTATAAAAGGAGCAAATAAGTTTAATGAATGAGTGTTCGTTTTGTAATAAGATTTACAATACACAAAAATTAAAAGGAACATATTGGGCAGACCGAGATGTTGTAAATTGTATTACATACAATGAAGAGGATAACACATATAATATTTGGCATGAATGTGAAGATGATTATTATTCTGATGAGATTTTAGAAATTAATTTTTGTCCTAAATGTGGAAGAGAAATTAATCCAAAATATAAAGCTGTAAGATAAAATGAAATTTTGGTTTTATATGAGCATGAAAGTAGGTGATAGAAATGTCTACATTTACAGATTTATGTATAAAAACATACGAAGATTATAAAAGAAATTCTCAAGACATTTTTTATATTTTGGACAAGATGGTTGATGAATATATAAATAAACATCCAGAAGTTATCGAGCAAGCAGTAGATAAATCTTTAGAAAATTATGTAAGTATAGAAGATTTTGCAGTTGGTGATGCAAATGTATTTAGAGTGAACGAATAGGAGAATAAGTATATGATTTTATTTATTTTGATAGCCATTGGAATAGCTTTATATACCATTTTTGCAGATGGTTGGCTAATTGATAGTATCAAAAATATTGAAGAAATAAACAAGGAAGTTAAAAAGAATATAGAGTATGGTAGAACAAACTATGACACATTTTCTTTGAGAAAATATAATGAGCACGACTATGAAAGCGTTCCAAAATATATTTTTCAGTGGTTCATACTCAATATTTTATTTAATGTAATTAATTTCATAATTGTCGTCATAATATCTGCGATTGTTGTTCTATGTTGTCCTAAAGCAGAATCTTATTATACATTTAACATCAATTCATTGAAAGACAATTTAGTTACAAGTGGGGAAATTCAAGGTGGTGCTTTTTGTGTGAGAGGAACTATTGACGGAGAGATTAGTTATTTCTTTTCAAGAACAACAGACAAAGGAGCAAATATTGGACATATACCAGCGGATAAATCTTACATAAAATATGATGATAGTAAAAAGCCTTGTATTGAAGTTCATCAGAAAAATCATAAGATACCAGAAATTGTAGAAAAGCTATTATTTACAAAATGGTGTAATGATAAGTATGTAGATTATTATTTAATTATTGCTCCTAATGGGACAATATCAACAACTGGAACATATGAGATAGATATGGAATAACAGGAAGAAGCATTTCTTTTGGTTTTATCTAAGAGCGTTTCTGCTCACGATTTCCAAATAAAAGAGAGAATAAACACATAGAAAATAGAAAGAGAGGTACTGAAATGGCTGAAAGAGCATTAGCACATGTAGAAAAGATTGAGTGGAGATAATTTATGAATGGATATATTTACATTATACGAAATAAAATTAATTCGAAAGTTTATATAGGTCAAACTACACAAAGACCAAAGGATAGATGGAAGGATCATAAATCGAAAAGTAAATATAAAAATAATGTTTTATACAAGGCAATAAGAAAATATGGAATTGATAATTTTTATATGAACATAATTGAAGATAACGTGCCATATGAAAAATTATCAGAAAGAGAAATATTTTGGATAGAAAAATATGATTCGTATAAAAACGGCTATAACATGACTATTGGCGGCGAAGGAAATGGAAGGCTAGAAGTTTATAAAATTCATATTGTCACAAATGAAATATTAGAAACATATGGTTCTATAACTTCAGCAGCAAAAAGTAATGATTTAGATATTAGTCAATTATCAAAGGTGTGTAGAAAACAAGCATATTCTCTTGGAGGGTATAAGTGGTGTTATGTTGACGACTATGATTACGATTATTTAAAATCCTTAGATATCAGATCTAAGTCAAGAAAAATATATCAAATAAATTCATTTACTGGTGCAATTATAAAAACATGGAACAAAGAAGAGGATATTTGTAATGAACTAGGATTAAATCAACCATCTCTTTCAAAATGTTTAAATGGAGGAAATAAAACGGCTGGTGGCTATTGTTGGTCTTATATAGACGCATATCATAATTTTATTCCAAGAACTTCGACTAAAAACATATATCAATTATCTAAAGATGAAGAATCAGTTATTAGATTATGGAAAAGTGCAAAAGAAATAGAGAATAATCTTGGATTTGATGCTTCTAACATTAGAGCTTGTTGTAGAGGAAAACAAAAAACTGCTTTTGGATATAAATGGAGGTATAAAGATGAATAAAGAATTTAAAAGAGCATTAGCATATATTACAGAAATTGATGAGTTAAAGCCAATTCCAAATTATGATAGAGTTGAACATGCTAGGGTAAAAGGATGGTGGACTATTGTAAAAAAAGGAGAGTTTCAAGTAGGTGATAAAGCAGTTTATTTTGAAGTTGACTCAAAAGTACCATCAGATGATGAAAGATTCTCATTTTTGGAAAATAAACATTATAAAATCAAAACACAAAAAATGTGTAAAGTATATTCACAGGGATTAGCTTTACCATTATCACTTTTTCCAGAATTACAGGATAAAAATATTGGTGATGATGTTACAGAAGCTTTGAAGATTACATATGCTTCTGAAGAGGATGCTGCAAGAAAGACCAATAAGGTTGATCCAAATGCTAAATATAAATCAATGGCAAAGCGTAGACCAAAGTTATTCGCTAACCCAATTGTAAGAAGGATTATGAGATACAGCATTGGTCGTAAGATTATGTTTTTATTGTTTGGTCGCAAAAAAGATAATCCAAAGAAGTTCCCAGATTGGATTGTCAAAACAGATGAGACGAGAATTGAGAATGCACCATTTTATCTTCAGAGTACCGAAAAGTGGATTAAGACTGAAAAATGCGATGGCACAAGTTGCACATTTGCAGTTGATAGATTAAAGAAGGGTAAGAACAAATTTGATTTTATTGTATGCAGTAGAAATGTAAGACAGGCTGATAGAGAACAGGCTTGTTATCACGAGTCAAATATTTATTGGGAATTGGCTGATAAATATGACATTGAAAAGATTCTTACACAGTTTGCAACAGAGAATAATTATAACAGAGTTGTGTTACAAGGTGAAGGAGTTGGCTCAGTTCAGGGCAATCCATATAAATTTACGGAGAATAAGTTATTTGTATTCAATCTGATTATTGATGGTACAAGACTTGGAACTGTAGAAATGGCTGATTTCTGTAAGAGTCATGGATTAACAAGTGTGCCAATTATTGATACGGCTTATGAGTTACCTAAGACTATGGAAGAGATGAAACTTGAGGCTGATGGATATAGTGAATTAAACCCAAATGTTAAGAGAGAAGGATTTGTATATAGATCACAGAATGGTCAGCAGAGTTTCAAAAATGTGAGTCGGGAGTATTTATTAAAACACAATGGATAGGAGTTATTTATGAATAAACCTACACTATGGATCATGTGCGGTTTGAGTGGTAGTGGCAAATCAACCATTGCCGCTCAGATTGCCAATGAAAATCCAAGTACGGTAATTGTATCATCGGATGCAATTCGTGAAGAATTGACAGGCAATTACGAAGACCAAGAACATAATGAAGAAGTGTTTAAAATTTTTCACGATAGAATCCGCAAGAATTTAGAGAATAAAAAGAATGTAATTGCTGATGCAACTAATCTGACTATGAAATCTCGCAGAACAATTATCATGAAAGTAAATGGTTTAAATGTCAGAAAAGTATGTGTAATTATTCCAAAGCCATTTGAACAGTGTAAAGAAGATAATTTACATAGAGAACATCCTGTACCTAACTTTGTGTTGGATAAGCAGATTAGAAAGTTTCAGATTCCGTTCTACGAGGAAGGATTCGATGAGATTATTATTCATAAATTTCATAATACTAATGCAATGACTACAGGTGAATTGATTGCTAAAATGAAAGATTTTGACCAGAAGAATCCCCATCATACTATGACTTTGGAAAATCATTGTTTTAATACATATGATTTATTTACAGAAAAAGAATATAAGGCTGAATACAATATGGGAGCAGTTCTTCATGATTATGGCAAATTATACTGTCAGATCATTGATGAAAATGGTATAGCTCATTATTATGACCATCCATCTGTCGGCTGTTATTTGGTTTTAGAGAGTTTAGTGGAAGAGTTTAATAAGGTTGTTTTAGATATATGTTTCCTCATCAATTACCATATGATGCCTTTTAGTTGGGATACTGATAAAGCAAAACAGCGTTGGAAAGAAAGGTTTGGAGAATATAAATATAAGATGCTTTTAGATTTCAATGAATGTGATAAAGCGAGGTAAGTGTATGAGATCGGAGATTAAAAGACGACAATTTTCTGAAAATCATCAATCTTGGTTCTCCCACGATTATGCTTGTTGGGCAAATAATCACAATGGTTGGAGAAAGATGAAAAAGAAGAATCGTAGATTATTTAAAAAGAAGTATAGAAGAGAAGTTGAGAAAGATATTAATAAAGAATTGAATGATATGCAATAACAATAAATTCAGGTTTCTTGGTTGTAATATGGAGGTGAAAATTTGAAAGACATTTTAGGTAGAGAGATTAAAGATGGCGATATATGCATTGGAATGGCAATAGGTAGAAATTCACCAGGAATGCATATTGGAGTTTTTCAAGGTAGTTCAGTTGTATATTTAGGATATAGTGAAGAGTATATCAATAAAAGTTGTACAAGCAATACATATCTGATTGAAAATCCAACAAAAAAGGAGTTGGAAATTAGAGATAAAATAAATATATTTCTTCAGAAAGAAGCAGAAGAGCGAGAGCGAAAAGCAAATTTAAAAACAATTCCGTTAAGTAAATTAGAAGTGGGTGGAATTTACAAATCAACTCAAGGGGAAATGTATTTATATCTTGGTAAGAAAAAAGTAATTTTCGAAGATTTTGATTATGATAATACTGATATAAAAGAAGGGTACTGTTTTGCTTATGTATATAATGGTGATTATGAATCAGATGAAAAAATTTTAGAAAGAGCTTTGAAAATTAATACATATCGAAGAAGTCATTCTATTTCCGTCTTAAAAGGCAATAAAAAGTTGACAGATATTGTTAGAAAGGTTGATTTGAAGTTTCCACTAATCAAAGAGGAAAAGCAAGAAAGTAATTGGAGAAATCATGGAAACAATATGAAATTGACCATCGAGTAGAGAATATTAAAGCAAGGATAAAATCAATGATTTTTATAAACTAGGAAAGATAAAAGAGGTGAACGATTAATGTCTCTAGCATATAAAAATGGCACATACAACTATAATGGCGAATATGAAATGGGTTCATTAGATGAGTTTGCACAAGCAGAAAGAAGATTGTCAGAAAAGAAACAAGCATTAGATGACATGAAAAATGAATACGACCTTATTGAACAACAGGCATTTCGCACTTATAAAGAGAATATTAAGTATATGCTACTTGATCAGCCGTCTATGATTAAAATGTGTAGAGAATGGTTAAATATGTTATCAAAGAATCAGGATGCTGATGGTAATAAGCTTGACAAGAGAAAGAAGTATAAAGAAAAGGAAATGTATGATTGGTATATTGATTATATTAAAAAACTTCTTGATATTGAGTATATGAATAACGTTAAATTCATTGATTATAATTTTGGTCAAGCTACTAATATCCAGTTTGAATATAAAGAGCATAATTGGTATTTAGAAATTCCTCATATTAAAGCTATCAAATTAGAGGCATATAAGAATTATGGTAGCAGTGTATTTAAACTTGCGTTAGTACACAATGATACAGAATATAGTCGTAGCTGGTCGCAGTTTGGTTCTACATATGAGGAAGATGAATTAAGAGATATTATGGCACAAGGTATTGAGAAATATTGTAATTAGTTGAGGTAACTTCACAGGAAAGTAACATATCTTTGGATTATAGAGGTGATATATGAAACGAGAAAATTTAGAAAAAGCAACAGAAATTAATCAAGAAATCAAGAGACTTGAACAGGAAATTGATTTTCTTGACGATGCAAATATGAGAAGAACACATTCAATAGTTAAGGCGTTGATGCCAAAGAAGTATACATATAAGGGATATTTTTGTTCAGAGCGAAATATTGATTCTATTGGTTCATGCATATATTTAGATCATAAAGAATGTGTAGCTCTTGCAGATTTTAAACGAAATGAAATTGAAGAATTGCAGAAACAATATGAACTATTGGATTCTGAATAAAAGAGAATAATACATCAGAGGTAAAAACATAATGGGAATGTATACAGAAATTAATGTGTGTTTTGATTTGTTAAGGAACACACCGAAAGATATGAAGAGTGGGAAGATTCAACATTAATGTATAATGATTTTGACAATGATAAAATTGTATTTAAAGGAGAATATTAAACATGGAAACAATTTTAAGATTATTAGCAGAGAATCCAGAAAGTTTAGGAGCGGTAGTAAAGACATATATTACAAAGTACAAAGAGCCTGTATATGATGTTTTGAAGGAATTCATGATTATTGCAAAAGATTATTCTGAGAACACTGAGTATCCTGCAATTCAGGCGAAAATTAAGAAAAATATGTTTGATGCGTATGTAAATGTTGGATTTACAGAGAATCAAGCATTAGCACTTATGATTAATGACAATATTCAGCTTATGAAAAATATTCAGAAGTCAGTTAATAATGCTTCTGTAAAGAATGGTAAATGATATATGAGATTAGTAGACGGTGATTCACTTTTAGAAAAGTGGAGAAATTTATCCGAAAGAGGAAGAATTGAATTTGATCAAGTAATCATGTGTGAACCAACGGTCGATGCAATTGTAGTGACTGATAGAAAGAAACATACATCAAATTTTGATTTTGATGATAACAGACCACAATGCTGTATAGAGCATGATAAATATTTTTCAACATGTGACACTTGTGAGTTTGGAGAATAATACATTGGAGGTGAAATATAAATGAAACCAGTAGTATATTTTGATTTTAAGGAATGTGAGAACGATAATAATAGTGTGGTAATTACAAAAGATAGATTAAAAGAAATTTTAGATGAAGTATATCAAGCAGGATATTCAGATGGGAATTCAAATAAAACTACTATTACAACAACTCCGTGGAATTGGAGAGATAATATGTATTGTGGTGGCAATAATGATCAAATGATTCCTAGCATGTAAAAATAAAGAGCCGCAGTAAACCAATCTTTCATTGGAATTTTAAGACTATATATTGTGTTTTGAAATTTGATAAATACAATATATAGTATATATAAAATTCTGTCTACTACAATATTTTGTAGTCAAGAGCAATTCGCTCAAAAAATTCATATAAACAAGAGAATAAACAAATAAGAAAATTTTATCAATGAAGATCGTTCAGGACGCTATTAAAAAAGCAGAGCACGAAGAATTTAGCAGATGTAACACTGATTGGAGTGATCTTCAAGGTGGATTTTGATACAGAAGGAGAGAATATATAAATGAACAAAGAAATTAAAAATAAATTAATTAAATGGGTAAAGAACAATTATAGTCCAAAGGCATGTGGATATACAGAAATGAGATCTTCTGGAAATGAATCCGATGTATTTTGTGACGGATATGATTGTGGTATATCAAACGCTGCATATGAAATTGGTTGTATTCTTGGTATGAAATTAAAAGAACCTGAAGAGCAGGACTATGGCTTCTAAAATTTAAATGAAATTTTTCTTTCATTTGGACAGATTGGAGGTATTATATGTCTTTTACAGTAGATTTTAGTTCAATAAGAACAGTTAGAGTTCACAAAGAACAATTTGACGCAATAGACAATAAAGCAAATGTCGTAATGATTACTTGCATTGAGGACGGAAGAGTTATTCCATTCAATAGAGCTGATAGCGAAAAAGATAAAATTGATAGATTGAACAGGAATAGTGGAGAATAACATTATGAATAATTTAACACGTAGAGAAGAAGTAAATCTTCATGAAGCAATTCAGAAATCTTTTCCTAAAATTCTTATCAAGGATCTAACAGAACATGAAAGAATTTGTCCTGTTTGCAATGGTCTTGGAATGAGAATTTCAGATAATGTTTATGGGATTGAAGGTGACAACTCTGAAGCTGGCAGAAAATATCATTTTCCATATAAGCATCAAGCACTTTCATTCTGCCAGAGTTGTTTTAATGGAGTACAAAGTTTGTGCCCTTATTGTGGACAACCTTATAAGAATCAGGGATATATGCATTGTGACTGTGAAGGACAGAAGAAAGCTGACGAAGAAGAGAGAATAAATAAGTGGAATGAGAAAGTTTTTAAAGCTGTAGCAGTTGATGAAAAAGATGTAGACACAATGCTGTACTGTGAAGAGTTTGACGAGTATTACGATACTGTTGATGATTTCTTTGACGATTATTTTGGGCGTTATACAGATGAAGAATTTAATAATGATGGCAGACCTGAGAGATTATGGGTGTGCAGCGTGGAGAAGATTCATATTGATGCTGATAATGTAGTTGACAATGCTTGCGAAGAGTTACATGAAGATGCTTATGAACAGTGTGATATTGGTGGTCTGCAAAATTTATTAGATACCTGGTGTAAAGATCAGACAGGAGCTACTACATATTATCCATGTTATAAGCAGTATGTAGAAATTGATTGGAGTGAATATGAAGATTGTAGCAGGTGATTATTTCGGTAAAAATATTCAGTTTGTATGTAGATGCTGCAACTGTGTATATGAAGTTGAATCAAAGGATGATTGGAATGTTCAGATGATATTTCCTAACTATTGTAGTTTTAAATATAAAGTTCCTGAATATGGAGTAACTTGTCCTAATTGTGGTCATGAAGAATATCTTGGTTGCGATCAAGATGACTTGATAGGAACTGAATCTGAAAACCTACACTGTCCTTGGATTCCATTATTAAAGAAGAGAACAGATTGGAATGAACGATATAGGGTTGAGCCAATAAGAGAATAAATTAACAGGAAAGATTCGTTTCTTGTGAAAATTTTTACAGAGAATATAAGAACAGGAGGTACAAATGGGAACACGAAATTTAACAATTGTACATAGTAATGGCGAATATAAAGTTGCACAGTATGGACAGTGGGATGGGTATCCTAAAGGTTTAGGCGTACAGTTGCTTAAATATCTTAAAGGGATAAATATTAACGAATTAAGAAATGCAGTAAATGATTGTACATATTTGTCTAAGGAAGATTTTGATGAGATAAATAAGAATATTGATGAAGCAAAGAAGGATAATCCAAGATTTTCATGGCAGAAGTTTTATCCAGAATTATCAAGAGATACAGGTGGAGATATTTTAGAGCTAATTATGTTTAAGAATAAAACAAAGTTGCAAAACTCATTAAACTTTGCAGCAGATAGCCTTTTCTGTGAGTGGGCTTATGTTATTGATTTGGATAAGAATACTTATGAAGTATACGAAGGTTTTAATAAAGAGCCATTAGATGAATCTGAAAGATTTTATTTTTTAACACCAATTGCAGAGAAAGAGTATCGAGAAAATCCCAAAGAATATTATCCTGTTAAATTTGTTACAGAATATAGTCTTGGTAATCTTCCTGACGAAAAGGATTTCCTCGAAGATATTAGTAAAATCTGTGGTTTTGATGAGGAAGAGTAGGAGAATATATAAATGAACGAAGAATTTTTATTAATCGTAGAAAGCTTAGAAAAATATAAGGATCTATTAGAAAACAAGAATGATGAAATTTGTGATGGAATGACTGAAGGCGAGAAGAGAGCATATCAGTTAGGAATTACAAATATGTATGAAATGTTGAAACAAATTATTGAACATGACCACAACGAAGGTAATTATAACGTATTTGTTCCTGAGATTAAGGAAGAAGAATCTGGTGAATATGATTTAGAAGATTTTGTTAAATGGGATTCTAAGAACAGAGAATAAACAAGTAAGAATTATCGGTTTCCTTGTAACAAATAAAAAATAAAAAAGAGGTAGAAAATATGGCATACGGAGTAAAAGTAGGAATTAAAGCAAAAGACATTTATGATAGATTAACACCTGCTGAAAAAGAAAGATTTGAAGAGATTATTATTTCAGACGTGGACAAAACAGAAGATGAAGTAATTATTACTGCAATTGCTATTGAAAAACATAATTATGATGAAAATAAATATAAGGAACTTGCAGAAAAGGAGTCTTGGGCTATGCAAAACATTGGGAAAATGAGTAGTTGTCCAAAGAGATCTCTGTAAAAGTCGCAGTAAATTTCGATTTCTTGTGAGGAGGTGAGACTGGTTGGCAAAACGCCAAGAAACATTAGATATTGAAGCTGCATTACAAAAAGATACACGAATTAAGAGAATATATGGTTGTGAGGAAATAACAATTGGTTTTTATAACAATGGGCATGGAAATGAAATGGTTGACTTTATGACAATGGATTCAAAAGGAATTATTAAATGTTATGAAATAAAAGTCACTATTCAGGATTTTAAATCTGATGCAAAGAAATCCTGGTATGGTCATTACAATTATTTGGTGGTTGGTAAAGAATTGTGGAATGAGTATAAAGATTACATACTTGAAAATACACCAAAACATATTGGAATTTTAGGATCATCTCTTGAAAGTTATCGAAAATGTAAAAAGCAGGAAATATCGCAAGAACAATCAGAAATGTTAAAGGAGAGTATGGTTCGTTCTATATATTATAAAATGGTCAAATATTATAACGCTTCCGACTTAGATGAAATTAAAAGACTCAATAGTGGTATTCGCAAGTTGAAAAAAGGTGCTGAGAATTACAGAGATAGAGCAGTAAAAGCAGAAAATCTGATTTACAGTTACGAAAATTATAAAGCATATAATGACGGAATTGACGATTTTGATTTTAAAAAGGCTGTTGAAGCAGAAAAGAAAAAGTATTTGGAGAATATAAAAGCAAAGAAAGAGAGGTACATATGAGTAATTTAAAAGAAAAATTAACAAAAGGTGGAGCAACAGCAGTTATTGTCATTACAATTTTAGCTGTATGCTATGGACTTAGTTGGATTGTTACGTGTGGGATAATCAAACTTATTACAATGTGCTTTGGTTTAACATTTAAATGGTCTATTGCAACTGGTATTTGGTTGATTATCTGTATTTTAAGGTCAGTTTTCAATGTAACAGTGAAGAAATAGAGTCGAAGGAAACTGACATTTCTTGGTGTAGATTGGAGAATGTTATTATGGAATATAAAAGAGGTCGTAGGGCGTGTCTTAATTTGATACGAGATCCAGTAGATAATTACATAGAACATAGAGATGAAATCGAAGAAGTTCTTAAACCATTCACAGTAGTTCCACGAAATAAAATATCTAAAGTAGATACAGACCAATGGTTATATGTTAGTTCAGCTCGACAAGATAAAAAATATGTAAGAACTGTCGAGATTTGTAAAGGTAGTAAAATTTACAGTACAGATGAAAATGACCTATACAAATTAGACAAAGAATTGAATGAGCTTGGATTTAAGACAAGAATGGGTAGAAATTGTGATACAGGAACTTTAAGCATTGCGGTTTTAGAAGAACCTGAAACAGAGAATATATAGTTGGAGGTGAGAATGTGATATATACAAGTTATTTTGCAAAACTTAAATCGTTACCAGATAATATAGTCCCAATTTCGATTTGCGGAAAAGCACCTAATTGGTACACAGGGTTACAGTATAAGAAACTTGCACCCAAATATGACTTCTTTATGAAGTGGAAAGAAAATCATGATAATTACTATTACATAAAGTGCTTTAATGAACAGGTATTAAATAAATTAAACGCTACTGATGTTGTCTTAGATTTTTCAAGAATTTGCTATGGATATAATGTTGGAGAAAATGATATTGCTTTGATTTGCTATGAAAAATCTACAGATTTTTGCCATCGTCATTTAGTAGCTGATTGGTTAAATAAAAACGGATTTAAATGTGAGGAATATTTATTTAACAAGTAAAATTTGAATTATCTATGATTCATTCGAATCACAATTTCCAATAAAAATGAAAATCGAATAGAGAATAAGTAAGTGAAGCAGCCATAGTAATTCACTGTTTCATTGGTTATTAGGAGGTGAAAAAATGCCAACAGGTTATACAGCATATATAGAAAATGGAGATATTACAACAGGAAAAGATTTCTTAAAACTCTGTACGAGGAATTTTGGTATTGCTATAGACATGAGAGATGAATCGTTATCAGTACCAACTCCAACACATTTTGAACCAAATTCTTATTACAAGAAAGAATATGATAAAGCTGTCGAGGTTTGTAATAAGTACAGACTGATGACTTTTGATAAAGCAAAACAGGAAATGATTAAAAATTACAATGATAGAATCGCTTCTGCTAAGAAATGTTTGGAGAATTATAAAACAGAGGATGAAAAATATAAGAAGATTAGAGACGAAGTTATAAAGTGGAATCCACCAACAGATGAACATAAAGGGCTGAAAAAGTTTGCATTAGAGCAAATAGATATATCTATGAACACATCTTACTATAAATACTTGGAAGATGATTTGAACAAGGAATTAGATATTAGTGACGAAGCAGTTTATGCTTATATGAATGACATCAACGAGTCTTGTGAAAAAGATGTTGAAAGGGCATACAGACGATGGCAGGAAGATTTGAAACGAACTGCTGAAAAAAATTTATGGATGCAACAGTTCTTAGATAGTTTGGAGAATATATAAGTGAGGTGATATACATAGAATGAAAGACATTGATATTTTTCAAGAAATATTAGGTAAGAATTATGATGTTTGTTATGAAGTCGAAAGAGGTTGTGGTGAGCGATGGGCTAATGGAGAGTTAATCAATTATAATTCAGGAAATATAGTCTTATACAACCATGACAGACAAGTCATTTATCATATTCCGTATAAAGGAGTTAAATGGATATTACCAGGTAAGAAATCTCCATCATTAGCGGAACAATTCAAAAAGGCTTAATCAAGTCAAAATTTCCAAAACAAATAACTGAACAGCGAATAAATATTGGGTGGTTAGCAGCATACCCTTGAGTTTTTGCACTCAAAAATCACTGTTTATGGATAAATTTTCATATAGATTTACTTCCATGTTCCGTCCTGAGTGGGCGTTTATATAGATTGTTTTATTAACAATATTTACATAAATTATTTAATTTTAAGGAGGACAAGTAATTTGGCAAAGACAAAGGAAAGAAAAGCGTTAAAGAAAGGTAAGGCAGCATTTAATCTTATTGGACGTGTAAAAGTAACAGACAAGACATTCAATCTTGACAACAGTTATGATTCTGGTTGGACAGATAATAGTATGTATGTTGGTGTTGATTGTGGCAATGGTAATGTGGTTTATGCAGAGATGCGAAGTGGTTTCTTCCCTGATAAGGATAATGTCATTCGTGCGTATAGCAAGGATGAAAAGGATGATTCAGGAAAGAGTAAGTCAGTAGAGATTGCATGGGAAGATCGTCTTGATGAGTCTTTATATGACAGTATTTCAGATTCTTCTTTCTTAACAGTTGGTGTTGAGAAGGATGTTAAGGATAAGACTGTATATAAGAAGTTCCTTACAGCTTATGACGCAGTTGAATATCTCAATGAGCATCTTGAAGACGGAATGATTGTGAACGTAAAGGGAACAATGGGTTATAGCGAGTACGAAGGGAATGTATCTACAAAGAAGGAAATTACATCTATTGTTCTTTCAAAGGTTGATGATGAAGCAGATTTCAAGGCTACATTCTCACAGACAATCCTTGTAGATTCTAAGAGTATTGGAAAGAAAAATGAGGACAAGGGGACTATGGAGCTTTCTGCATATGTTGTTGATTATGTTGGCAAGCCTAAGATTGATGGAGAAAAGGTTGAGGTTAAGAAGAATGTTACATTCCCTAAGACATTTGAGGTTGCTATCAACGAGAATCCAGAAATTACAGCAAAGATGCTTCAGAGATTTTTCAAGCCTAAGAAGGGTAAGATTACTGAAATTACGGTTACAGGAAATTTAGTTGAAGGTGGTTCAGTAGTAAATATCACAGAAGATGACATTCCTGACGATATTAAGGAACTTATCGAAATGGGACTTTATTCAGAGGAAGAGGCTGAAAAGAAGTGTGCCGTAGGAAATGGTAATCGTGAGAGAAGAATGATTATTGTTAAGCCTGATATTACATATGTTGGTGATGGTGATGATAGAAAACCAACTGTAGCATTTGAAGATGGTAAGTATGATGAGGACGACCTTTATTTCTACGAGCAGGCATTACTTGATGCTGGTGCAGAACCAAGTTCAGATAATGATACAGATTCAGAGAGTAAGGAAACTTCATCAGAAGATGATGACCTTCTTGCAATGCTTGAAAGCATGAACTAAAAAAAATACGCTTGCCCTGTTTAATACAGGGTGAGCATTTTATCAAAATAATATATACATTTTAGGAGGACAAAAAATTGGCATTTAGAAAAGCAAGAGAAGCAAAGATTGGTGGAAAATTTTTAGCATATGGTTATGAGGGTTCTGGTAAGTCATGGTTTGCTCTTACATTCCCAAAGGTTGCATGTATCGACTCAGAGACAGGTATTGCTCACTATGAGGGTAAGGATATTACATTAGCAAATGGTAAGACTTACAACAATCTTATTTTAGTAGACGACACATCAGATCTTGATGATTTAGAGGATGATATTGACGAAGCAGTAGATTCGGATGAGATTCAGACACTTGACATCGACTCAGAGACTAAGTTTTATGCAACAATGCAGGTTGGAGCTACAGAAGTTGAAGAGAAGAAAGCTCGTAGAAAGGGTGGGGATGTTGACGATACAGTAGTTTCTCAGAGACAGTGGGGACGTATCAAGATTATTAACATGAAGCTTCAGCAGGCTAAGATTGATCTCTCTGCAAAGGGTAAGCATGTAGTGTCAGTTGCACAGGCAACAGAAGTATATGAAGGAACAGGCGATAACCGTAAGTTAGTTGGTATTAAGCCTGATATGCATAAGTCAGTTAAATTTGATTATGATACAATCCTTGAGTTCTATAAGGAAGAGAATGGTGAGGATGTTCGTTATTTTGCAAAGGTTAAGAAGGACAGAACAAATGTAACTAAAGTTGGACAGATTATTGAGAACCCATCTTATGATATTTGGAAGGATTATTTTGAGTCAATGCATGATCTTGAGACAAATGAGACATCATACAAGAATGACTTAAAGACTTCTACAGATTCTATGGTTGACAAAGCTGAGAAAGCAGAAGAGTTAGCTGCTGAATTTAAAGATGTATTAAAGTCACTCAAGGATAACAAAGATGCTTTGCTCAAAGTAAACAAGCAGATGAAGGATAAGGATGTTTCATTAAAGAATCTTGAAATGCAGTCACCAGATACTCTTACAGAGTTAATTGATTTTGCCAAGTTGTTAGCCTAATTAAAATTATACTCCGACAGGTTAATTGCCTGTTGGAGTTTTTAAGAAAGGATGATTTGGTAAATGAGAAATATAAAAAAGAAAGATAATGAGCAGTGGATTGAACTATGTGAGTATGTAAAGAAAGAGATTCTTGAATACGATGATAATATGAAATTTCCACAGTATCTCGCATTAAAGCTACAAGGTATTAAACGTGGCGAACATATAGCGAATAATAATCATGAAGCAAAAGCTAATTATGATGATTACACAATTTTATGTACCTTTAAGTTATGTAAGAGAAAAATTGTTACATATTTACATGAAAATGAAAAGAAAATCAAAGATGAAAAACATAAAATCAATCTTATTATGAAAATGATTGAACCTGAAATCAACGATGTGTATTTGAGATTACAGAATGTTAAAAAGACTGAGGAGAGAGTTGAATCTAAAGACTTCAACAATCAGAGTAATGAGAATGCTGGATATGTAAAAAAGACTAAAGAGACAAGTGATAGAATGAAGAAACTGTTTTGAGGAGGTACTAATTGGCTGAGAAAAAAGAAAATAAAAAATTAACTCCTTATCAGGAAGAAGTATTAAAATGTGCAAAACAGATTCGAGAATACAAGGTAATAGCAGAAGCTAATATAGTTGCTATTTTATACAAACAACCAGAATTGATTTTTGATTATACATTGCAGCTTGAAGATTTTAGTGAAAATACATGGCGAGTCTATTGGCAGATTGCAAATGACATTATTGTAGTAGAAAAAAAATCAGTATTGGATGATATGACTGTTGGTTTATATCTTGAAAAGCATCAAAAACTCAAAAAGGAATATGAGGATTATGGTGGATATGAAACGATTGATAAAGCCAAAGAGTATGTAAACATCAACAATATGGATGGGTATGTCAAAGAGCTATACAAGTGGAAAACAGTTTTGGAGATGTTAAAAAATGGATTTCCTGTCAATAATCGTATCAATGAATTCTGTGATATGTCTTTAGATGAAATATATGAAGAATATGAAGCAATGTTAAATCATATTTTCATCAATGCAGATGATGATGTACAGTCATATTCATTGGCTGATGGCATTTATGATTTAATTGATGAGTTAGATGCAGGTATTGCAGTTGGTCTTCCTTATAATAATATGGACATTCTTAACAAGGAAACTGGTGGTCAGTTACCTGGTAATATAACACTGATTGGTGGATTATCTAATATGGGCAAAACCACATTAACAAGATCAATGTTAATCCCAAGCACGATTAAATATGGGGAAAGACTTGTTATAGCTGTAAACGAAGAAGGAATTCGTAAGTGGCAGAGAGAATTACTTGTATGGGTTGCAAATAATATCTACAAGCAAGATTTACAGAAGTTTGTTGTAAGAGATGGCAAATATTCAGATGAGACAAAAGATTTGTTAAAGAAATGTGCAGATTGGATTGTTGAAAAATCTGAGAATAACATGCTTACTCTTATTCCATTTAAAAGATATAAGACTCAGAAATTCATAAAAGTTCTAAAGAAATATGCAAATCTCGGTGTTAAGTATTTCATTCTTGATACATATAAAGCCGATTCAGGCAGTCGTTCCGATAAGATGTGGTTAGATATGCAACAGAATATGGTTGATATTTATGACACAATTAAATGTAAAGAAGAGGGTGGCTTGGAAGTTCATGTAACTATTACATTCCAGTTGGCAAAATCTTCAGCACGTCAGAGATTTTATAGTCAAGATAATATTGGTATGGCAAAAAGTATTGTCGATCCTGCAAGTACATGTTTAATGCTGAGAGATGTATTTGAAGATGAGTATACAGGTGAGAAAAATGCTTTAAAGGTATATAGATTTGATGGGAAAAATAATAAATCAAAAATACCTGTCAAACTGGACGAAGGTAAACATTATCAGCTTATATTCATTTGTAAAAATCGTGAGGGTGCTGCAAGTAGTATACAGATTGTATGTGAGCATGATATGAGTAGAAACATACTGAAAGAAGTTGGTTTTACTTCTGTCCCAGTTGATTTTTAAATTTGTGATGGAGGCGGTGAGCGTGTATTAATGCAGATGAACTAAAAGAATACATTATAGAGAATAATTGTATAGAACAGATTTTATTATCGTTGGAATGTCATGGGCTACACGAATATCCTACTGAATGGAGAGCCGCCTTACCACAAGGCAATAATAAAACTGCTATATGTGTAAAGAAAGATACATTATCAACGGCGATTAGAAGTTCGGAAGAAAATAAGCATGGAGATATTTTTACATTGGTTATGACAATAAAAGGTATATCTTTTGGGAAAGCTAATAAATATCTCCACAATATTTTAGGTTTGAAATATTCATATAGTAAGAGTGACAACAAAGATAATAAGAAAGATCCATTAGCAATCTTCAAAAAGGTGAAACGTCAAAGATACACAATTGATAAAGATGTTCCAGTGTATGATGATTCATGTATGAAAGAATATACTGATTTACCATATATTGATTGGGTTCGTGAAGGCGTTATGCCTTTTGCATGTAAAAGATTTAACATTGGATATTCATATGATAGAAAACGAATTGTCATTCCTGAACGAAAGTGGGATGGAGATGACAATGAATATATAGGTATTAGTGGGAGAACTACAGTACCAAACTATGAGATGTTTGATATTCCGAAGTTTTTTAAGTTATCCAAAACATATCCAAAAGGAATAAATGTATATGGATTAAATGAGAATTATCAAACAATTCAAGAGGCTGGTTATGCAGTCGTTTTGGAAGCGCAGAAATCGGTGCTTAAAAGGTATTCACGAAAAGATGGTACGGCTGTTGCAATAGGAAATTGTGAGCTTACAGAAGAACAAGTTAGGATACTGATTAGTTTAAATGTAGAAATTGTAGTGGCTTTAGATGAAGGAATTGATATAAACCATATTAGACAGGAATGTGATAAATTTTATCCTATTAGAAAAGTAAGTTACATATATGATCGTTGGGATTTGATTAAGAAAGGTAGTAAAGACAGTCCTGCTGATATGCCAAATAAAGTATACAACTTCCTTCTCAAGCATCGTGTTTTATATGATGAGTCAGAAAGGAGAAAGTTAAGAGATTGGCAAGAAAGACAAGTAAAGAATTAACAGAAATTTGTAACAAATTTGGTGTTGATATATTATGGTCATGGTCAAGATATCATTGTTACAAACAAGATAGATGGGAATATTTTTTGAAATACATCCTACACAAGAAAGAAGATAGAACAAATAGTATTTATTGTGTATCTGGTGGTAATGTACATGATATTATTGAGCAGCTATATACTGGCAAAATTAAATATGAGGATATGCCAGATTTATATGAAGATAGCTTATTTACAATGAATTGTGCAGAACTCAAATACAATCGTAGCGATTCTGATAAAAATGATGCAATAGCAAATAAATATGAAAATTGCATTAGACATTTCTTTAAAAATCATAATCTGATTACTTTTCCACATAAAATTGAGCATTTTATTACGATTAAAATTTCTGATGATATTTATATGCAAGGATATATTGACATGCTTTATATCGAGTCATACAAAGACGAAAATGGTAATGAGAAAAAACGTGTACATATTGTAGATTGGAAAACATCTACACGTTATCAAGGTGCAAAAATTGACGCTGAATGTGGTCAGTTGGTTATTTATGCCGAAGGTATTAGGCAAGCATTAAATATTCCATTGGAAGATATTGTATGCGAATGGAATTTCTTAAAATATGTCACAGTTACCATTGAACAGAAAAATAAAAAGAAAAAAGATAGATATATAGAAAGAAATTCTATAGGCGAAAGTCTTATCAATACGGCAAAGATGTGGCTGAAAAATTTCGGATATGAAGATGATATTGATAAATATGTTGATGAGATGGTGTTAAACAATAATATTGATTGCTTACCAGATAAGGTTAGAGAAAAATTTGAAATCCATGATTGTTATATACAAGTACCTCTAACAGAAGAAAAGATTAACGATTTAAAAGAAGACATTATCAATACAGTCGAAGAAATTAACTCTAAAGAGAGAGAATATAAGAATAGTGAAGATGAAAATATCTTTTGGCAAGAAGTGACAGATGCCGATGAATTTAGATTACAAAATTTATGTGGATATTCAAGAAAATTACATAAACCTTTAGATAAATTTTTAAAAGATAAAGAGCTATTTAAAGAACAAGAAACAGATGAGAATGATGATGAGGATGATTTATTGGCATTTGTGAATAGTTTATAGATATAGGTAGGTGAGAAGTTGAATAATTTAACAGTATTACATTTACATAGTATGGATTCTAATCCATATAGCGGTCTTGAAGTTGACTCAATCACCCCTTTTCAAGCTTATATTGATAAAGCAAAATCAGAAGGAATGAAAGCCATCGCTTTTACAGAGCATGGCGCAGTCCTTCATAATGTTGCAAAAAGACAGGCATGTGAAAAGGCTGGGTTGAAATATATCAATGCAGAAGAATTCTATGTAACAGAAAAAATTGATATGGATAATCTGCAAAGAGATAATTATCACTGTTGTTTATACGCAAAGAATTATGATGGGGTATTAGAACTTAACAAACTTTCTTCTAATTCATTTAATCGTAATGATGGTCATTTTTATTATAATCCACGAATTACTTTAGAGGAACTTGAGAATACATCAGATAATATTTTAGTATTAACAGCTTGTGTTGCAGGTATGTTATGCAAAGGAACGAAAGAAGTACAGGAAAGATTCCTGAAATTCCTTATTAAAAATAAACATAGATGTTGGTTGGAAATACAGCCACATAATTTTGACGTTCAGATTTATTACAATCAGTATCTGTATAGAATTGCTCAGAAATATGGAATGAAGCTTATTGCTACAAGCGATGTACATGCTATTGATAAGAATCATATGATGGGTAGAGCAGTAATGCAGAAATCGAAAGATGTTAATTTCCATGACGAAGATGCGTGTGATTTATCATGGAAATCTTATGATGATATGGTTACTGCCTTTGAATTACAGAATGCATTGCCCAAATCAATTTATCTTGATGCGATCGAAGAAACAAATAGATTCGCAGATAATATTGAATCATATGAATTAGACTATAGTAATAAATATCCAAGATTATATCCTGATGCTGAGAAAGAATTTAAGGCACGAATAGTTCAAGGCGTAAAAGAACGTGGGATAAGCAAACTGCCAAATTATAAAACTGAGTATATTCCAAGGATACAGGAGGAGTTAGAAACATATAAACATAATGACGCTATTGATTTTATGTTGCTCGATTCAGATTACAAGAATTGGTTGCTGAAAAATAATATGCACTATGGATGTTCAAGAGGTTCTGTATCTGGTAGTGAGATTGCATATTTGATTAAATGTACTGATGTTGATTCAGTTAAATATAAGCTTAACTTCTCACGATTTATGAATCCTGAAAGAATGTCATTGGCTGATGTAGATACTGATATTTACGCAGAAGATAGATATAAAGTGCGTGAGTATCTATTTAATAAGGAAGGTTTGTATTGTTGCAACATTATTACTTTTAATACAATTCAGTTAAAAGCAGCGATAAAAGATGTCGGCAGAGCATATGGGATGACTCCTGATCAAACACAAGAATTATCAAATATGGTAGAAACTGATGATAAAGGCAAGGATTATATGCCAGAAGAAATCAGAGAACAATATCCAGAAATGTTTAAATATATTGATATGGTAATTGGAACAATTACATCACTTGGCAGACATGCAGCAGGAATTGTTTGTAGTCCTACAGATATAAGATATGATTTTGGGACATTATCTATTACATCAGATCCACGTCCTGTAAGTCAGATAGACATGCACGAAATTGATTCTTTAAATTATGTAAAGTTAGATTTGTTAGGATTAAATGCTGTTGGACTAATTGATGGTGCTTGCAAACTTGCAGGTATAGATTATTTAACACCTGATAAAGTTAATTTCTCGGATGAAAATGTTATTAACTCAATAGCAGAAGATACAACCTTAATATTCCAGTTTGAAAGTGGTTTTGCAAGTGATTCATTAAAAAGAACACTTAGTAAGGAAACTTTGGAGAATATTAAAGCACAGAATGATAATATCTCATATCTTGATGTAATGGCTATGGTTAGTGGTGCTATTAGACCAGCAGGTGAATCTTATAGAGAACAGTTATTCAATGGTATTTACAAAGATAATGGCAACGAAGCACTTAATAATTTCTTGAAACCTACGCTTGGTTATTTAGTATATCAGGAACAGATTATTGATTTCTTACATGACTTCTGTGGATTTACTATGGGGCAAGCAGATATTGTCCGTAGACATTTTGCTAAGAAAACAGGTACTGAAGCAGATATACCTATTATTGAAAATGGTGGATATATGGTAGACATTCATGGTAATAAAGATGATAGATATATTCCAGGATTTATTGCAATTGCACAAAAGAAGTATGGAATGACCGAAGCTGAAGCAAGAGAGGCTATAAAATCATTCTTAGTAGTAATTGAAGATGCATCTAATTATTTATTTTCACGAAATCATTCCGTCCCATACAGTATGATAGGTCTATTTATTGGATGGTTAAGGTATTACCATAAGATTGAGCTATTAACATCAGCATTGAATGTTTATGTAGACAATAATGAAAAAATGTCAAACATCAAAGAATATATCAAATCACAGGGAATAGAAATCAAAGGAATAAAATTTGGCAAATCCAAAGCACAGTATTTTATGGATAAAGACGAAAATGCCATTTACCAAGGAATCTCTTCTATAAAATATTGTAATGATCAGATTGCAGATGAATTATATGAGCTATCTAAAAATCATTATGATAATTTTGTCGATTTACTTTCCGATATTATATCAAAAACATCTGTGGATGATAGACAATTGCATATCCTTACGACATTAAATTTCTTTTCTGAATTTGGTAAGAATAAATATTTACTATCAATTATTGATATGTACAATTTATTAGGAAAATGCAAGACGCTGAAAAAAGATAAAATTGTATCGCTGAATATTAGAGAAGAAGATGTAAGAAAATGTGCAGAGAAAGAGACACCTAAACAGTATAGTAATGTTGATAAAGTCAAACTTGTAAAACTAATAATAGGTGGTTTAGAAAATAAAGCTTTATCAATAAAAGAACAGATTGTATATGAGCAAGAGTATCTTGGAAATATAATGTACAAAAATCCGAAAGCACCAAAAGATATGTATTATGTCCTTGAGTGTAAGTTCTATAAGGATAAAACAAAACCATACCTTATGCTTTATAACATGAGAGATGGTGAATATCTTAAAACAAAAATCACTTCTGGAAAGTCATTCATCGAATCCCCATTTATAGCAGGTAATGTCATCAATGTAAAAGAATTTGGTGAGAGAAATAAAATGAAAAAAGTTGGTGGCGATTGGATTAAAACAGATGAAAAAGAGAGAATAGTAAAGAAGTGGGATGTATATTAGAAGGAGATGTAAAGTTGGATAAAATAATTGAGTTTAAATGTGTACCAGAAAGACTTGTATATAATTCTACTGACTTCAAAATATATGGCGTTTCTGTCAATTCATTTGAATATTCTGATGTACAGATTGGAAAATATGGCACAGCAACTATTAAAGGTAATATTTCAGAACTCAATCTTGGAGTTGATTACATTGTAAAAGCAAAGGAGGTATCCGATTCTCATGGAGTCGGATACGATGTAATCAATATTAAAAGAGAGAAACCTACTACATTAGCTGCGACACGAAATTTCTTATATGAAATTCTTACACCAAATCAGACAGATGTGTTATTAGAAGCATATCCAGACATTGTAGATAGAATAATGAATAACAGATTAGATGACATTGATTTATCAAGAACAAAAGGTATCAAAGATTATACATTCAATGTTATTAAGAATAAAGTCATAGAGAATTTCAAATTGGCTGAAATTGTAGAAGAATTCAGAGGATTATTTAATCTTTCAACAGTAAAAAAACTATATGACAAATATACTTCTGTTGACAAAATCAAGGAAGTTATTAGAGAAGAACCATATCAGTGTCTTTGTAGGTTAGGAGGGATTGGTTTTAAAACTGCTGATTCCCTATTGTTGACATTGGATAAGGATGGTAAAGAATGTCAGAAGAATGGGAAAAAGCCAGTTTTGTTCTTTGGATTTGACCTTATAACATCATATCAGAGAGCAAAAGCTTGTGTAGATTATCTACTTGATGAGAATGAAAATAATGGTAATACATATATGCATGTTGGTGATTTGAAGAAACAGTTTGATGTATTAGTCCCAGAAGCAAAAAGTAATCTACCTCTTATTCTTAAAGGTGATAATGATGTGGTATTTGACAGAGAGTTGTTAAGTGTATGTAAAAAAGAAACATATGAAACAGAGAAATATATAGCAGAGAGAATAAAAGAAGGATTGCAGATACATACAAAATGGGATTGTGATTGTTCAAAGTTTCGGGAACTTGATGGTTTTAAACTAACTGAGAATCAGTGTAAAACATCACAATATATGTGTGAAAATAACATTGTTCTTCTTGTTGGATATGGTGGTAGTGGTAAATCTTCAAGTACACAGGCATTTGTAAATATGTTAAATGCTTATAACAAAAGGCATTTACTTTTAGCACCAACTGGTAGAGCTGCAAAGGTACTGTCAGGTTTTACAAATGAAAATGCTATGACAATTCATAGAGGTCTTATGTATATGCCACCTACTGATTGGGGATTTAATGAAGAGAATAAATTACCATATGATGTAGTAATTGTGGATGAGTTTTCAATGGTAGACATTTTCTTATTTAGGAAATTGCTTGAAGCTATAGATTTTGAGAAAACAAAATTACTTCTTATTGGTGATGACGCACAGATTCCTTCTGTTGGTGCTGGTAATGTACTTTATGATTTGTTGAAATGTGAGGATATTCCTACTATCACGCTTGATAAGGTATTCCGTTATGGCAAAGGTGGTTTATCTACTGTTGCTACAGATACACGAACTGGTACTGAATATTTAGATAAGACCAAAACAGGTATGCAAGTGTTTGGCGAAGATCAGTCATATATATTTATGCCGATTCTTCAAGATAAACTTGTTGGATATACTGTAAAACTTTATCAGACATTATTATCCAAAGGATATTCCGTTGATGATATTGCAGTATTATCTTGCTATAACGTAGGTGATTATGGAACAGTAGCATTAAATAAGAAGATACAAAACGCAGTTAATTCTAATCCAAAGGCGAAAATTACATTTGGAGATACAGAATTCAGATTGAATGACATTGTAATGAACTATGCTAATGATTACAAAGCAATTATCTATAATGAGGAATATATTGATGATAAAAATACAACATTTATTGCTAATGGTGAATCTGGTAGAGTTGTAAAAATTCTAAAAGATGCAATGGTTGTTGATTATGATGGAACACTTATCTATATCCCAAAAAGTTCTATGAAAAATATTCGATTGGCTTATGCCATTAGTACACACAAATCTCAGGGTGGTCAGTTCAAGGTGGTTGTTTTAATTACGCCTAAAGCACATACCTTCATGTTGAATTCCAATTTGTTATATGTAGGAGAAAGTAGAGCAAAAGAAAAATGTTATCACCTCGGAGAAATTCGTACAGTAAATAATGCACTTAAAAAGAAGGAAAATTTCGATAGAAAAACAATGCTTCAGATATTTATGAAAGCAGAATAGGAGAATATATGAATAGTAAGTCAAGTATTTTCGATTCGATTTTAAACACAATTGAGTCAGAAGATATTAGAAAATTTGCAGAAAGATGTATTGAAACAATCCCAGATTATTTTTGGAATGTGGGTGCGTCAAGTACGGGAAAATACCATCCTCAATATGCTCTTGGCGATTTAGGATTGGCAAGACATACATGTGCTTTGGTAAGATTCTTAAATCATATTTTTGCGGTTGATTGCTTTGGCAAGAATTTTACTCAAAGAGAGAAAGATTTAATGAGAGTTGCAGGAATGATGCATGATTCACGAAAAAGCGGAAATGATGATGACTTCACAAAAAATAAATATACAAAGTTTGATCATCCTCTTTTAGCAGCTAATGTTATTCGTGAGTTAAAAGGCAATGAACTTTCTGATGAAGAAATCGAAATGATTGCAACTACAATTGAGAGCCATATGGGTGCATGGAATACTGATAAAAGAAGTTCAACGGTATTGCCATTGCCTAAAAACAAATATCAGACAATTTTACATTTAGCAGACTATCTTGCAAGTCGTAAAGATATTGAAGTTCTGTTTGATGGATTTAAAACACCAAAAAAGGAAGCCGTTAAGTTAGAGGATTATGTTCTGAACTTTGGAAAGCACAGTGGCGAGAGGCTTGTTGATGTTGCTCAGTCAGATCCAAGTTACATATCATGGGCTAAAGAAAATATGAATAGAGAGCCAATTAAGAGTTTATTAGCCCAACTGTAGAGAATAATACAATAGGAGGCTTTCAGGAATGCTCATAAATAGGGCGTTTCAGAGACTCAAAAAGCCAAGGAAAGACGGATTTCTTGAAAAATTAAAAATAGAAAGGATAAAAATTATGAAAGCAAGATTTTTGCAAGATGTATTAATAGACGATGGAAAATATAGCATGACTATTGATAAAGGAGAAATTATTGATGCTATAGATAGAGGAACTTATTATGAGCTGCGAAAAGAAAATGGATGGGGAACTAAAGCACCAAAAGATGCAGTTGGAACAATATACGAAATTATATAGATAATATGGGGTGGTGGAATATGTAGACACGCAAATGGGCAGTAGACAGGTGAATGATTAAAAACACTCGGTAGGACACCTATGGGTTCAAGCACGGCTTATGTAGGGTGAAAATCCCTACCCCCATATTATGAATAAAATAACAAAAAATAGGAGGATTTATGAGTTCAAAAGACAATTCATATGCAAATACAGACAAAAAGACATTATTTTTATCTGATGATGTAGACAACGAATCTATTGGTAAATTAACATGGTGCATTTTACAACAGATTCAAGAAGACGATGAGAAAGATGGAAAAGAGAAAGATTATAAGCGTGAGCCAATTAAACTATATATCAACTCGTATGGTGGCTCTGTTTATGATATGTGGGGATTAATTGATGTCATTTTTAATAGTAAAACTCCAATATATACATATTGTACAGGATATGCAATGAGTGCAGCTTTTAAAATTTTCTTAGCAGGACATAAAAGATTTTGCTATAAACATTCAACATTTATGTATCATCAAATGAGTTGTTGGAGAAGTGGTAAATATCAGGACTTGGTAGAAGACAGAGAAGAAATGGACTGGCTGAATAAAAAGAATGAAGAATATGTAATCGACAGAACAAATCTCACAAAAGATGATATTAATGAGATTCGTGAAAAGAAGAAAGATTTCTATATTCATTCTGATGAAGCAGTCAAGTACGGAATTGTAGATGAAGTTTTGTAAAGAACAGAGAATAATACAGTAGTAAGAATAAACTGATCTCGTTGGGGCGAATTTATGAGCAAATCAAAGGAAGAAATAAAAAAGGAATTATATGAGTATTTTTCATATATGCAACAAGAAGACGACAAATCGCTCCTGGGTGGTATGGCTTGGGACGACATTGCTTGGCATATTAAATATGCAGAAGATAATGGGATATCAAGAACACAATTAGGTTTTGATTTTCCTAAATTGCTTGGACATCTGATTATTGATTATGAAACATATGAAAAGAAAAAGAGAGAATATACTGAAAGTATTGAAACTTATAACCATAATGCAGACTTGTTAAGAGCTAATAAATGGAAATATAAGCTAGTCGATGATTCAGAAGAAAGCAGATTACATTTGGCTGATACATATATTCAGTATGCAGAAAATTGTAAAAAATTATTAAAAGACTTAGATGTGTACCACAAAGAATATTTGGATTATATGAAAAGTAATAAACAATAAACGACAGTTTCTTGTGGAAATTAAGGAGGTAAAAATGAACAGAATAACTATTAATGGTAAAACAATCACATGTTCAGGAGCTAATGTTGTCATCAACAATGGAATGGTTATTGTAGATGGTAAAACAATTCAAGAGTGTAATAGTGGTGATATTAAAGTCACTATCGAAGGAGATGTAAACAAAATTGATTGTGGTGGATCAGTAGAAGTTCACGGCAATTCAGGAAGTATTGATTGCGGTGGTAGTTGTGAAGTCAGTGGGGATGTCAAAGGAGATATAGACGCAGGTGGTTCTGTAACTTGTGGTAACGTATCAGGTGATATAGATGCTGGTGGAAGTGTGAGATGTAGAAGATAAGGAGAGTAATAACAAAAAAGGAGAACAAAAAATGGACACAATTGTTGTAAATTTGTTTGGTGAACCATCATCAGGTAAAAGTACCTGTGCAATGGATATTACAGCACAATTAAAAAGACACGGTATCAATGCTGAATATGTTTCAGAATTTGCCAAGGATAAGGTATATGAAAATAATGGTGAGATATTTAAGCATCAGGAATACATTTTTGGTAAACAGTCATTCAAAATGGGACGTGTGAAAGATAAGGTACAAGTTATGATTGTTGACTCTCCTTTAATATTAAGTGCCGTATATAACACTGACGAAGTGTTGGGAGAAGACTTTAATAAGACTGTACTGAATGTATTTAATTCATATAATAATAGGAATTATCTACTCACAAGACACCATTCTTATGAGAACGAAGGAAGATTCCAGAATGAAGACGAAGCAAAAGAAGTGAGAAAAGAAATTATTGATAAGTTAAATCAATACAATATTAAATATGAAGAGATTGCTTCTATAGAATCAAATTGTGGATACATAGTAGAAGAAGTTATGGAGGAAATTAGAAATGAACAGTAAAGGACATTTATTTATTAGTTTAGGGAAATCAGCAATCAGAGTAATTGGTGGAATTGTAACATTAGTGAATGGTTCGATTATTCCACTAGCAGTAGGAATTATTGTTGCTGAAGTTGGTGGTGTGTTAGAAGAATTGGTTGATGAGAGATAGGTTAAGAAGAAACAGTTTCTTGCGAAGATTAGAGGTGATTAAGTGGTATTAATAAATGACAACTGGGAAGAAGTTAGAGATTTGGAAGATGTTTCTAAAATAATCAGAGAATATTTTAATGAAGATTTGGCTTATGAAATGGATAAGATGATTCCTGAACATACAGACGAAGAATATCGGGATTTAGAATGGCAATTAGAGGAAAAAGATGGTGATATTACTTCATTAGAAGATGAAAATGATACTCTTAAAAATCGAATTGAGATTTTAGAAGATAAAATAGAAGAGTTGGAAGAAAAATTAGATAAATGTAAATAACAAGAATCCATTATTTCTTATGAATAGATTAAAAAAATAGGAGAATTAAAATGAAAACAGTTTTTAACTGGTTCGGTGATGATTGGAAGAGAGTAAAAAATCATTGTAGAACCACGGATAATAAAGATTTTACAGAGAATGAAGCAACAGACACTTTTAAAAAGAAGTTGCTTATATCTGAACATTCGCCAATTAGATTACTTGAATTTGATTGGTCGTGGAAAAGTATTTATTACTGGTTGAGTACGGAGTGGTCGAGACATAAATTTGAAAAATTTATTAGCTCACAAAGAGATGATAGATTGGTTGATGATACTCCACGAGGTAAGAAACCACAAGATGCATTGGTTAATTTTGATGGCTATGCTAATATGCAAAACCTTATTGATAGTTGGAGAAAAAGATTGTGTGGCAACGCTACACCAGAAGCAGTTGAATTGGCAGAAGACTTCAAAATTGAATTACATAAGACACATCCTTATGAATCAGATGTGTTAGTTCCTCATTGTATTTATCGTGCAGGTTGCCCTGAGTTTGGTTGTTGTGGAAAGATTACTGATTTTATTAAATGGGCAAAGGATAATAATAAGGAAATTAATTGGCTTAATATTCAAAATAGATATGATTTATACAATGAATGGTTTTATGAAGTACACAAGTAAATGTTCATTTCAATGGGAGGATAATAGAAAATGAAGAAGAAAATAATTGGAATAATTCTCATGATTTGTTTGGTGTTTAGTCTAACTGGTTGTAGAACAGCAGACATAGTAAACCATAATCTATCAAAGGATGGAGACGAATTTAATCTGTACAGAAAGATCACTGTGACTAACGCAAGAACTGACACTATTATGTTGGAAGCTGAAGGTTATATGAGCCTTAGTAATAATAGCAACAATGAGCTAGTAGTTACAATCAAGACAGGCGAAGATACATATTATAAAGATTATATCTACTTAAATGATTGGACATGCTATGTTATGGAACAGACAGAACCGACAAGCACAGATAAGTATCATTATCAGTTAGTGTTCTATCCAGAAAGAGTTATTCCAGATGTTGAAGTTAAATAGAAATAAGTGAGGTGATTAAAATTAGAAGTCTAGCACGAATAGATAAGTTTACGGCAGAACTCAATAGAATATGGAAGAAATATTTTCCTGATTGGAGATATTGTCAGCTCATGATGAATTTTCTTGGATGGATCGCACATGAAAAGAAACTAGATCCGTTTTTTATTGAGGAGAATAAAGCAATTACATATTTAAAAGAGTATTGTGGAGAGGAGGCAGATGATAATGGATAAGTTTGATATAGCACGAAGAGTCAGATTGTTGAATGAAGCGTCTGATGCATATTATAATACAGGTAATCCTATTATGAGTGATAGCCAGTTTGATCAGTTATTAGACGAACTTAAAGAATGGGAAGATGAGACTGGAATAGTATTGTCTAATAGCCCAACACAGAATGTTGGTGCAGCAATTCTTGACAGCATCAACGAAGTGACACATACTGTTCCGATGTTATCTCTTGATAAGGTTCATTCAGTTGAAGAGATTGAGGAATTTGCAGATGGTAATCAGCATGAACTTGTTGCTTCTGTAAAACTTGATGGAATTTCTTGTAGGCTTACTTATCAAGATGGAGAATTAATTAGGGCAGAATCGAGAGGAAATGGCATAGTTGGATCTGATATTACTGAACATATAAAGCAGTTTAAGAATATACCATTACACATTAACAAGAAAGGGACTTATGTAATTGATGGTGAAGCATTGATAAAACTTGATGATTTTGCCGAGATTAATAAAAATGGAGAGTTTAAAAATAGTCGCAATCTTACGGCAGGTACATTATCAAGCCTTGATACATCAGTTGTGAAAGAGAGAAGATTATCCTGGTATGCATGGAAAGTTATTGAGGGAGCAGAACCTGATGTTGATGATAATTCATTCTATGATACTTTAAAAGAAGCAACACTGCTTGGATTTGATGTTGTTCCTCATTCGGGAATATTCATATGTATTGGGGATATGTGTCAAAAAATGATTAATACTATGTTAAAATATGCACATGACCTTTACTTGCCTCAAGATGGAGTCGTATTTAGGTTTGATGATCTTAAGTACGGTGAATCCTTGGGACGAACTTCTCATCATTTCAGAGGAGCAACGGCGTGGAAAGCTCCAAATAATTCAGTAGAAACAACTCTGAAAAGGATTGATTTTACTATGGGTAAGACGGGTATATTAACCCCTGTAGCCATCTTTGAACCTGTAGAGATAGAGGACACAATAGTTGAGAAAGCATCATTACATAATCTTTCAGTTATGAAGGAGATCATGGGTACTCCTTGGGTTGGACAAAGAATGGGAGTATGTAAGGCTAACCTGATAATTCCTCAAGTAAAATGGGCAGAAGTAGGTGTAAAAAGTGTAAATAAGAGATATATAAAAATTCCAGATAAATGCCCTATTTGTGGTCAACCAACAGAAATTAGAAAAGATAATGATTCGCAGGTATTGATGTGTACCAATGATAATTGTAAAGGTAAATTACTTGGTAAGCTTACACACGCAGTATCCAAAGCTGCACTTAACATTGATGGATTCTCAGAGGCATCAATAAATAAATTAATTGATCTAGGATTACTTAATTCAATACAGGACATATACCATTTGTCAGATCACAAGAAAGAACTAGAATCTCTTGATGGTTTCGGTAAAAAATCTATTGAAAAACTTCTTAATTCTATCGAGAAATCTCGTACTACTAATCTTCAGCGTTTCCTTTATGCACTTTCAATCCCACTTTTAGGAAAATCAGCCAGCAAAGACATAGCCGAGTTTTGTAATTATAAATTTGATGTGTTTGTTGATAATATACAGGTCGATGGGAGAAGTTCATTTACAGCCATTAATGGCATTGGTGAAGCGTTAGGACAATCTATCATAGATTATTGGAACAAGAATGATTCAAAGATAATTGATTTATCAAAAGAATTTATTTTTGAATTCGAAGAACCTATTTGTCATACGTCAAATAATAAATTACTAGACGGTTTGATATTTGTTATAACTGGTTCACTCGAACATTATTCCAACCGTGATGCTCTTAAATCAGAAATAGAATCTCATGGTGGCAAAGTATCTGGATCTATCTCAAGTAAGACTTCATATCTTATAAATAACGATGTGAATTCCACCTCATCTAAAAATAAGAAGGCTCAATCATTAAATATTCCTATTATATCAGAAGATCAGTTTATATCAATGATTTCATAAATTTTTCCAATCAAAAAGAGAATATATAAGTGGCACAAATAAATACAAAGGAAGTGAAGTAAATTAAGCTGAACTATAAATGTGTGTCTATAGGGTTAATGGCAGTAATGTACTTGGGTGTTTGCGCAATGCACTACAATTACCTTTCTGTAAAGAATAAGTGCGATGAGTTACAAACAGCCTTAGATATTAAGTCAGACTACATCAAAGTGCTTGAAACCACTATAGATATGAAAACAAAAGAAGAAAACGAAAGATTAAAAGTAGAACAACAAGTAGTGGATTTTTATATAGGTCATATTGAGCGTGTAAATAATCCACCTTCTGTTGAGAATGTAATGGCTATTGAATCTGATAGTAAGAAAGAAAACAAAGAAGATGACTCGCAAGACACAAGTTCAGATTCTGAAGAAAATGAGCTTATTGAAACTGTGTTTGAATCTGAAGAGTATTTAACACCTGTTTATAATGGTTCGATATTAACTGCATCAAGTGGTGTTAATTATTATGGTTCCCAACGAGAGACATATTATAACCTTGATATGTCAGGTTGCATAGATATTATGCGCAGCATGGGAAATACAGATGAATATTGGGTAAGGGAAGATGGCTGTAAAATGCTTGGGAATTATATTATGTGTGCAGCAAATCTTGATGTATACCCACGAGGATCATTAGTGGAAACAAGTTTAGGGACTGCAATTGTCGTTGATACTGGTGGATTCGCTGATAGTGATCCATATCAGATTGATATTGCTGTTACATGGTAATAAGGAGGGAAAAGAAATGCATACAGTTTTTTGTATTATTGGCAGAACCGCATCTGGTAAGTCAACTATTGTTAATGCAGTTGCCAAAGATTTAAATTTAAAAATTCTAAAGTCATATACGACAAGAACAAGAAGGCAGAGTGAGATAGGAGACAATTGTGACCATACATTTATCAGTGCCGATGATGTAGATAAGTATAGAGATGATATGGTGGCATATACAGAAAGAGCAGGTTATTGTTCATTCGCTACTAAGGAGCAGTTGATGAACAGTGATATATACATTATCAATCCAAGCGGTTTTTCAGATTTAATTGAATCTACAAAGGGCATTCCCAACCTTCGATTAGTAGATATATGGATTGATTGTAACTCAGATCAATTAATTGCTCGTTCCAAAAGTCGTTCAAATTCTGACAATTGGAAGGCAAACTATGATAAGGAAGAGACGGAATTTACAAAAATATATCCAAATATAGATTATGACAAGTCATGGCATGTTGATAACAATCAATATATATCGGCAGCAATTAATCATATGAAACAAATCATAACAGTCATAAAACATGAAGAAATATATATGTCTGAGGCGAAAGAAAATGTTTAAGAATTTTTGCAAACATAAAACTTATCGAATAATTGAATGTAATAAAAATGAGAAAATATACAAGTGTCAATGCATTAAGTGTGGGACACAATTTGAACTGCCCAAAGCAGTCGATGAAATGTATGAAATAAATCAAATAGTGAGGTTGTATTAAAGTGAGCATAGAAATGATTAATGATACCTATGTGATAGACATAAGTAGCATCGCAAAAGCAAGAAAATTAAATGAGATTGCGCTAAGTTACGAGGAAGACATAGATATTGTAAGAGATAGGTATGTAATTGATGCTAAGTCAATACTTGGGATATTTAGCTTAGATATATCTCAGCCATTGAAGATAAGAATACATACCGATAATGAAGATGTATTATCCAAATTTTACAAGGATTTACTTGATCTGATTGTGAGGTGATTAATATAAGGAAACTATATATAGACTTTGATGGATGTGTGGTCAACACCATTGCAGCTATATGTCAAATGTACAATGAAGATTTTAAATATTACAAGGATTTTAAGCCTATTAAGTGGTGGGAAGTTGAGACATGGAATTTTAAAGAGTGTAATTGTGCCAAACCTGAATACATAGATACATATTTTAATCAGCCGAGATTCTTCAAATATATTACCTATATGGATTGGACAAAGGAAGTATTAGGCGAATTGAGAGAAACATACAAGATAACTATTGTCTCTGCTGGGTATAGTCCAAATTTATATGGTAAGTCAATTTGGATAAGAGAGAATTTACCATATTGTGATTTTATTGGAGTAAATTTAAAACAGCATACGGATAAGAGCCATATAGATATGCAAGACGGTATATTCATTGATGATTCATACAATAACCTGATTACTTCAAATGCCATGTTTAATATTTGTTTCGGCGATGAATATGTATGGAATAAAAATTGGAAGGGTGTCAGATGTAATAACTGGTACGACATAAAAGATTTTTTACAAGGAGGAAATATTAGTTAGTGAGCATTATGACAAGTCATGAGTTAGCGCAAGAGCTATTAAGCAGACCTGATGGTTACATTACAGCAAAAACTCGTGATAACAGAGAATATAAGATTAGTAGTTATCAGAGGATAGCCACTGATGCTAATTATGATGATACATTGCACTATTGGACACTGAATCTCAGTGAGTGCAGTGGCAATATTATATAGGAGGATAAAGATATGTTTTGTTATCAGATGGTTGGATTAGCCGACCAGAATGGAAAGACCTATGAGTGTGAATATGGCACTTACAGTAAGAAAGATGGTTTCCAGATTAAGAATTTTGGAGTAAGTAATGATTTTGAAGATATGTTATATGATCTTTTTCACAAAGATATGTGGTCGCTCAAGGTTGAGCCAAAGGTTATGACCAAGGAAGAGATTGAGAAGGCTCTTGGCTACAAGATTAAGATTAAAAATGAAAATACAAAGAATATTAATAAGTCTAGTAATATTCATAGAATACCAGGATTATTTGCAGATGATGATATATTTTCCTTCATTTTCAAATAAAGGAAGAAAACAAAAAGAGACGGAAAAGGAGAGATAAGACTTGAAGGTAATTTTATATACTACACATTGTCCTAAATGTATGGTCTTGGAGAAAAAGTTGAAGTCAAAAAATATTGAGTACACAGAGAACACAGATACAGATTTAATGATTTCAAAAGGATTTCTTTCAACCCCAATGCTTGAAGTCGATGGAAATATAATGGATTTTAAAGCAGCTAATACATGGATTAATGAAAGATAGGAGGACTAAAATTGAATATTAATATTAGACTTAACAAGAATTTTACAACACAATACAATAAATTACAGGATGAATTTGGTACAGATATAGCCAAAATCAATGGGTTTGATGATGGGCAGTTAAGCTATACGGATTTTATTGATAATTTTGTAGACCAGTCAACCGTAGCGGATGCAAGTATAGACGGAAATAGTAATGTATCGCATAAGGATATAGTTACTCTTGAAAAGGAAATGCCAAAGCCTCATGAAAAGCTTTTGGCTTTTAATAAGATTTACTACGAGATTCAGAAAAAGTATGGCTTTCAGACAGCTAATGAATGGTTAAGAGCAGAATGGATTGGATGGTTATATATGCATGATGCCAATACAACATCGTTCAAACATTACTGTTTTGCATATGATTTAAAAGATTTAGCAGAGAAGGGACTTTACTTTATCGAAGGGCGTAATGCAGAACCTGCAAAACACCTTAGTACATTTGTGGACTTCGTGAAAGAATATATTAGTTATGCTTGCAATAGAAGCTCTGGTGCTGTTGGACTTCCAAATTTAATTCCATATATGTTTTATTTTTGGAAGAAGGATGTTGATGATGGCTATTATGTAAGAAACAAGGAATATTACGCAAAACAGCAATTCCAGAGATTTATCTATGCAGTAAATCAGCCATATCTTCGTGATGGATCTCAGTCAGCTTTTACCAATACTTCAGTATTCGATAGACCATATTTTGAGGCTCTTTTTGGTGGAACAGAATTTCCTGATGGAACATTTATGATTGATTATGAGGAAGAAATTATTGAATTCCAGAAGTGGTACATGGAAGTAATGGCAAAAATCAGACATGAGAATATGTTTACATTCCCAGTATCAACGATTAGTCTTCTTCGACAGAATGGAAAATTTGTAGATGAGGATTTTGCTACATGGGCAATTAAGCATAATATGGAGTGGTCAGATAGTAACATCTTTTGTGATTCCTCAGTAAATTCACTTAGTAATTGCTGTAGATTAAAGAGTAATATTGAAGATCTTGGCTATTTTAATAGTGTCGGTGGTACAGCGTTAAAAGTAGGCTCTATTAAAGTATCTACAATCAATTTAGCTAGATTGGCTCTTGATACTAATTCAGAAGAAGAGTATCTTGATGAATTAAAAAAGAGAGTAACTATCAATCTCAAAGCACTGGACTGTGTAAGACATATCATCAAACGAAACGTAGAAAAAGGGCTTCTTCCTAATTTTTCTTATGGACTTGTTGATTTTCCTCATCTTTATAACACAATTGGATTCATTGGAATTTACGAAACAATGAAGAAATTTGGATACACAAGAGTAGATGAACTTGGTGATACATACTACACAGATAAAGCTTCAGCATTTGGTAAGAAAATATTTGAGACAATGAGAAAGACTGCGGATGAATTTATTAAAGAGTACAACTGTGATTATCAAATTAACACTGAACAAATTCCAGGTGAAACAGCAGCAGCAAAGCTTATGAGAAAAGACAAATTCTTCTATCCTAATGCAGATATCTACGATCTTCCTCTTTATGGTAATCAGTTTATCCCTCTTGGTATCAAAACAACAGGACAGGAACGTGTAAGAATTGCATCTGAGTTTGATGGATATTGTTCTGGTGGATCAATTCTTCATTACAATATTGACGCACCATTTGACTCATTTGAAAAAGCATGGAAGATGACAAATTATATTGCTGACCAAGGTGTAACATACTTTGCATTTAATACAAAGATTCAGGCATGTAAACACAATCATGCGTTCTATGGCACAAAATGTCCTATATGTGGAGAGCCTGTAGATACTGAATTTACCCGTATTGTAGGCTTTTACACACCAGTTAAGACATATTCAAAAGAGCGCAAAGCAGAGTTTGAAATGAGAAAATGGGGAGACATTAATGCCGAAGTAGAGGAGATTTAATGAAAATTAAAGGTTTGATGACTGAAGATTTCGTGAATTACAAAAAAGTTTCTATGACAATTATTTTTCCTTACTGCACTTTTAAGTGTGGTAAGGATTATTGTCAGAATAGTCCATTAGCAAAATCTCAAATTATTGAAGTTTCAATAGATGACCTTGTAAATAGATATATCAACAATCCAATAACAGAAGCGGTAATTATGCAAGGACTTGAGCCGTTTGATTCATGGAATGATTTGAAAGAATTTGTCCAAAAATTAAGAGAATATAGTAATGACGATATTGTTATCTATACAGGATATAACAAAGATGAAGTAATCGAATATGTTAAAGAACTTTCGATATATCCGAATATTATCGTCAAATTTGGTAGATATATTCCTAATCAAGAGAAACATTTTGATGATGTATTAGGAGTATATCTTGCTAGTGACAATCAATATGCAGAGAGGATTAGCTATGATTAAGACGAACGAAGATAAAGAATTAGTAGCAGAAATTAGGCAGAAACTTAAAGACAACGGAGGTTATTGTCCGTGTAGACTGCAAAAGACACCTGATACAAAGTGTATGTGCAAAGAATTTCGTGAACAAGAAGAAGGAGAATGTCATTGTGGTCTCTATGTAAAAATAAAGGAGTGATGAAATATAGATAAAAAATATATACCAAGTTATATAGGTACTACAAAATCAGGATTAAAATATGAAGTTATAAATTATCAAGATAATATTATAACTATTAGATTTTTAAATACAAATTACATATTAAAAACCAACTCTGCAACATTAGCAGGAGGATATATAAAAGATCCATATGAACCATCTGTATGTAACGTTGGTTATCTTGGTGAATGTGATAGTCCTAACAGAAGTCAAGAATATACATTATGGAGAGGATTAATTGAAAGATGTTATAATCCAAAAAGACAAGATTATAAATGTTATGGAGCAAAAGGTGTAACTGTTTGTGACAGATGGAAATGTTTTGCTAATTTTATAGAAGATATAAAGAAAATTGATGGATATGATGATAGAAAATTCCATAATAAAGAATTAGATTTAGATAAAGATATAAAACAGTCCAATGTACCTATCAATAATAAAGTATACAGTCTTGAAACTTGTCAATTCATTTCTAAGCATATTAATCGTGCAATTGTTACACGTAAGAAATCTCCAAATATAAAAATTATATCGCAAAAAGGCGACTATGTTTTAGAAACTGATTGTCCAGTTAATGAATTAGCAAATAAATTAAATATTAAAACACAATATATAACTAGAATTTTAAGAGGAGAAGCCAAAACCCATAATGGGTGGACTTTTAAATATGGTTAAAGCAATCCCTAGCTCAGAATAAAATAATCTTATATTGTGATTGAAAGGAGTTTCAATATGATAACAGCAATAATTTCATTTATAATAGGTATATTTGTAGGTGGTACATTAATGGCATTCTGTAATGCAGCTTCACATCGAGATAACATCAGATATCCAGATGACAAAGAAAAGGAGTGGGGTAATTAATGTCATATTTAACAGATAAATTCAAGGGTATTTATCGCCTAAAAGTACCTATTGATAAAAATACAAACGATTTTCCTCGTAAGCCTAATGGTCAATATGAAGATATAGATATGTACATTTCCTGTCAACATGGCAATATGATATTTCACGATACAGGTAGTACATTACTAGCTTACATTCCAAGCCTTCAGCGTGGACATAATATTATCAATACTATACAAGAAGAAAATCTTGGTAATGTATATGACATAGAAGAAAGTGATTCAGAAGTTCTTTTCAAATTCAAATATGCCGATTCTGGCAAAATTATCCCATTACTGAAACCACGAACAAGTGGTTCAAATATCAGTCCATTTTCAAGTAGGAATTTACCTCAAAATAAGGATTATAAGATATCAGATGAAGACTTAATCAAGTATAAAAATATTGTTGAAAAAATCCCATCAGAGCGCATTTTAACCGTTTCCCACGCCACAAATAACTTCATTAAATCCTTGGCTAATAGAAGAAAACCTCTTGATAGTATTAAGGCTGATATGAAACTAAAGGGGTTACGTGGTAAGGAGTATATACATTGTATTGGACTTTGGGATAGATATATTAAATATTTGGAGAAAAATTTATGAACATAAAACGATCAATAATTGAATATAAAAAGCGAAGAGAAACAAAGAAACAAGCTAGAGCAGAAGAGTATTTTGAAGAAATCGAAAAAAGTAAATATCTAAGTAATTCTTATTGTCATGGTTGCCAATTCGCTAACAATAAGTACAAAGATTATTGCATCACAAAATGTAGATATGGTATATGGCGAAACAAGAAAAATCGAGAGAGATACGAAATCAAAAACTAAAGAGAGGTAAGACTACATGATCTGTAAAAATTGCAAATGTTGTAAGCGTGGATGGTTTATGTCTAAGCCAAACGATTATGTTTGCATCGGTGTTCAAGAACCATTTATCATAAAGGATATTAATCAGAAGTGTACGGAATATACGGACAAAAATGTTATAAAGAAAGCATATGAAGTGGCAGACAAATTAAGTCCACCAGTTACGGCTATTTCTATGCCTTGGGGAAATAATGTATCCGTAAGGAAGATAAAGAACGGCTCAAAACTACAGATAGGTAATGTATACTCGGCAACCATATATTGTGACCAACATTTTAATAAATTTCAGAAGGTAATGATGAAAATATTTTTTGGATGGCGAGTAACAGATTTTAAGGAGAGATAAAAAAATGGAGAAAATTAAGATAAAATATTTTGACGATGAGATAAATAAGATAGAAAAGATTAGTAAAGGTGATTTGATAGATCTTCGTGCAGCAGAAACAGTAGAAATGAAGAAGGGTGATTTTAGACTCATTTCTCTTGGTGTAGGAATGAAACTTCCTGACGGATATAAGGCTAACGTATATCCGAGAAGTAGTACATATAAAAATTTTGGCATCATTTTAGCAAACAGTGTAGGTCAGATTGATAATAGTTATAGTGGAGATAATGACTGTTGGAAGTTTCCAGCAATTGCTATGAGAGACACAGTTATTCATAAAAACGATAGGATTTGTCAGTTTGAGATTCAGAAGGTTCAGCCAGAGATAGAATTTGTTGAAGTTGAACATCTTGATGATACTGATAGAGGAGGTATTGGATCGACAGGTAAACAGTAATACTAAAATTTTATACCAGGGGATAAACTGATATTTATATCAATTTATCCCCTGTTTAAAGAGGTGATATATATAAATGACAATATGAATAGTATATTGCAACAAGCTATAGATAAAGGTATAATCAATATATCAGATGTGCAAGAACAATTATATATGAGTAAAATTAATGATATAATATCACAGCACAAATACAAAATATGGCAAGGAGATAATGGCTTTTGGTACACATATTTATCCGATAATACAAAGAAAAACGGAAGAAGATTAATAAAAAAGAAAAGTTTGGATAAAATACATGAGGCTATTCTTGACTTCTATGAGAACGAGAGTGAGAATCGAGTAATCACATTCAAAGACTGTTTCTCGTCTTATAAAAAACTTAAATCGGAAGTAGTTTCTAATAATACCTTGTCCAAATATGATACGGATTATAAAAGATATTTTAAAGATACATGGATTGAAAACGCTGATATTACTAAAATCACTGGCGATAGATTAGATATATTTATTCAAAAAACCATCAAAGAATTGGAACTTAAACCTAAAGCAGCGAAGGCATTGATAGGTTATATAAAAAGTATATTTACACATGCCATAGTTAGAAGATATATAAACGAAAACCCATGTATATATCTAAATCCTACTTCTTATTATTTGAGAAATTGTGTATATGAGATTTATAATACAGAAGATCGAATTGCAAATCAAATTGAAGTGGCAAAAGTAGTCAAAAAATTAAGAAGTGACTACAAACAAAAACCTGATTATATAGTGCCTTATGCTGTAGAATTAGCAATGTACACAGGTATGAGAGTCGGAGAAATATCTGCTTTAACTTGGGACTCTATTAAAGACAATGTAATAATAATTAATAAAGAAGAAATTTATGACAGAATTGAAAATAAATATTATATTGTCAATTATTCAAAAAACAAAAAACCAAGGATAGTTCCAATTACGAAAGATATAGAAAGACTGTTAGAAGAGATTAAAACCACCGAAGAACTATTTGGGTTCTTAGGAGATTATATTTTTATGAACAAAGATGGTCATATAAATAAGAGAAAAATTGGAGACTGTGCCAGAAACAAAGCATATCAAGCAGGTGTCGATAAAAGTATTAGTATACATTGTTATAGACGAACCATAAACTCAACTATTCGATGTGATGGGACATCTTCTATTGTTGCTTCTAGTATTATAGGAAATACACCAGAAGTAAATAGCCAATATTACACCTATGATGTTTCAGAAATTGAGGAAAAGAGAAATATTCTTGAAAAAGCAAATAAGAAGATGATGGCGAAAAGTAATCAGTAA